CCCACACTCCAGGCAAGAGACTGGCTATACTGGTTGATAGTCCAGAACCAGTAATTAACATCCTCATCTGGGTTTTGTGCATCATAGTGTCTCCAAAGATTAGATACACTGTTAGGTACTTTGAATAATTTTCTAAGTACTAACTTATGCGCCATAGATGCAAGCATAAACTCACTCATACTAGGTAAGTAAGGTTGCTGAATAATGTTGTCTGCACTCATTTGAATAGAGTCACACCATTGAGCAGCTTGGAACTTACCCCAGTTAAGAATAAGTGCTTGAGTTGCTAAGTTACCATTGTAATCATTGAAGAATGCTTCTCTAGCAGCATGAGTAGAACTCTCACCAGCAACATCTTCATAAGCATGATAACCAGGATTACTCAGTACATCTACAACTGGTAAACACCACTCTTTATATGTAGTATTATTTGGTAATACAACAAAGGATGCATCAGGGTCTACAATTAAGATACCGTCAATGTTTGCTAAGTTCTCTGTATCAATATCCCAGCTTCTATCCCCAACCCAATCATCAATACTTGGATTATAGAAGGTGTTGTTCTTGATATAGTAGCAAGTCATATCTTTAAGAGTAGTTAAACTATAGTGTCCTTGATATTCATCAGCATCTGGAATCTCATAGTAATCCAAATCATGATATTTCCAATCATCTCCTTCAAATGAATAGTTGATACCTCTATCAGATTTAAAGTTATTAGTAATAGGAAGTAAACAAAGAGTAACATCTTGATTTACTTGTCTATACACTTGTCTCGGTGCAGCACCATAACCACTCTTTTTAGCATAGATTTGATAGATGTCACAAGTAGGAATAGTAATAGTTACTTCTCCAAAAGAGTTAGTAGTATATTCCTTATGATAATTAGTAGCCTCAGTCTCATCCAGAGGTACACCATACTTACCATCAATAGTGTAACAATCTACAATGACTGTTGCATTTGCAGCAACTTTCTTTACCATGTAATCTGGGTTAGAACTGTCAACAAGCTCATCAATATGATAAACTTTAATTGTAGCTTTAAACTGGTCAATGTGTCTATGCTTATCATAGTAAGTGGTCATATCCTGCACATCTTTCAATTGTACATTAGTATTCTTCAAACTATATGTAGGATGTGCTACAGTACCACCAGCAGTAACATCCTGTGTACCATGCAGAAGAATACCTCTTATGTAATCAAACAGTTTAATTTTCATTTCTGTATTGTTTATAAATGTTATAAGCTTTAGTTAGTTGTTCAGGAGTAAGAGTAAAAGACCCATTCTCAAGATATGCTTCAAATATAACTTGCTCATATTTATGCTTGTCTTTTAGATTAGAGAGAAGTGGGGTTAATTGTTTTAAATCATCTAACCCCATCCCAATCTCCTCAAGAACAGCAGGGACCAGAAATTTTCCAATTTCTAATCCCATGTTGTACTTGAGATGAAAATTAATGAGCTCTTGTTTACTCTTATTTTTATTCCAGAAAAACAAATCAGTTTTATCTAATCTCTAAATCTAGAAGTAATATCTATTAGCTGGAAGATTCTCAAAGATTACATAATCTGTATCATGTGTCTTATAATCTGGAAAAGAACTAAAAAATACCTGACTACCAACTAAGATTTTATTTTGTGTACTTAAACTAATCTTAGCCATTATTCTTCAGCTTGTGCATCAGGGTCCTCGCCATATTCAACTTTATAAATCCAGTGCTTCTCAACAACTTCTTCTTCATATTGTAAGCTAGTTGGGTCCTCATAGAATGTAGCATACGGGACATAGTTTTCAGCAGCAGTATCTGGTGTTAAGGAATCAATTAAAATACCCCATCCAGTATCCTCACCTACTTCTTTCATTGCTACATAGTATGTAGTACCATCAATCTCAATTTCACTGGTTTCTGCATCTGACCTGTAAACATAATTCTCATAGTCATCACCATAGTTACCGTGTTGATAGAATCTAACAACATCTAGTGCCAATTGGTAAATAACATTAGTATCTTGTTGGATATTAACCAAATCTTCTTCAGCAATTGACCAACTTGCAGGTTCTAAGTATTGAGTATCATAATCAAGAGCAGGCCATTCAACACTGTCTCCCTTATGAACTGTCTTTTGAGCAATCAAGTTAGCATCTGCAACACTATCCTTGTAAAACCTAACTGTTACAAAATCATTTTGTACACCTTGCACAGCATTGTCTACATATTCCTTAACAGCAGCAGATGTAGGAGCATTAGTACTATCATTAGTAACAGTTCCAGCAAAAGCTTGTACAGTTGCTGATACTTTACCATCCGCTTCACTTACTTTCTTAATGTAAGAACCATCTTGACCAACTTCTGCAACATCTAATGCTTGGACTGCTGCTGCGGCAGTACCTGCTGCATCATAATTAGAAGCAAGACTGTCTGCATAGTTCTTAGCTGCTGTCTCTGCTGATGCAGCAGAACCAACAGGGTCCCAAGCAGCTTCATCTCCTAACTAAACCCAAATATTACTAGAACAGATATATTCCTTAGTTCCAACAATAATAATATCACCATCAGAATAACCAGTGGTATCAGCAGGTAAAGAAGGTACAACTCCTCTAAAGTGAGTAGCACCTGCCAAAGCAGCAGTAGCTTGCTGTACATGCGCATACACAGCTGCCGCACTTGGAGCAACAGTACCATTCTCTGTTACACTAGAAGCGAATGCTTTCTTAGTAGCAGAAATCTTACCATCTGTTTCTGAGATTTGCTCAATAAAAGAACCAACTTCCCCCTCATTTGCTACATCAAGTTTGCCAATTTCTGTAGTTGCTGTGCCAGCAGTATCATAGTTTGGTGCTAAACTGTCAGCATATGCTTTAGCAGCAGCCTCAGCATCATTTGCTTTACCAGAAGCATAATCTTTTGTAGCTAATATCTCTAAATCTACACCTGCCTGAGTAGCAATAGGTGTAGTCCATTTTCTTTCACCGTTTTCCAGACCTTCATAGATATACATCTGTTTGTCAGCTATAACATAGACAGACATACCTTCTTCAAGTCTATTAACAGGGATTGTGGCTAAGTCTGCTTTAGTAGCAACACTTCTCCAACCACCCTTACCATATTTGGCTTCATGAGTTGCATAAATATCGTCTGTTGTAAATGGAACAACAGCAGCTGCAACATTAGTACCTTGTATGTTTGCCATATTATTAAGAAATTACAACAGTTATAGCAGAACCAGTTTGTATATCACCACTTCTGTAAATTCTATATTCTACTTGATAACCATACTCATTAGTAATAATTCTATCTTCTGTTACCCAGCCAGTATAGGAAAGACCACCAACAGTAGTAGTGATATTACCTAAACTTTTAGGAATCGCATAATAGAAATACTTACCACCAGAGCAGTTATAAGTTATTGTTTTTGCTTTACTGTTAGACAACTCACTAGAAAGAGTAGCTAAATCAACGCTAGATGCAGTAGCACTTGCTCCCCAGAATCTTCTATGCTGGAAAGAAACAGAAGCACTTGCACTTGTAGTATCATTACCAGTAGCCTTAACTACTTTGTTATTTGATACAATTAAACCACTCTTAGGAGCAGTAAATGTACAATTATAAGTAACACTTGAAGTTATATTACTTGTTTCTAGCACTGCTTGTGCACCAGCTTCTACATTGATAAATGTCCAAGAACCAGATGCTCCTGTGGGGGCTTTCTAAGATGCAGAAGGTGTTGGAATACTAGCAGTGCCAATATAATCTACTTTAGCACCATTCTCAACAGAAATACTAGCGTTATGAGAAGTACTCTTTTCTACATCTTGCTGGTCCTTAATAGTCCAAGTGTGTGCAATAGCAGGAGTTACTAAAGTTAAGTCCCCTTCATAATTACTGCCATCTTTTAACATATAAGGAGAGAAATCAATTGCATCAAATTTAGCATCAATTTCAGTCTTATTGTAGTAATTATTAGCAACCTCTTGTGCTAATGCTGTTAAATCAGCAGACCTTGCAACTGATTCATCAACAGACAAGTTATAACCAATAATTACATTACCTTGCTTGATTTCTTCTACAGTAATACCACCATCTTGTGTAGCACCAATAACAGTCTTAGTTAAGGATTGTAATTGTTGAAGCACCCATTCAGTAGTAGCATAAATAGATACATCTGGACCAAGTTTAATCCAAACTCTACCACTCCAGATATACTCATCATTACCTGCTCTATAGAAATCTCCTTTGTGTAACTGTTCAACTGGAATTGCATCCAGCTCTTCCTTATCTGTTACACAACCTGCAAGATGAACATAATCATCATATTTTGCTTCATCTGCTGAAATTTGACCAGACAATCTCTAGTCAAGCTCTTGAATAAGTTGTTCAAGTCTGTTGAATTCACCCTCACCACCACTTACCTGGTAAAGATAAATAAGGGACCCTTGTAAGAGTTTACACAGGTGCATAAGGTCTTCTTTTGTAAGATGCTTAGCACCATTATCAAATCTTATTACCACTTCAGACAGTTGATGTAACAAATCATCTAAAGAAGTAATGCTAGGATATGGTTCTGTGTAAATGTTATCAGCTGTAGTCTACAGGCTTTCAATATCTCTAACAACAAAACTGTTTGTCAGACCACTTTCCAAACCTCTCTGTGTACTTACAGGGTTAATAAAAATTGGGATTTGTACTTGCCCAGCCATATCAGTTATAATAATAGTATTTATGTTTATATTGTATTGTTGTAGCAAATGGGAAATATTCCTAATCCCTTGCTAATCTATCTTTCAAAACTTCAGAAGAAGAGATAAAGGTATAGTCTTCTGATTCTTGGTCTTCTTCCAAGAAGGAAAATCTAACAACTACTTTATCTACTCCTTTTATAGGAACTATTGCAAATTCTTTAATTGCAATCTGCTTGTCTACCACATCTACAATACTGAGTCTTTTCTCAATAGGTACACCAAGCCATCTGTCATATCCCTTTTTCTCAGTCAAAGTCTGGTAGGGCATTTTCTTAAACAATTTAATATTTCTACCATTTAATATCACTTTCCACAAACCAAAAGACCTAGTTAGTTGTAGCCAACCCATATAACTTGCCATTTGTTGTTTGAATACATGGTCATCAACACCTTGCTTATTAAGTTTATTGGCCTTTTGTTTTATATGCAAATATAAATGTCTCTGGAGTTTAATACTGTTTTCTGTAAATATACAGCCAACCATTTTAACCCCACTTCTCACTGGAGCAATCCTCACATTATTCTTTACTGTAAGTTTATGACTATCAGCAAATTTAAGAATTTCTCCAAGAAGGAACTTAGCCATTTCTTTTGTAGGTATAATAATGAGTATATCATCCATATACCTAAAATAATACTTTACTCCAAGAACTTCTTTAAAATAATGGTCACAGGCAGATAAAAATAAATTAGCAAGATATTGACTACTGCCAACACCAATTGCTAAACCTTTCTCGTTTCTATCTATCAACCTTTCAAAATACCTTATGATTCTCTTATCTTTAAATGTTTCTCTGACCATTTGCTTCATTATATCATGGTCAATAGACTCATAAAAGTGTCTGAAATCAGTTTTAAGATAATACCATTCTTGATGAGTATTTACAACTACAGATATTTGTTTAGCTAGTTTATGTAAACCTCTGTATTGTAAACTACCAAAAGAACACCAAGGTATTCTATCAAGAAGTTCCCATTTAACCTTTCTTAGGACAGTATGGTCAAGTATTTTATCAGGATAAAGATTTGGGGCATGAATATCTCTTTCTTTGGGCTCATAAACCTTAAAAGAAAAGAGTGGGGTTAACTGATAAGTTTCATCTTTAAGTTGTTGCTACAATGTAGCTATTATCTAATCATGTTGTCTCATGCATCTTTCTACAGCCTTCTAATTCTTACAGACTGCTAAGGCCTCTCTAAAACCATTTTCTAGATTACCCTTTTCATAAACCTCTTCCCATGTAATTTTTGACCTTATCATAATACTTCCCTGTCCTAGTTAGTAAGTCATCTTCAGCAATTGCTTACCAACACCTTACTAATATACAGTGTTCTGTTGTTAAACAACAAGGTTGTGACTTAGTTGCACTAAGGAAGTGCTATATTAACAATATGTATTAAGTGACAGTTAGGAGGCAAACCCATTCACATTGTTAGCATTGTTAACATTGTTAGCATTGTTAGCACGACCAAGCCCATAGAGGGTTTGCCTACCTAAGTCACAACCTATAAAAATTATTTTCTAATAATCTTATAATAAGTACTAGTAATAGTACCTCTACCACCCTCACCACCAGGAGTACCTGTTGTTGTATAAGGACCTTCTTTTAAAGAAATACCTGTAGTAATTAAATTGTCAGATTCTGTTGAAGGACCTACCAAGTACTAGAAGTATCCAAGAGACATTCCTCTTAAAAAGTCTTCAATTGGGCTGGTAGCATCTTCTCCATTTAAGTACTGAAAGTACCCTAATGAAATCCCTCTTAAACACAAATCATCCAACATAATTAGTCTCCTTTTGTTACAAATACTGCAAATTGCATGTAAGGTTGGTCAAGAACTGATTTAGAACCAGCTTCTACTGAACCAGAAGTTGTGTAAGCATATGGATTACCAGAACCTTGTGGTTGGTCATTGATTGAGCTGACATTGATAACACCATTACTCTTCAATACAAAGTATTCACCTCTAGTTGCAGCAGGTACCCACTGTGCAATAGGAACAACCCTATCAACACCAGATTGAGTAATTTCTGCATCCGTTCTATCATCAAACATCACTGCTATTTGATAACTGTTATCAGTTGGGCAAGTAAATGGAAGATTAGCATCTGCCACAAAAGACTCACCTGGCTCAACAGTTCTAGCATTGAATGTTATTTGTTTACCATTTTCAGGATTATAATAAGTTACACCAGAAACAAGATTAACTCCTGTACCAACTGTGCTATAAACACTAGACCTACATCTACAATATACAACATTCTGTACATTAGGGTCTACTATTTGATAAGCATAGATAGTACCTGTAGCATCTGCACTCATTGTGTAGCTATTATAATTTCCTTCCACAGCTGCTGCTGTTACAACAAGCATATCATCTGGTTTTCTACCTTCATAATCAGCATATGTTGGATTCCAGTACATTGCTCTGTCAGTATCAGAAGCATTGCTGTCTTTTCTTAACAAGTATTTACCAGCAGGCAGCGAATCACCAGGACCATACTGAGTGCCAGTATACTTATCTAAGTTCATAGTTGCATGTTTGTCAGTAATATGGTCAGATTGAATCGCATATACTGCATTATATTGCAACTGTGAAGGATTAATCTTCATTATTTTTGAATAGATAGCACCTTTATTTTCTTGAGTGTTACTCTCATCAAGTTTGATGTTACCATTTTCTACCTTGATACAACCTGTAATAGTTCTGTTATCAAAGCACCAAGTGTGACCATCAGAAGCAGTTCTTACACCAGCACCTGTAGTGCCAAGTACTGCAATGTGTGCAGCAGGTGGAAATGCTCCATAATATAAGTTATTCTGTGGGAATACACAAGCTGCTGTTGGCTTCAAAGTGAAATCAAGCCCATCTGGGTCATTGAAGATGTCATAAGCAGTTTGGTCAGGGAATACACAAGCATTATCACCAGTTGCAAATTGCATTGACTTAGAAGCTGTGATAAGATTTAAACTAATCATTGCATTTACTACATCAGAGATATTTGGTGTATCACCTGCAATCTCATTATCAGTAAGTGTGATAGTTAAAGTAACATTTTCATCATCATATGCATAACTGAGTGTTTCACCAGTATCCCAGAGAATTTGCCAGTTCTTAGTTACATTACCTGTACCACCAGCTCTTTTCACAAAATATCTACAGTCACTTGCAAAACAACATTGCTGGAAGTAATCTCTTGAGTTTTCATTTGCCTCAACAAAAAAGTCCCACTTTGCATAGACACATCTGTTTCCATAATGTCTACCAGTAGCGGCTCCATCTCCTCTTCTTACAATGTTATTTTCTACTCTATCTATTCTTGTATTGTAATAAGTGCAATATGTAGATTGGCTTCCTGAGTAGTTACTCAATACTACTCCACAACCAGTATTTCTTCTGATGTCAGAGTAGATGATTCTACTGGGGCTGCTGCCTCCAGCACAGCCCCTCCATAGTTTACTTTGGTGTACTAGGACAGGGCTGGAGGCAAACCCATACACAAAGTCAGCATAGCTAACACTGCCAGCACCGACAGCACGACCAAGCCCATAGAGGGGTTTATAAGCATCAACTGTTGAAGCATCTGCACCAGCTACTTCCTCACCACCATTCATAAATATCATGTTAGGATAGCCACCAAACCAAGGCAATGTATTAACACCCTTACCATCCCAAATAGCAGCACCATAGTAGTCAGCTTTTAGTTGTGTTGAGTGATTACCAACCATAGAATCTGAGAAAATACCTCTCAAGATTATAGTACCTGGTTTACTTGTTTGATTATAATATGCTTGAGTAATAGTTCTGTAAGGATTCTGCATAGTACCATCACCATGCTCATCTGAACCAAATCTACTATCAACATATTTATTACCATTAGTTGTTCTCCATCTAAAATCTCTATTAGTTGTTGCCATTATGCCTTAGTTATTTTAATACCAATAGCAGCATTACCACTATTAGCTCTAGTTATTGTCCACATTATTACAGCATTTGCAGGAATGCTCTTACTACCTTCCCAAACACCATTTGTTAAAGTAAGACTCACAGATGAGCCTGAATTTTGTACATAATAAGAAATAGAACTTACATTGTACCCAACAACTTTAGTAAGATTAACTGCACCAAACATATTTACATCAGTAACAGTAACTACATCTGTACCAAAGTCTATAGAATAAGTATGATTGCCTTCAATCATTCCACTTATATCCTCTTCTTGTAATCCACCAACAGAATTACCACCAAAGTAGACTTTTCCATCATCAGTAATTACAAGAGCATCACTACAATCTTCTGACACTGTTTCAGGGTCATTACCAGTGTAGCTAATAATTCTAGGTCTTTTAATTTCTTCCATTAAAAGTAATGTTTAGTGGAGGCATGTAGGATTACCTACACACCTCCTTATTTATATTATATTAAGATGCAGCACTTACTATACTTCTTTGTGTACCACCATTGATTAACCAACCAATAGTAGGAATATAAGTTCCAACATATTCTGCTACTTGACCAGCAGGAATTGATTCAATGTTTGTCATTAACTTTGCAGTTACTCCACCTACTGTATAGAAAGTAGGAGTTACAGCACTACCACTAGTATTAGAAATGATAACAGAGCATGTAGTTACTTTACCTGTATTAGATGGTTGTCCAACATAAACAGTAGAACCTGTAGTTATGTATACTTCATAATTACCATTCATAGGTGATGCTTGAGATAATGTTGTAGTATATCTACCAACATGACCAATTACATCTTGAATAGATAAATGAGATGAAGTTACTGTACCACCATTATATCCACCTACATTTTTAAGATAGAAGTTATCTCCAGATAAAGTATAACCTAATGCACTTATTGCATTATTACTATCAATTGCTACATTATCTCCAGAAGTATATTTGGAATCAGATGCAATCTAATAAATCTTTGAACCATCATTATAGAAAAGCTTACCTGTTATAGGATTGTAACTTTGTCTAGACCCATTGAAATGTGACATTGGGTCATCAGCTTCACCACCCGCTATATAAACTTTTTCATAATCAGTTCTAGCATTATTTAATTGCCAAACTCCATAGTCGGTACTTGTCTTATCAACATAGAATATAAGATTATCAATTATGATTTTAAGACAGTTAATATATAAGTTCTGATATGAGAAAGCATTATACATAAATTTGCTTTCTCCTGCAAACATGCTCCATAAATCAGGAGTTACAGAATTGCCGTTTCTATCATATACTCCACTTCCTGTTGTATAATCTGGTAATGCTGGCAATGCAATATTAGTCACAGGATTTTTACCTGAACTAGAATAAGGAGTAAAATCATATGTTTTACTCTTAAAGTCTATCTTTAACTCTGAACCATTGTAATCAGCTCCTTCAATTGTAGAACTTGCTGTACCAAACTTTAATGTAAGAATGCCGTTGTCAAATGAAACAAGGTTCTTCATTACAGCAGCATTACCAGAAGAATTAGTATCTAATTCAGAAAGATATGGAGCTAACCAATAACCTTTATCCCAATAATTACCAGCATCTTTTTGACTAAAGTTACCATCAATTATCTTTGAATTATACCATTTCTTAGTAGAAATGTCATATATAGAACCAAATATATAAATAGTACCTGTATAGCTTTCAGAAGAATCTGAAAGTTGAGCAATAGACATCGAGCTAGAATTGGTTACAACTCCATTGATAAATCCAATATAACCTGAAGCTTCAACTGAACTATTAGCAGTTACTGTTTCTGTTCCAATAAGTACTCTATTATGTCTGCCAGTAGAGGTTTTGATGTTAGCAATACTATATACATTTACAGTTCCAGATGGGAATGATTCAGCACCTTGAGAAGAAACTCTACCTGTCCAGTAAATAACTTTAGCAGTATTATTGTTTTGATTAACACTTACCCAAGCAAATTCACTAGGCATTTTAGGAGAATTCTCTCCAGTACTACCACTAGGATAAATATCATATAAAGTATTTCTATAATAAACATCTTTATTAGTAGAAAAATGTCTTGCAACAGCATTAGAATCATTTACAATAGAGAAACCAATTTGGTCTCCAGTTGTATTACCCGAAGTTGTTCCAATTAAAGATTCTACTATATAAGAAGATTTACTATATGGCATCAAGTAACCATTGAATTCTATAGAATTTACTTTATTCTTAACAGCACCACCATCATTATACCATCTACTATAACCATAACCACTATTAGATACATATGTACCATCTCCATATTCTGGCATGTTGTTACCATAACTGTTATTATGGCAAGCAGCCTAGAATTGTTGCCAAGATGCAAGAACATCAGTTTCAATATTATCAGGACTCTTACATTGTAAAAAATCTTGTTGATTATCTACAATCAAAGCATCTTGATATAACAATTGATGTGTAGTTAACTCATCATTTTCATCAGAGTAGATTAACTCATGTCTAACTGTTGGTACTTCACAATGAATTTTATTATCATCATCAATGTTGATAAGTCTACCTGCTTCATAAGCTCCCTTACCACCACTTCCTTGAATCTTTAAGTCATAATTAGTACCATCAGTATATTCAATTCTGAAAGTATAATAATCTTCCTCATCAGGCAATCCTGATACTTGATAAATAGTTCTAATACTTCTACATCTCAAATCTCCAAGTTCGATAATAGTTTGAAAACTATCAAAAGACATTTGAAGTTTTTGATAGCTCATTGGAGGATAATCCTCATCAGTAATGTTGATTAACCTAAATGCTGGAATTAAACCTTCAGCATTAAGTAAATCCCCTTTAGGACCTCTAATGTTACCACCAGTGTTTTGCCAGATTTGAGTAGAGGTTAATTCATCAATACTGTTTAATCTAAATACATCACCAATATTAGCAAATGTATCATCGGTTCCTGTATAGACAGCATAGTCACCAACATCAGCACCAGCAATGTTAATTGGGGCAGTAGTTGTAAAGAACACAGGATGACCTTGTTCACCTCTAGGGCCCTGGTCTCCTTGCTCACCTTTTACACCATTTCTTACCTTGAATGTACCAATATAAGTACTATCTTCAGGAGAATCTCCTTCTTCCCCAACATACATATCATAGAAGTTATAATCACCACTAGTTGTTATAAATGCTGTTGGGTCTGATTCATTCTCATTATTAAGAACAATGTTGTTTACAGCATATCCTCTTGGCCCTCTAAAACTACCAATCTTATCAAAGCTTGTTGTAGTAGCACCATGAATATCAAGGCCATTACCTAAACTGATATAAACATCACCTGTATCAGTATTTAAGTAATAATCACCTCTTGGAATATTCATCACATAAGTACCATTCTCAGTAACTTCAGTACCATAGTGCCAAGTAGAATAAGCAGGTAAAGTAAGATAAACCTCACCTGCATTATCTTCTCCACTTGTAAAGTCAGTATCAAGAGTACCAATCAATCTATTAGTTCCAGTAATAAAGAACTGTATAGTCTTATTCTCATTAAAATGATTACTAACTTCACAATAATCTGCTACTTCAGCATGATATGCTTCTTTAATTTTCTCAATAGTAGTTGGTAAAATACCATGAGGGTCATAGATTGCTTCTTGGTCATTCTCATCAATAATAACAGTTAAGTTATTATATTGAGTATTTTCAGCAGTGTTAATATGTAATTCTGTCCAATGTGCTAAGTTGTAATTCTCAACAAACACATCAGAAATAGACAGATTGTTAATAACACCAGTTTTGTCAACAGAAGCTTTTCTAGCAGAGCAATAAGCATAAGAAGATTGAGGAATCAAAATTCTAAATACTTCATTGTTGCTATCATATGTATAATACAATGTAGATTCTCTACCTCTACTTAAACCTGTAAAGTTGAGATAACTACCATTGATAAAGAGATTAAATACACCATCACAGATAATACCTTGTGCATCAAAATAAAGTAACTTAATAGTCACAATATCCTGGTCTTGACAAGGTATTGTAATCATTTTAGTCTCACTAGTACCGTTCTGGAAAGGTAAGTATCTCTTATTTGCTCCTTGAACAAAACCAGTCAAACCAGCAGTACCAACACCAGACTGGTTTTCAAATTCAGTAATATCAGTATTATTCATTGAACAGGTCCTCCCCTTCTTCACTAGTTAACATTTTTAAACTATCTACTTCAGCATCTCCTGTTTGTACAAGAGCCTCTCTATTAAGAGTACCATCACCCCAAGCATGGTTGAGTTGAACTTTAAGTGCAGCAGCAATAGCTTCTATACTTGTTTTCTCACCAATAAGGTCAATAAATGGTCTGAATTCTTCTGCTACTGGATGGAAGTAATATGGCTTACCAGCACTACTGGAGTTACTAGCTTCAGTAGCATTGTTAACATCATAGACTAACCAGTAGTCTTTCTTGTCATTATCTGACATTGTACTAATGTTGGCTTTAATATTCTCAAACTGAGCCTCAGTTACTAAATGCCATTTTGGTATATAATCACAGTTCACTTCTACATCCAATTTAGTTATTGTTCCAGATTCTGTTACATCCCAGTTAAGAGTTCTCCATGTCCAGGATGTTTGAGGTGTATTAACATTAGTTGCAAATACATCTGGAGCAGTTCTTGTTTTTACAAAATCACTGTTCTTCAAGATGAATTGTTGCTGTAGGTCATGCAATTTTTGCTGAACCTCGGGCTCAACATCTAAAAAGTCAGCCCACTGAGCAACATCACACACTATTACCATGAATAATGTCTTCTCCCAAGTACAGTCATGTGTTTGTCCAAGATACCTTAACTTGTCATAATAAGCAAGTATAGTATCATATAATGTCTTACCTACAGCTATCATAATTATTTACCACAACCACATCCAATTATTGGTCCTTGACCACCACATCTTCTGTAGTTCTTATTTATAATGTTAAATAGGTTTAGAGCATCTGCTGTCTGTTTATGTTGCATAGCTTGTAAGTGTGCCCATAACAGTAAGTATTTTACATACAACTCAGAGTTAACACTAGCACATCCATCACAGCTTCCAGCAGAAGCTAATATTTCTTGCACTAAGTAATCATACACATTATGTACATCTGAACAAAGTGCAACAATCTCTGATGTATCATTAGACTCAAGGCTGTGAGCACTAAGAGTGATTTGATACATTGCAGGGTCAGTTACATGAAGAGCTTCTTCTAAGTCAATTCTAGTAGCAATAACAGGAGAAGTATTATAAATCTTTTGTTCATGTTCATCATATTCTCCTGACCAGAATAAAGCATCTGTAAGGTCTACAATATTGACAGTACCATTAGGCAACCAGTATTTTAAAGATACCCCTGTAAATACAGCATTTACTGTCTTGTTACAGCTAGCAACTATCTCCAAATACTTTCCTTCTTCAGTAACTCTAAATATATCAAGATTGATTGTCACCATCTGGTTGTTTAGTAATTTTAGCAGTTAAACCTAATGCAGCACAGAATACAATTATATATCCACAAGCTGTGAATAATAGAGGGCTAACTCCATAAGTTGCTTGTAAATCAAATAACTTATCTGCCCCTAGAACTGCTACCGCTGCTGTACCCAGTTCTATTGCAAACTTCAGTATTTTCTGGAAGAAGGGAGGTGATTTCTTAGACCACCTCTCCTTTGCTTCTTTCCAGAAATTATTTTTTTCTGTTGTTAATGGCATCGTTGTTAGGATTTGTATCAAGTAATTGTAATCTTTCTAATTGATTTCTTTCTCTAATAAGTTGATTCTCCTCTTCCTTGAGCTTAGCTGTTTGTTCTGCATCAAATCTCTTGATAGCAAGACCTTCAGTAACTTCATACTCATCAATTTGGAGTTTCTTCTCATTGAGTTGACCAAGCTTATTGATTGCTTGATTAAGCTGCTTTTGCAACTGTTGTTGTTGTTTTTGAGCTTCTTCTAGAGCTTGTGTAAGTTGTTGTACTTGATTGTTCTCCAGTTTCTTTTGTCTGATAGCTTCCATAACAGCCTCTTTCATTTCTGTAGTAGACTTGGAAGTAGTAACGATAACAAGTAACTCTGGGTCAACTTGGCTAGCTTGAGACAACTGAATAGCTACTTGTCTAAGCAAGTCTTGCTGTTCAATCAATTCAGCTGTATCAACAACATGTACATCATAACTAGTAGAAGTATAATGTTCAGGAAGTACATCAAGATAGTATTTCTGATTACCAAGAACAAATTCTCCTTTAAGACCTTTCTTGTAAACAATCTTAGAAATGTCTATGCAATCAGTAAGTACTTCTGATGTTACAGTATCCATTGCCTGGAAATACGGCTTGGTAATAACATAAGATTGCTGCATACCTTTTTCTACATTGGCTACAGCATCTCTTTGTTGAATACCGCCTAATCTCTCTCTAAATACACCTGTAATAGAAGAACATGTCATCTCAACTCTTTCCAAAGCTAAGTCAATAGCCTGGATTGCATTAAGAGATAATGTATCATCAAAACCATTAACAAGTGTATTCATGTTCTCACCACCTTCTTGTGCTGAGTTCATAAGAGAAATACCTAACTTTCTCCAACCCCAGTACTTAATCAGTCTTTCATCAAACTCAGTACCAAGTTCTGCTGGTAACTGTGCTACATCAACATGTGCACCCTTAACACCAGACAAAGCAATATAGTTATCTCTTAAATAATGCAAGAGATTAAACTTATCTTGTAAAGTAGCAGTGGCCAAAATAAGAGAATATGGGATACCAGTTCTATCTGTAAAATACAGACCATTCAAAGCAAGTCTTGCTTCTGTTGGTTCATCAATATCTCTTACCATATCATCATCTCTACCAAATAAGATGTAAATGTTCTCACCAATTCTAGTTACATTGTATCTGTAAGCTTTGGTATCATCTCCTTCTCCTTCAGTATCAATCCACTCTACTTCATACACAGGAATAAGGTCTCTAACAATATCAGAAACTTCTTCATGTGTATTATCAAAACCTCCTGTATAAGAATCCCAGAGACCATCAGACAGATTTACACCAATTCTACCGTTGATGGCAGCTAACAAAGTAGCATCATTATATCTGTGATGCATTTGTTCATTGATTTTATCTCTATCTTCTTTAGAAAGATACTTACCATATTTCATGATAATCTCTCTCTTGGTCATCCATTTTCTAACTACATCTCTGTAGCCATTCTTAATATACTTACTTTTTGGGTCTCTTTCAATGAAAGTATTAAGAGGGTCAGAAACTTCAAGTCTAAAACCATTACCAGATTTAGTCTTTACTACTTTATAATGTCCCTCACCACCAACAAGCAAGTCTGTCAGGAGTTCTGTTAATTGATTCTTTAAATCTATATCTCTAGAATTGATAGCATACTGAACAATTGTCTATGCAGCCATCTCATAATTAGAGATATAATTTCTATTTACAGAATCCTCAACTTCTTTAAGTTCTTGGTCAATTACCTCATCCTGTACAGGGTCTTGAGGGTCTTTGCCCATTATTAGTCTGTAAATATAATTTTCAAGCTTAGAAATAGCAAGTTGATGTATCTTGTTCTCCACTTCTAATTGCTTGTCTCTGTAAATATTAGAAAGAGTTTTAGAATCCTTACAAGAAATTTTAGGTTGAAGCTTCTGAGTAAGATACTCTCCAACGATAGCATCAATATGCTTTCTAGTCAGAGGTACAAATTCTACAGAGGTTGGATTCTCAACACCATAACCTTTTTCATAAGCCTCATACTGTTTTTTGTCAAGAATTCCATGATAGTAGTTATAAGCTTTGTAAAGAGATTTTCTCTCAATAACTAACTCAGTAATAGCACTATCACACTCTTTCATTAAGTATTCTTTGTCTTTACTCATCTCTTATAAGTAATTTACAATTGTCTTGCTCATAGAAACCACCTTGAGGATGTAACTTAACATTCTTACTGATGATTTCATTGAGCTTAGACTTCTTTAACTAATTTGTTATAAATTCTAAAAACTCTTCATCGTTAGAGCACTAGATAACCCATGCAAGTGGGTCATAGACCTAACTGTGCAGGTAGAACTTACATGTGTAAATGTAGCCATCTCTTTCTGTGCCCTCCTTCAAGACATCAATTCTCTTTGGGAACTTGCAACAGTAGAGCATTTCTACTAAACCACGAACTTGCTCTTCTAAACTGCTCATTTCTTTGTATCAATTGTTGTTTAGGAATTTTTCCAAATCTCTTATATCCATACTCATCTGTATACCAGCCTATCTGTTCTGTGGAAGCTTTGGGAGGTGCTTGTTGAATTGTCTTACCAATCATATCTTCATTAGCAAGCATACACATACCAAAAGCTGCTACAATATCGAACTTTCTTTTGTTAGCATAAGAGTACCTAAGTAACTCATTAAGTAACTCAGGAAATTCAATATAACTACAGTAGTCTGTTATATAGTCATTGATGAGGTCTAATTGATGGTTAATAATATCATCTGTTGCAGGAGTACCATACTGATTAGGATTTGCTTTCCTAATAGTAGGCATAGTAGCTCTAGGTCTTTTTAGCAATAAGTCCATGCACTTCTTTTCTTTAAAGTAAGTTACAAGACTTATCTTAGTAGCTTCTATCAGTCCTTTGCAGTTATACATTCTCATCAGCTTAATAGCATTATCAAATGCAATTCTAATATCTCTAGGTCTGTCTTTATATATTGCTACAGGTTTTGGCGGGTTTAACCCCATCATCCTTTTATATATAATAATACAGAATTCAGATACATCAGATTGACCTGAAGAAGTAGAAGTATCATTGTCAATAGAGTCAATACCTGCAACATACAGATTATATGGGATTTGCCCATTATCATCCTTAGTAGGTAACTCTACTATTCTAATCTTACTATGAGAATCATATTCAAACTCAGGAGGAGCAAACCTATCAACTTGATGAGGGTCATTCTTCAAAGGTCTGAATCTTAAACTAATACCTTGTGGAGGGTCAATCAGTTTATGTATCTCAATATTATTTAGTTGAGTAGAAAGAGCTTCTTTATCAAACTTGTTCTCACCTTCAAGAATAAGAGCTTCTTCAGGAGTAAAGCAGTACTCTGCTTTATACATCATTAAATCTTTAGGGGAGTTCTCCAAAAGAGCTCTTCTATCCATGTAGTACTTCTTAGCTCTTTCTTCATCAACAACTCCTCTATTATCATAGCCTATCTCACCTTTATCTTGCTCGCCAAACCACATGGTGTAAGCAGGAATAAAGTAACCAGTATAAGCTACTTCTTGCGCTTCATTATATCTATTTTTATAAGGAAGAACTTTATACTTTTTAGGCTCATAGAACATTTTGGTGAGGCCTTCGAGATTAGGGCCAGAGTCACCACCAGTTCCCCAAGCATATCTGATACCAAACTTAATACCATTGATTTCTGTTAAAGCTTCTCCTTTAATCCATGAGGCAATAAGGTGTTTATTAGAACCTGCTTCTTCAAATAAAAGCTTGTCAGTTCTATCACCTCTGACCTTATCTGGTACATCTGCTACTTTACCTTCAATTTCTGACATCCATCCAGATTCATTTCTTTCCTCGTCTAGAACAGATGCTCTCTTAAAGTCAGCAGTATCAATTACCATTCTTTGATGGGCAAACATTCCTTTAGTCCTTGTATTAAGGAAGTTCAGTTGTGTCCATATCTTATCAAGCAACTTACTCACAAAGAAGTCATTTGGAGCAGTTGCCATAACTCTAGTATTTTCAAAAGCTGTGTATAAATTGACTGATATTGAAGCACTAATTTCAGAAGCACCTCAATTTGTTACCCTATAGGCTTTTTATCCCATAGCTCTTATAGTTTCCTATAAGTTCAGCATATATTTTCAGCCACTCAAAGGTTGGGCTGTCCAACACTCTTGGGAGAATTATATTTATTCATCTCCTATGCGTTACACTACTTACTAGCCTTTCGCTATCTAGTAAGTTAGCTAGATGTTAGCATTTTCAGCCTTCTTCTATTTTGCTGGATTTATTACCCTAATGTTCCCATTAAGGAGTGCAAGTCTTTACACCTCTGCTCTTGAAAGCAACAACATCTTGCTTCAATTTAGCAGCCAATTCCATGTAATGAAAATACTCATATTGTTTTGCAATAAATGTAGGAAAGGTCTCATTTCTACCAGTTGCAGCTCCTTTGATACCAACAACACTCTTCATTCTGTAGTAGTTCAACCAGAAGTAGTTATCACCAGTAATGTGATATTTACCAATGGTAAGACCATTCATACATCTATCTAATTCTCTATAACACAGGTCAGCAAACATTACCGTTCCTGGGATAAGAGATGTATACTCCCCAGTTTCTTCATAAGTCCTAGCCATTTCAGTAAATGGCGTAGGGTCAAAGTCTAGACCTTGTGTAGCACTAATAGGTCTATAACCAGTGAGTTCATAAGAAAGTTCTGGGTCAAAATACTCTATAGGGTCTCCTATATGTACATCCCAGTCATCCTCTTTCTCAACTTTCTTAGTTTCCTGAACAGTCTGCTATTCCTTTTTTATATCTTCCTGGGGGATGTCTAGAATAACAGCTCTTCTTTTCTCTCTTTTAGCATCAAGAGCAGCCGCCTCTTTAGACAACTGCTCTTTTAATGCTGTTTTTTCTTCAGGAGATAACTTACCCATTATCTCTTATCAAAGAATCCTGGAGTCCTACCCCCTCTTAATCCAGTAGATTCTGATTGTTCAGTTTTAAACTTTTCTTCAGCTTCTCTCTTAGCATCAAAGAGTTTTGGTAATTTGATATAATCATCCATAATATCTTTAGATGTAGTGAGAAACTTACCAGTAACCTCATCTCTCTCAGAGAGGTCAAGATTTTTATATCTTGCTGTTAACTTATGAACTGCATCGTTCATTGCTGCTAACAGAGGACCAAATAAAGAAGAACTATCTTGTAATTGGTTATATCTGTCAAATGCCGCTTTAAACAATGGGTCTTGTAACTCTTCTTTAGTAAGACCTGTCGAAGCTAATGCCATCTCATGTCTTTCTTGAGGAGTACTCTTATTACCTGGTGCTAACCAATCTATAGCAAGATATATGTATGTCAGTTCCTTATATGCCTTAAGTCTTTTCTTACCAGTAGGGTCTTCCTTACATTTATTTCTATCTACATCCCATAAATCTTTGAATTCCTTCACTAGTAAAATTTCAGGTTCATTAAGAGTTAAGGCATTGGACTTATTATCATATACAAAAAACTTAACCATATAGTAAACAATTAGTGTAAGACAGGCAGGCCAGTACAGCTATCTACTTCAATAAGCCTGCCTCCAACTCTCTTGAGCATACAAGGACATTTCTTCTTAGGTTTACCACCTTGTCTAAGTTTCTTATAATACTCAAGTTTCATACCACACTTAGCTTTTGCAACGGCTTGCTGTACAATCTGTACAATTTGTGCAGTAATGTCTTTAGGTTGTGCACCTTCAGCAGCTAACTTACTAACAGATTCTGCTGCTTCTTTTACACCGCCAGCTGTTTGAATAAAGGCTTGTGCAATCTCAGGAGCATCATTCTCAGAAAGACCACCATCAATCAGAATCTTAACAATTCCTTGCGCAAGTTCTTCCTCAGAAGGAGCTTGAGTTGCACCACCTTCTTTAAATTTCTGTCTATTAAAGTATTGCATAGTTATAAAAAATTAGTCTTCTCTTCCAGACTTAACAAGAACTAAATCCTTTGTGGAGAATAAATTCTCTTGGAAAGCTCCTTCAGAAGTAAACCAGAAACAACTGATTCCCTTCAAAGTAGAGATAGAATTATCCTTCAATTTATAAAGATTCTTGTCAATCTTAGAAACAACCATAATTGGTCTATTAGGAATGTCCTGTCTCAATGTAACAACATCACCAGGAACAAAATATACTTTCTCTTCCATATTATTATACATTAGGATTATTGTCAACTAATAAGAGGTTTTGTTCTGCAACAACCATATATCCAGACTCAAAGAATACAGGTCTAGCTCCTCTCATATCAAATAAAACATTGTCACCTTTGTGGACAACTTCACATTTATTACCAACAGCAAGAACCTTGCCCCATTTAAAGGGTTGTTCCTTATAATCAAGCTGACCACTGTCAGGGTTCTCAAACTCACCACCTGTTATTTCAAATTCATCCTCAGCAGCTTTCTTCTCATAAGGATTGAATTCATAAGGGTCAACTAAAATGTTAGTGAACACTGGAATAAAATTTTCTGTCATATCATTAAGCATTAAGAATTAAACAAGAGCATGTTAAAATAATAGAGGCTGTATTTACAGCATTCTCTAAAGAAGTCTTAACAACTTCATATGGGTCTATCACACCTTCATTATATAAGTCATTTACCCATTTTCTAGTTTTAAAGTTATAACCTTGCCAATCTTGTGGGCATGGAATAACTTGTTCATTAGGACCAAAACAGTTCTTATATAATATATAATAAGGAGTAGTCAATACTTCTCTCAAGTACTTCAATTGACTACCTAAATTAGTAGAAGCATCAAAAAGTGCTGTTCCACCACCAGGAAGAACTCCTCCTCTTAAAGCGGCTCTAGTAGCACCTACAGCATCTTCTACTCTATCCAATCTTTCTTTAACTTCTATCTCAGAGTAACCACCTACATAAATAGTGGCAATGCCTGCTGTGAAGTTAGCAAGTCTCTTTCTCTGGAATTCTAAGTCTCCTTCATCAAGATTACCTTTTTCTAAAAGTCCTTGAATTGCTGTTACTTTTTCAGATACAGCTTGTTCATTACTTTTATATCCTACAAAGGTACAAGTATCAGCAGTAGCTACAACTTTATCACAATAAAGTGTATCTCCAAGAATATCTCTAATATCAGAAAGCAGAATACTTCTCTGGATACCAAAGTTAGGAGCAACTACCATACAGGAGTCTAACTTATGTAAGTTATTTAAAAGATTTATTTTTATCTCAGAATCAAAATCTGGAGCAATAAGCAATAGAGCTTTTTTCTTTCTGAGAGCTTCATTAGCTACCTCAGCAATTTTGGTAATCTCACTAATCTTTGTATCTGAGATGTATATCATTACATTGTTAAGTACACAAGTGTTTTCAGCAGTATTTACAAATCTGGAATCAAAGTAACCATTGTCAAATTGAAAACCTTCAGAGAATTCAATACCATCTGAGTTAGTTTTAGATTTCTCAAACTTAACAATTCCATTCTTGCCTACTTTCTTAAAAGCTTCAGCAACAAGTGCACCTATTTTAATATCGTTGTTTGCAGAAAGTGTAGCAACTTTAGTTAAGTCATCAAGAGTAATATCTCTTTTATGTTCTTTTAACCAATCTACAACTTTCTTGCAATCTTCTTGTAAATCTCTTTGTATCTCTATAGGATTTTCCTTACTATTACAAAGACTATTTACAATCTTGTTAGAAAGAATGGTAGCAGTAGTGCTACCATCTCCAATATCATTAGAAGTTTTTCTTGAAATATCTCTAACTGCATCTATACCCATTTGAACAAAAGGATTCTCATGAGTAACATAAGTTGCTACAGTACTACCATCTTTAGTAACATGTAAATGTCTGCCAAGCTTAATCATTACATTCTTACCACTTGGACCATAAGTAGCAGCAACACAATTAGAAACTAAATTTACACCTTTAATTAAAGATTCTCTGCATTCTTCAGTAAATTGTACATTTTCCATAATTTATTACCATTTATTAAGAGGACACTTCTTAGAAGCTACCCTCAATGCTGCCTCATGTGGGCAGCCACATCCATTTATAAAACCTATTTTGTATTCCATAGACAATTCTCCTGTCTTTGGATTATACCATTTCATTCTATCACATTTACCTCCACCTACTGTATCAGTATGTAGAGGACAAGCTAAACAAATTGGTTTTCTTTTATCGACAAGCTCCTGTTCTTTTTTAAGAACTCTGTTTGTCCACCCTTCTGCAATTTGTTCAACCTATTCAAAAGATTCTATACCAAACATTTTATCTTCTTTTTATTGGTCCACCTATACCTATCCCAGCATGTATACCAGCTTCAGGACCATGACCAAAAGTTCCATTGTTTACATTTCCATGTCCACCATAACCAGCTGAAAAACCAACAAACCAAACAATAGTAACTTTCTTAGGTGGTAAAACTACAGTTTCTTTCTTTTCATAATAGTTATGTTTCAAGCCAACCTCTTCAATGTTAGCATTAAAACCACTATACTTAATGTTAATTTCTGTAGATGTTGAATCTGTAGAAATTGTATCTTTATACTCTTTATGTTCTATTGGTAAATCTTGTACATAGACTGTATCACCATTATAAACATAAAAAGTATCAATTCTATCTATATATTTTACTTTTGTCTTTTCAACAATTCTTTCTTGAGTAACAGTTACTGTATCATGTACAGGAATATACTCAACTTTTGTAGTAGGTTCAGAACCTCTACAATTAGACATCAAACATATACACAAGATTATATTGATTATAAATGATGCAATAAAATACTTGTGTTTATTCAGATAAGTCATTATCTTGCTCATGTTTCTTTCTCATTTTATGTAAAGCATAAGCTCCACCTAACAAAAATAAACAGAAAGGAGAGCCAACTGGAAATGTCTTACTGTTATATTCTACAAGGGCTACTTGTATAGCAGCTAAGAGACTTGCTTCACTTCGATAAGTATTTTGTAAATCTAAACCTCCATCATTAAGAACATGTGCTATGTTATAATCAATTAGAAGTCCTGCACCAACCCAGTAAGTAACAGTAAAAGAGGTGCCATCATTGGCAACTACTGTAACTGAGTGGTATCCAGGAGATTTGAGAGCTTGAGACTATTGATAATTTATATTATAACCAATAGCCTCACTCTATTTAAATCCCATGTTCTTTTGTATCTGTTCATTGCTAACTGGCTCTATAAGTAAAAGAATAGATAATAGCAATACTTTTAAATTCATTCTGCTTCTTTAGTTAAATTTTCAGGTACTTTTCTACCAGTAAATATTAAACTATATACAATCATTGCAATGCATAATTGTTTAAGTAACCATTTCCAAAACTTTTTCATAACATAATTGGATTACATTGTTCTAAATCCTTTTTTAACTTTAAATCATTTATATGAAACCTAATCAATTTCTCAACTGTATTTTTAAGATATTCTACAGGATAAATAGCTTTTGGTTTCATATCTCTTACATGTACAATCTCTAACTTATCTATAATTAAATCTGGGTCTAATTGTTGTAAACACCAAGCATAAATAGAAAGTTGGAGATTATAATGTGTGCCATTTACATCAGGTAGAGTATTCAGTGGGTATCTCATGTTTTTAGTCTTCATCCTACCTGTATCAAATCTACCCTTAAAAGATATTTTATCAACATCTTTCCAATCAATAATGGAAATGTGTTTTCCTTGTTTGACAACTAAATCAGCTACTCCAACAAGAATATAGTCACCTACATTAACTTCCATCTTAAACTCTGGAAATAGTCCTGATTCAGTTACCATAAAATTATCAATCTGACAAACTGGAAGTTTTGCAATACCAAAAGTATTTTGTAGAGCTGCAACATCTTTAGTAAACATTTTCTCTAAAGCTTCATGAGTAGCAAGACCAGCTGCTTTAGCTTCATCGTTCTTATCTTTCCACTCTTTATTTATCTCTTCTAAAGCTTTCTCATATTCTTCTTTACCAACATCAGCAATGTACATTGGGAGAATTTTCTTACTTCTTAATAAACCTGTCTTAATTTCTGCAAATCTATCAGGTTCCATTAACTTCTCTAAAGCTTTATATCCAGCCCAGAAATCACCATCAAAACAGTGATACTGTTGGAGTAATACAGTTGTTGCAATTCTATTGTCTTCCATTTATCATTTAACATTTGAAAAATCAAGGAGGGTTGAAATCTGTTGAGCTTTCTTGCTCAAGTCACCAGTAATAAATGATTTAGCAACTTTATGCTCACTCATGAATCCAACAATAATAAAACCTATAGGAGTATGCACACCTTGAAGAGGACAGACTACTACAGATTTAAAGCCATCCTCACTAAGTTCTTTATACATACCAGGGAATACAGATTTTAAGTCTTTGATGTCATCATACCAGACAATACCTTCCTTATCAATCCTATTTATAAAATGAGGTATTGATGAAAGTAACATATTACTAAACTGATTAGTCAACTCATCAATACCTAGTTTGTTCTGTTGAATAGTAGGAGTCATATGTAAGAATTGTAAACCTGTCAGATTAGCACCACCATTGTGATATTCAAACACAATAGCTCTGTCAGCATCTGTTCTGTCTACAAGGTCCTTCATAACTTCCTTAACAAGCAATACTTTTTCTTTTCTTGCTTTTAATGACTTGGCATGAGTATCTTCTTTAGCATACTCTTCATGCCTTTTTTCAAAGTAGGGTTTCCAACTTGTAATGTAGGTTACAATGGCAAATACTATAAAGAAAAGTATCACACCTAGAATACCCCACTAATTAAAAAAATCTAACACTGTACTAATGTTCATCTTTGTTCTTATTTTCTAGAGCACCTTTCCAGAATCGAACTGAAATCATCGGGTTACAAAGCCGAGGTAATAACCATTATACTAAAAGTGCAAATGCTGGCAGTACTGGACTCGAACCAGTAATCCCCTGATTAACAGTCAGGTGCAGTAACCATTTTGCTAACTACCAGTAAAAGTAGTCTGGGATGGAGTTGAACCACCGACCTTCATCTTATCAGGATGACAATCTAACCACTGATATACCAGACCAAAAAGCGGTGTGTAGGGGACTTGAACCCCTGACTTCCTGCGTGACAGGCAGGCACTCTAACCAGCTGAGCTAACACACCATATAAGACACACTGATGAGATTTGAACTCATGAATAGCAGTTTTGCAGACTGCCCCCTTAGACCACTTGGGTACAGTGTGAGAGTGGGAAGAGAGGGACTTGAACCCCCCTACTGCAAAGGCCAATACAACAATTTGTTAAAGCAGGTAAGTTTTACAGACTTGTGTTGTTATCTTCCCAATTGTCTAGATAGAGAGGCTCGAACTCCCGCTCACTTGCTCCCAAAGCAAGAATGTTACCCATTACACCATATCTAGAGTTGTGCAGCAGAAAGGATTCAAACCCTCCACTCCTGGTTGGAGGCCAGGTATGTTGTCACTAACACCACTACTGCATTTGTGCAGATAACCAGAATCGAACTGACATTTCCAGGCTGGCAGTCTGGAGCACTAACCGTTGTGCTATATCTGCATTGTGGAATCATAGGGAATCGAACCCTAATGAATAGCTTGCAAAGCTACCATAATAACCATTATATGATGACCCCAAAGTATCCCCATCCTGATTTGAACAGGACCCTGCACCTTGAAAGAGTGCTGACCTAACCAGCTAGTCTATGAGGACATAAGTTGCAGGGGCAAGAATCGAACTTGCGACCGTCAGCTTATGAAACTGCTTAGCTACCACTGCTACACCCTGCATAAAAATTTGCTGCAAAATTACAACAAATTATTCACACAAAAAACCCAAAATATTATTTTATAAAATAAAGCTCCTATTCACAAATGAGAAGCTTAAATTAAGTTTTGATTTCCTGACTTTTTTAGAAGGTAAATTTGTAGTACCTTTGCAAGCAAATTGAAATGAACATGGACAACATCCAAGAACTAATGAAAGACCTGAAAACTCTTCCCATGTTCAAGACTGGTGGAGGGATACACATCAAGCCAGAAAATAAAGGGAAGTTTACAGAGACTATGAAAAGAACTGGCAAGACTGCTGAGGAACTTTCACATAGTAAAAATGAGTTGACTAGAAAGAGGGCACAATTTGCTCTTAATGCTAGAAAGTGGAAACATCAAGAAGGTGGTATACTTGGTAAAGTATATTATAAAAGTAGTGAGGTAAAGAAAGAAGAACCTTATAAATATTACAGACAGCCATTACCTGGAGAGGAGAATTATGAAGAACTTATAGAAGAAGCTCCTGAAGAGGTAGTAGCTGAAGTTGAGGAGAGACCTGTTACTAACCCCACTCCAACCTCACCTAAAAAAGAAACAAGCCTTTACTATAAAGCACCAAAGCCAACTAGTAAAGAGCAATGGGTAAAGGACATGTATACTGCTTATATAGCAGCAGGAGTAAGCCCATCACTAGCTACAGTACTTATAGCACAAGATGCTACAGAGACAGCTTATGGAAGAAAAACAGTTGGTAATTACAATTATGGTAATATACATGCTGGTAAGAATTGGTCAGGAGCTGTAGCAGTAGCAAATGATAAAGATGCTAATGGCAATCCTTATAGTGCTAGATTTAGAAGTTATGCTAATCTTAACTCATACATTGCTGACAAAGTAAGTCTACTTAACAGATTATATGACATTACTAACAGTGATACACCTGAAACAGTTAAAGCTAAACTTGAAGGAAATAACAGAAATGGATATAGATATGCTGAGGCTGGACAAGCAAGTCTCTTAACAACAGCAGCAACTATTTCTAGAATGTTACAAGCATAAAAAATACCCCAATAGGAACTCTCCTACTGGGGTATTTTCGTTATACAGTATAAGTAATACTTACAATTTGGTCATCTGCTGTAAGTATTCTAGTTTCCAAAGAAGGTTTGAAGTTCTTATAATCTTCATGAAAATCCTCTTCTTTTACACTAAAGACCTTACTCTTAGTTTCAATATGGAACTTACTATAGTCAGCTTCATAAGGAAGAAAGATTATAGAAATAGCAACAGGTTCACCGTTTCTAAATACAACTCTTTCACAATCAACTGAACATAAGTTAATTCCTAACTTGTTTGGGAAGGTTTCTAACTTAATAGGAAATTCTTGATTAACAGTATCTTCTCTAATTGGAAGTTCAATGGATACTGTATCCTTACATTCTACACAAGGAGCTTCTTCCTTGTTTAAGTCTTCCATATCCTTAACAGGGATAAGAGTGTATCCCTCTAATTCATTTCTGGTATCGCACAAGTAGTTACCTTCTACAATCTCTTTACCATCTACTTTGAAAGATGCTTCTACCTTTTCTTGAGAAGCTTGCATTTCAACATGTAAAGTCTTTACTTGTGGTTCTTTACCTTCTTTTACTACAACAACTTCATCAAATCCAACAGAAGTAATAACATTTCTCTTTGGCAAAACAAAGAAATCAATGCCAAAGAAATCAAGTACTTCTTGGAATTCTTCCATGTTCATGTTGTGCTTAATTTGAATACACTTAACATCTTCATCTTTATTTACTACTGGAGCAGGTTCTGCTGGCAGTGTTTCTACACAAGGAGTAGTAGGCATGAACATTGCTTCTACCTCATCTGGAGTAAGATAATAGATTTTATTATCTTTTAATACCAGAACATTACCTTCTACAAAACCAATTCCCTTGAAAGTCATATACAGACAGAAATTAGGTCTGAAGTAGTGATGTAAAATCTGGATACTAAATTCTCCAGTAAATGCAGACTTACCATTGTGCAGTAAAATGTTTGCCTTACCTTCAACATCGAAAGGAATTATCTCATGTAGTTTCTTGCAGTAATCTTCAGCCTCTTCTGCACTAGTAAATACATTCTTAATAACAAGATGAGGACACCAATCAGGAATATACTTAATTGCATCATCACCATTTTCCAAATGAAAAGCGTCTGCTTCTCTCTTTGCTTCTTGCTCTCTTTCCTTTGAACTATTTTCAAGAGCTTGTGCAAAGGTTCTTAAAACTTCTTCAAAATTCATATTCATTTACATTTAATTGTTATTGAGTAATTATATAGGAGTATAATATGGATACTTCTTTGGCTGTAAGATTTGTCCTGTTGCACTAACAGCACTATTTCCTATTTGCTCAGCAGTTTGAAGTGCATTGACACCAACATTACCTGCTGTTTGGATGCCATTTGCTGCAACAGACCCAGCTGCTTGCATTCCTGTATTAGCCAATTGTCCACCTGCTCTAATACCAGCATTTGCCACCTGAGCAGTTGTTTGGAGACCTGTACCTAATACATTAGCACCTACATCCAATGTAGTACCTAAAATAGAGCCAATTGCTTGACCACCTATCTTAAGGCCTTCTTTAATACCATTTCCAACCTTTTGCATGAAGTCCACAAAACCTCCTGCATCCAACTTCTTAGGTTGATAATATGTTAAATTACTCATATCTTATAATGTGTTATCTTTAATAATGTTTTTAATAAGTTCTGCATGTAATTCTGCAACTCTTTGTCTACCTTCTTCAGACATTATGAACTTGCAGTCTTTTTCTGTATCCATAAAGAAATTCTCAGTTAAGATAGCAGGACATTTAGTATACTTAATTATTTGATAGTTAGCTTCTTTATGTCCCCTACACTTCCATTCTGGAAATCTTTTCTTGAACATATCTACCATTCTATTAGCAATGGTATCTGATTTTGTTTTACCAGTAGAAGTAAAGACTTCCCAGCCAGTACCTTTACCAGCATTAGCATGTACTGAAATAAGGAAGCAATCTTTTTCAACATTTGTTCTCCTACATCTCGCGTTTAAGGATATATCAGAATCTTCTGGAACTAATATAGAATAAGGGATTTTATCCTTATCTAAAAGTCTAGCAATTCTCTTCACAATATCCCTAGTGAACTCCCATTCAAATAACTAGGAGCCATCTTTCCAAACAGGACTTCTCTTTCCAGGAGTTTCCTTACCGTGTCCTGCATCAAGTAATACTTTCTTAATCATTGTGGTCAATTGTAGATAAATAATTTAAAGAATCCTCAAAATTTAAGAACCATTGAGAGTCTGTTAACTCTTGTTTCTCAACAAGGATTACAAATACATCACACAGTAGAATCACTGCTTTAGATAATTGTTTTAAAATCCATTCTTTCATAGTCATTCTTCCTTACTTGGAACATATAAAGTACAAACACATTTGTCATGCAATCTATATTGCTCACATGGACAGTGCTTGTCTCCAGTATCTTCATGATGACAAGGACACTTACCATTACATCTATTGATGCCTCTGATGATTCCTTGCACTATCTTTTCATTAGGGTTTAAAATAAAACCTTTCTTACATCCTTTCTTAACTGTTTCTAAATCAATAGAATGCTCTTGCATAACCTTTTCTTTTATCATGTTCTGCACCCTTATTTGCTCTTTCAAAAGTCTCTTCAAAAAGTACTGTCAAATCATCAAGAGTAGTATCTGGGTTATTCCAAGCTGCTTTGAAATCAACAACAGGAAATAATCTACCTTCTCTTTCCCTATCTCCATACATTTTGTCTGTATAAGCAGCAATTTCTTCATAAGACTTCTTTAGTCCTACATTATTAGGATATTTCTCATGTTCTGCTTTTGCTCTTTCTAAGAGTGCTTTTTGTTTGTTATAGCCATCCATATAAATGTCCTGACCATTGTTAATTACCCATAAGAAGTAATCTACTTCTGGGTATTTACCTGGCTTATTGTTTTTAAGCCATTCTTTATAGTGTCTAGTTCTATCTCCAAGCATTTGGAAAAGACCAGTAGCACTAGATGTAGTACTAGAAGCATTTGTGTCAAAGCTAGATTCTTGCATGATATTACCCATCATAGCAGCAGCATTTCTTCTGCTTACTCCTTTTTCCAATAAGTAATTCCACAAGTCTGCCATTAAATCATATTTAGCAGGAGAGAAGTATTGTTCATTACCAATTCCTTTTAAATAAGATTCAATATCTACCTTAGCTTTAAATGGGGTATTGTCTTTATTGACATTACCACCAACTTCTAATTTCCTAATTGGTGTATAAAATGTACTCATATATTGTATAATTTAGTCGCCCCTGAGGGACTCGAACCCTCACTTCTTCCAACAGAAGGACATGGTTTTAGAGACCAGCACACTACCATTATGTTAAGGGGCAGAAAAATCCTCCAATAAGGAGGATGGATTATTCACAAACTTTATCTGCAATTGCATATCCTGCTAAAGCACCTAAGCCAGCCGCTACAACTGTAAATAACCCTACATACCAGGTAATTGCAAATCCCACAAGTGCGAGGATAACAGCTCCTGCACCACCAACCAGCTTTTGCCAGTTTTTCTTAAACCATTCTTTCATAACTTCTTAACTTTAATTTATCATTCTTAATTTCTGTAAGAGCTTGCGCTATCTTGAAGTAAGCATCATCTCTTACCTTATCTCCTAGTAAGTGTTGATAACAGTATAGTATACAACTTTCTAGGAATTCTATTTCATTTAACTGATTCATATTTATCTATCATTGTTGCCATTCCACTTAATCCTATAAAGAACCAAGTTGGAACCATTACTAAGCAAATAATTGCAATAATAAAAAATACTAAACCTGCATACCAGGCATAAGCTAAATCCTTAAAATACTTTCTCATTTCTTTCTACTTGCTACATTTAAAATATAATCTATTGCTTCAGCTGCATAAGCAAACTTAACTCTTAATACAATATGAGTAAGAGAACTTACTATAATTGTACCATTAACATGGTTAAATACTACTTTAGGCCATCCTTTCTGAGAATATACCTGGCTGAACTCTTTATCTTCTCTAATATACCCAAACATTATGAGTAATTCCTTAAGATTATTTACATCATTCATAACACATTAGTTTAATAATTATGATGCAAAATTACTATAAAATTAAGCAATAAAAAACCCAAACTATTAAAAATAAATTTAGCCCCCTCATTGTGTAATGAGAGAGCTAAATTTTTTGGTTATGCTCCACCTGAATGAGAACATCCTTCTGGAACAGATGAAGATAGTTGATTTATAGTATGGAATCCTGTACTATCATAAGTAAATACATGCCACCAAAGTTCACCGTTTTCTACAGTTGGTGGGTATATTGTTTGAGATGTACCATCATCAAAAGTTACCTCAACTCTAGCCCCCATACTTGAAATTGTGCCACTTCCTGTATAGAAATGTACATAAAATTTAGTAGTATATTTATTATTATTCCAGGTACCAGACCTTAAATATAAAGAAGATGTTTCTACTGCATAATCTACATCAGCATGTTTATAGTGAGTTCCAGCTCCTGGTAAATCATCAGTATCCAATGAAATATATGCATTGTCTCCTACTGGCAATTCAGTATTAACATGTCCGTCTGCATAGTTAGCATATGCCGTTTTTGTATGAGGATTATCATCTTCATTCCACACAATCAAATGACTATCAAGGTCTTGACTTGTAGGAGGTTTGCCATCACACCATTTTAGAATAGCACTCATGAATGCTCCAATAAGATAAATAATCACATCACCATCTATACTTGGTACTGTAAATGTAGTATTTTTATATTGATTTTGTTCATCAACAAATGTAACAGTTCTACCAATCCAGATGCTGTCAAATATAATTTTAGAAAAGTCAGAACTGTATGAAATTCCATCTGTTGTAATTCCTTGTGAATTAGATAGAACTGTTGCACCACCATATGTTATAGAAGTATAATGATTATCGTGAGCATTACCAGTATTCTGTTCTATAAATTGTATTTTACAACCTTTAGGATATAAATATTTCTTACAAATCATTTTAATATTGGGTTAAAAAACAAACTCCTGGAGTTACCAGTTCTTAATGTGAAATCATTTAACTAAGGTACTACAAGTTGCCAAGTATTTGAAGAAATTTTGGTAGCTGTCACAACTGTGGTTTTAGTTTCTGATATTGATATTGGGTCAGTAAGTAATTCAAAACCATCAAGAATATCAGTATCTGAGGTTGTTATAGTAATAGTATCTCCATAACCAAATCCTGTATAACTAGCATAACCTGTCTGGGAATCATAAAGGGGTTGAGAAGATTCTCCTCCTGAAGAAAAACTTGTAGACCAAGTTTGACTCCAAGCTTGCCCATCTAATCCTATAGCTGAAAATGTAAAAGAATAAGATGTCTTATCTGTCTATAAACTACCTTTTAGCCTAGACCTGTTATATCTAAATATACCATCTCTAGTTAACTTGAAAGTATTAACAACATCAGAAGAACCAATAGTACCAGAACTGTTTGTTTGAGATGAATATGTGTAACCAGATTTAGCGACATAAGAAAAAGTAAAGTAATCTCCTGTGTGTACAATAGTAGAGTTATTAGTAGCTACATCTCTACCATTAACTCTAATTGTATAACTGGTTAAAGCTTTTAAACAACCAGCAGCAGAGAGATTATACCTATATAATTGATTAAATGTTGCATAATAATCTTGGTCTTGTGTTACTATTGCAATAGCTGGATTCCAACCATTGAAGGTATAATCATATATGGAATCACTAGCTTTCGTTGGTGTAGCACCTTTATAAGAAGGTGTTTGACCACTTACATAAGTTTCTGTATCTAAAAGTGAGTCACCACCTGACAAGGATTGTAACCATCTAATTGTATATTCTGCAAAATTATATAAATATTTCTTTGAATATAACATTACTTTGTGGGTTTAATAGTTATTTCTGGAAGTACATTACCAGGAATACCAATATGTTTAAGTTTACTTAATTTATTGAGTCTATCTTTATGATAATTATAAGCTTCTGGATTCTTTTTCTTATAAAAAGAATATGCTGTTTCATTACCTAAATCAATGTTTACAAGGTCTGGTGTAATTACAGTAGATTCTGAACCAAGAGAACTTGTAAATGTATAATTCTTATCTTTACCTGTATTTGTAAGAGATGTGATTTGATAGCTCATTTTATTAGGATTATTTGATAACCATTGATATATAATAGAGTTTACATCATATGGTGCCAAACCTCCTTGCTATAATTTATAAGGTTTATAATATGTCATTATTTAAAAAGTTTAATTATTTTACTCCACAAAGAAAGTTTATCTTCAGCATTTTTCCATGCTTGTCTAGCTTGATTTAACCACATTTCTTTAGAATCAAAATCCTAGTCTTCTTTAAATCCTCCCCATTCATATGGGTCAGCCATGTAAACTTTTGGTTCTGTTTTAGAACCTATTGCTGGCCAAGTTACTTTATGTGTTGTTCCTCTAACACTTTTAGGTGTAATTAAAACAGTAGTATCACTAGGTGTAGCAGATAATAATTGTATGTCTGCCTTGATTGTATCAGTGGTATTACTATTTGACTTAGTGTACCAAGTTTGTTTTGTTTTACTCATATCTGTACATGTATAAATAGTTATCTTCTATTTCTCCTTCTTCAAAGCCTAATCTCTTATAATAGGCAATTAACTTACTTAAATCTTCCTTAACTCTCAAGTAAGGAATCTTACCAGGGTATATACTAATTGCTTTTTCCAGTAAAAGCCTGCTATAACCCCTCCCCCTCTCTCCTGGAAAAATCCAAAGGTCAGAAAGACATACATATTTAGGGTCATCACTAAACACACTAGCTCTTATCATACTCAACATACTTTCTGTAAAGATATAAGTAGTGTGCATATCTCCCCAATCTTGAGTGTGTGTTATAAATTCCATATAATATAAAATTTGGGTACAAAAGTACTATAAAAAGAGTAAAAGAAAAAGTCAAAATAATAAATAATAAAATAAGCTTCTCATTGATAAATAAGACTGTTAATCTCATCTTTTAGTAAAAGAAGTATAAGTAGCCCTCACACATGTGTGTGCACATGTATATATAATAAGGTGTAAAATAATGAGCAAAAAGAGGTGTTTTTGTGCAAGATTGTGAGCAAAAATATACAAGATTTAAAATTGTATATATGAATTAGATGTGCAAAGTGTATGGTAATCGGCCCCCTCCCCTCAACGGAGGAAAACCCAAAACTGAATCCTCTTTTAATTTTACAATCCAAAATAAAACCATTATGAGACTCATTGGCATTCACAGTGGAGACTGCATTATTTGCACTGACTCTACTAGACTTATCTTTGTGGTTAATCCCACAAAGCGTTTTGACTACAACTCTAACCTTGCTACCTTAAAGGTTATGGCCATAGATATGGCATTGAAGGGAGAGTTAAATCCTGCACGCTCTTTGAAGAAGTTGCACACTATTGTGCACTTACAAGAGGAGCAGTATGCTTTGGTGCTTAGAGCAGCAGAGACACACAATGCAGAGATATTTGAGAGTGTGGCAGAGATGATTCTGCCATAATCTCTGAGCCTATGCTTCCTTGATTGGGGGCATAGGCACTTATTTATTTAGTTAACTGAACAGTGTCCGCATTGGGCTGTTCTAATTATTTACCTTTTTAAACTAGTTTTAATATGAAATTAGATGAACTGAAAGCCTCTGAGGCCAAGTTGGCTGCTATGGGCTACAAAATTGATGATGGTTCCAAGAACCTGAATCAGGCATTTATGCCTCAGTCTTTTGCTGAGGGAGATACTATTGAGTCTCTTGACACTGCAATGGTTGCCAATGATGTAGAAATCAATGGTGAGACTCGTACTGTGATTGGTGTAGTCTGCAAGATTACCAACAAAGCAGGTGTCAGCAGAACTCAGGTTGTTGCTTACAACACTCTGACAGGTTCTCTGATTATGGAGAAGAATGCTCTGACCACTGCTCCTCGCAAGCCTCGCTTTGCTGCACTGTTTGGTGCTCAATTTGAGGAGGTTAAGAATGAGGAAGGTAAGACTGTTGGTCGCAACTTCCCATTCAACTTCAAGTTGAAGATTGACCAGGAGGTTGATGCATTCAACACTGTCTTCCAGGATGGTTCTACCATCTATGAGGATGAGAATGGTGCTAAACACTATCGCACTGCTGAGGAGCCTGTTAAGAAGGGCATTTCCACAGGTGCTAACTTGATTAAGCACTAATGAGGACACTTAGGACTGTAAAGGCATTCCACCATTGTGGTTGTGCCTTTACTCTCCTACCTCAACTTCCTTATGGGGAGAAATCAAGTATTAGTCCAACCTTAGGTAAGACTTCTGAGATACTAGGAGTACAGCCATATATTTTACCCACACTACAAGACAACAGGTATTACTACATCTTGTTAAAAGGTAAAGTTGTTATTGGTGCTATCTTATGTACAGAAGATGAGGAAGGTTAGACATATAGGTACAGGTTATTGGTTTAATCTGTACTTTCTAGGTTTGTTCATGATGGTTATTTAAGGTGCAAGGGTGTTTCTGTCTGTGAAGATAGAGCACCCAAGATTGGTTTTTGAGGTCTCATCTCAGTGTAATGGAATGGGCTGGTTGGCACTTGGCTGGAATCTCTTTTTTTATTTTCTCTATTAAGTTTAGTTCTATAAGTTTAGGTAAGTATAGTTAGAGTAAAGAAATTTTAGACAACCAGTAAAAAATTTTTAGGTAAGCAGTATTATTTTTTTAGGTAACCAGTAAAGAAATTTTAGGTGGTAAAGAAACTAGTAAAGTTTATTTTAAAAACTGACTGCTTATTTGATAATGAGGAGCTTAATTTAACATTATTTACTCTGGCTTTTTTCTTTTGTAAAAATGTATTACCTTTGCAGTATATTTTAAATACTATAATATTATGGAAGAAAGTAAGCAACATGTTTAGGTTCCAAGTATTCCTTCTCTTAAAGAAGAAGGTTTGAACAACATTGACCCTTATGTATATGCACTTATTGCAGATTGTAAGAATGCAGAAACAGGAGAGTCATTTCCAAGTATTGAATATTTGATGTCTAAAAGTAAGTTAAGTAAACCTACAATCTTAAATGCAATTAACAGACTTGAACAAGCTCATTATTTGCATATAAGAAAAACTTTTGGTAAACCAAATATTTATACTTTTAATCAAAACAAGAAATTTGAGATATTTTCTAGAGAGTTTCTTTATAATGATGCTCTCACTGCTAAAGAGAAAGCATATTGGATTTCTACACAACAATTTATGTTTAAAAATCCAGATTTGCACACAGGTAAGATAAGCTATAATACAGAAGTATTAGCACAAAAAATAAATTTATCTGTACCTACACTTATGCAAAGAGAACAATCCTTAATTAAGAAAAATATCTTAACAATAGTTCCTTTAGAAAAAAGAGATAATATAACAGGTTTAGAGAAACAAGAAAGAATCTATAATTATGATGAAGCTTTTAATATTGTAGCTCTTAAATTCATAGAAACTGATTCTAGACTTGAGAATTTGGAAAATACTAAGGTTGATAAAGCTGATTATGATAAGCTCTTAGAAGCTGTTAAACAACAACAACAGACTATTGAAGAATTGAAAAAGGAGTTGTACATGCAAAAGCCTCTGATTATGGGAAATTGTTAATAAAGCTTGACTTTGTTAAAGTTGTATGTGAGGTAAAGTGTGTAACTGACTGATACATAACACATTACAACCTTTCAACTTTCTCTTTTTCATCTCTCAGGCAGGGTCCAACTCGGGGCAGTTTGGAATCAGAAAAATTATTTCCTATTAAAATTATAGTCTTTTTAGATATGTTTAGGTGGGTTTAAGAATTTTGAAAATTTCAAATTGGTTGTTTTTCTCTTCTTTTGTAGGTTTTTCCAGTATTTTTCTCTTTTGAATATTTCAAACTTAGGTTTAACAGCCTGAGTACACATTTTTATATGTCACAAATTACTAAAGTCCTTCTGACCATTAACTTGGAGGGAGGCCTCACTGGAGCAGTGAGCAATGCAGGTTCTAAGAAAGAAAAGAACCGAATGAAGAAGTCACCTATGTGGCTTGGTAAAGGACCACTTCCTAAAGGGTATTATCACTCTCAGGAGAAGTACAATGAGAGACCTCAGACTCAGTGTATTCAGAAGGTCAGAATTTCTGAGGAGAATTATCGGGCTTATATTGCTCCTGTACCAAAGGAGAAATTTGAGACCAAGCAACAAGCAGCCAAGAGAGTTTGGTGGAACAAGTTAGAGCCGAAGCAGAGGCTTGAGTTCCATTTGGAACAAATTTCCTCTTCCCTTGGAGGTAAGTCTTACACTTATGAGATGATTGACTAATGGCAACTGGAAGTACTCTGCTTTGTAGACATGGCAGAATAAACCAGAAAGTTGCTATGCCTGTTAATCCTATTGGGTATATGTCTACTATGCCCAAAGGTACAGTTCTTGAACATTGTGTTAAGACTGGCAGGCCTGGAAGATTTGCTTATAAGAAGACTTATTGGTCTTCTATGGGTAATGGAAAGGTTATTAGAACTCAAGAATATTCAAATTGTGAATAGTCATGTTTAGTCTTGGTGTAATCTTGTGCATTATTGCCTTTCTTCTCTTAATCTTCTTATGTATTGTTTTGGGTTGTACTCATTATAATACTATTATAGAGATTGGAGATTACAAGGTATTTTTCCATCTTATTGGTACAAGTATTTTCAGTACTAATGGTGCTAAAGTAATTCACCTCTCTTATTGGGATATGATATTACTTTTGGTAGCTTTGGTATCATGTTCTATATTTGGACCTATGATTCTAGTTCTAGTTTAACTAGAGCTTGTTAGGGGTGTGTCTATTGGTTTAGGCACACCTTTCTTTTTTCATTCAATGTAGCCATTTTGATTGAACTTGCTTGCTTGTGATAAGTAGGCAAGGACTTACACTTGATAGGAGATTTTGGATTAGACTATCCGAGGCTGTTTTTATCCTATTATTGAACTTACAAAACAGTTGATTAGTTTAGGTTTTGGCTGCCCTAACAGACTGGAAACCGACATCCTTTAAGATTTAGGGTATTATAGGATGTATAAAAACAGAGTATATTAGCTCAGTTGGTAGAGCACTACAGAGATGTAGCGGTCGGAGGTTCAAGTCCTTCATATACTCCTTTGGTGAGAGTGGGGTTAGACTCACAAACAAAACAGATATGTGCTCACAGAATCTATATTACTAAAAAGTATATAAACTACAATGAGAGAACAATTTTTTGGACAAACTGGTTTGACTAGTACCAGTGCTAATCACACTGCTAATCTTGCTAAGGAGTTTATCCAATCTCAGAAGATGTATCTTAACAATCTTTGCTTTGTAGGTAAGACTACACAAGCAGGAGGTAACTCTTATGAGACTGGTGTTGCTACTCCAAGAGAGCAGTTTACTAGTATTAGTGTTGTTCTTGATAAGATTGCTCTTGCTACCCAGCTTATTGCTTGGTTAAGAGAAGCACTTAAAGAGAAGACTGATGCTTCTAACAACATCATGGATTTTGATGCTTGGTGTGTGGCTAATAAGGTAGAACTTACTAGACCTGTTAGGGAAGCTTATCTTACTGAAGCACAGGTTATTAAGTCTTGGGACATCAATAAGCTTAATGCTTATCTCCAAGCTCAGACTTATGCATCTGTAATTGGTGAATTTGTACATCCTGCTGGTCAGTATAGTAGTGCTAGAAAGCATCTTACTGATGTCATTGCTAATCCTATTGAGGTAGAAGGTACTGGTCAGGATATTACTGTTATTACCTATAACCCTGTTTATTCACTTGAAGAAGTGGATAAGAAGTTCTTTGAACTCCAGGGTTCTCAAAGGGAACATCAGGCTAAGTTTAACCAGTATCAGCATGAGATTACTTCTGCTGTAGAAGCAGACAAAGCTAAGAAAGACAATGAGTTTGCTAAGGCATATTCTGAGTATTCTAAAGCTTTTGATAAGGCTTATGCTGAATATACTGCTTGGAAGACATCTGAGGGTCAGCACATAGCAGACCTTAAGATAGTTGTTCCTGAGGCTCTTGCAGGTATCTACAAAGAGATTCAGGGACTTGGTAAGTAACATTCTGGATTGCCAGAGGAATTACTGTATATGTAAGTAAGTAAGTGTATCTGTATTACTAATAACACTGTTTTATCATAACTGCAAGTTATTCAGCCCTGATGTCTTTTTAGGAGGACTGGTCTCGGGGCTATCATGAGCTTTGGGTTTACCAAAGTGTTTTTCAAAGGAATATCAATAAAGAATCTTTTTCTTTGCTCTTGCTTTTGTAGATATTCCTTGCTTTTGTACTTGTTATTGTTATTGGTCATTATTACACTGAAAACTTACATAGCCACCCCCAGGGAGAAGTAGTTGGTTCTACTTCTCCTTTCTAGTGCAGGCATAACCAATGTACACTTACCCCCAAGTTAAGTATACATTCCTGCCAAAAGTGGTAAGCTTGGGCAGTTTCAAACCTCCTGATGTGCAGCTGAAAACTGGGTTGATGGAGGTTCTAACTTGTTTATTATGATTTTACAACACAATATTCTTTTTACTCTTAAAGATGGTTCAGTTAAGAAAGTCTCTACTTGTGTGGAGATAGGTTCTTTTGTTATACCAATTAAGACAGTTTGTGACTTTGATGCTATACCTATACAGGATGTAGTAAATATAGCCACAGAAACAAAGTTAGACCAAATAATTGAGTGCTAGTATGAAATACAAAAAGAAACTTGAGAAGCTTGCAGCAAGGCAGGCTTTTTATGAGCTGCATCCTAATAGTGCAGCAGGTGCAGGTGTAGCAAAGAAAGCTTTTAAGTTTACTAAACCTGGGAGTATTAAGTAATGACAAACAAGCAACTACAAAAACTTCTCTCTCATTATGCAGATGATGAAGAGATATTTATCTTTACTGGTAATTGGCCTACTGAGATGCATGAACCTGTTGTAGGTACTAGAATTCAGGATGTCAACACCAATAAAGGTAAAGGAAGAGATAAGTTAGGAAAATGCTATAATGCCATTGTTTTAACTACTGTCAAAAGCTAGGCATCTTAATGTCTCAAAGCTCAATTTGGCAGTAGGAGTATAAAGAGGTGACACAAAGCCAATTCCTCTTGGATTAGGTGTTCTAAACATCTCAAAGTGCAGTTGTGGCCGTTGGCACCATTAGAGTTGAAGAAGCCAAGACTCTTTGCTCATGTTTTCTTGGTTGAAAATGTGAGCTCTATGAAAACAGACTATGAAATTTTTAAGGAATTATCTCTCATACAGAAAACTTCTTTCTTAAAGAAGCATCCTGAATATGATAAAAGTTATTATGTCTCTTATGCTTTTAACAGAGATGGTTTTATGGGATTTGGTAGTACTACTTTAAGTGGCACTATACCTCTTCTACAGTATGGACCATCAAAAGGACATTTAGCAGAATATTTTGAGAAAGAGTTAAGAAAAAACTATTCTCATGTTGTCATAGTCAACTTTTGGGAGATATAACTATCCCTTCAGAACAATAGAAGGGTGTCAAGGAAGCTGAGGTTGTATGCTAGCTTAAAGCTAAAGCAGCATTCTAAGGTCGAGGTTGTGGATGAAAGTGTAGGTTTCCTTTTACTAAAAACTACTTGAGAGAGTTGCCAGGTTCCCCTCTCTCAGAATTACCTTACTGTCTGGAGTTAAGGTATGGGACAGTTTGAGTAGTGACTGTCACCTTTATTTGTAGTTCTCTACAAATCTTCTTAAGGTTGTCCAACAATGAGGACAATCTGACATGTGGGAAAGACCACAGCCTTATACAAAGTTTTGTTTGGAAGGTAATTCTTAGTTGCAAATAAGGATTATTGAGTAGGACATTATGGAGTAAATGTTACTAGGGTGACTAGTATATAATGACTAGTGTTTGTAGCATTAACTAGTAAAAACATCTCTAATTTAGCTCAAGGAAAGTAAATAGAGATATGAGGTATGAGTTTTGCTGAGTTTCTAGAGCTCAAAGTTTATAAGCCTCTTTACCATAACAGTTTACAGTCTGTTTAAAACTGTCCCTTTTCTCAATTAAAGTCCTATGAATATCCATTGTAGACTCTAATCTATATTATGGTAATGAAGGAAGATGTTTGGGTAAGAACCAACTTCATAGGCAATTAGTCAAGATACTTCTAGTCACAATTCTTGACACAAATCTACAAAGATGTGAGTAGGTTTTTATTTAAATTAAAAATTCAGACCTTTTTATTATAGTTAAAGGAAAATAACTTTAAAAACCATTAAAAAGTAAGACATGCATGGTTAACTCCCTCCTGTCCACGAGAGATTGTTTACTTCTTATAAGAATACTAGTAAAACTTATAAGTTTCTTTATCGTGGAGTCAATAGTTGAAAGATACAACTATAAAAATATATAAGGATATTGCAGAGTGATTACTAGATTAGTCAAGACTGTCATGAAGGCCAAGGTGGTGAGAATCCTCAATAATAGAGTCTTATATCCTTATTAACCAAGTTGAAGGACATACAACTTAAATAAACCCCTTGACAGTTGGTCGTTAGTAAATTGTACAAAGTGTGTAGAGGAATAGTGGAAAAAAGACACCAAGAGAGATGAAATTCTAGGCTCTCAATTTTTTATAACTTTAATTTTGTCTATCAGTTAAAACTATGACAACCCTATGATTGTTGTGGGATAGTAAATGGGAACTTATATAACCAAGCAAATTAAAGTTTTAATTTTATTAGATTAGTTTTATCTTTCTGTAATTTGTAGGTTGGGCGACCTTAAAAACAGATGGCTGATAGGAAAGACTATCAATTTTGTAATCCGAGGTAGGAAATTGTAGTAATACAAGAAGGTTAGGGATATAAAAATCCTTTACTAAAAGGATAATATATCATTAGGAAAGAAGTTGGGAATTGCGCAACTGTGTAGGATTACATTATTTTTACTTAAAAATTATATCTTCTCAAAGAATAAATAGGAGTAATTGCCCTATTCATGTAGCAAACCACTATTACACGCTTTGAAAACAGTATAGGAGAGATGTGGGAATCTCCTATACTTGAAGATATTATACTCTCCATTAGCTCAGTTGGTCCAGTAGCAATACACTCATAATGTAGAGGTCCCTGGTTCAAGTCCAGGATGGAGAACTATCAACATAACAGAAACAAGGCTGAGATACTAATAGGGAAAAGTGATAAGGCTAACAGAAACATTGTTGATATTTACAGTGGCAGAGTGGAACGCATAAGCTTAACTAATCATTAGGCAAAAACCATCAGAGGCTCATAACCTCTGGATAGCAGGTTGGACTCCTGTTGCCGCAACTAAAAACAGAAACAAATGAAAGCAATTAAAGATAAAATTGTAATGAGTGATGCATATTATTTTGTGCTAGCTTATTTGAATGCAACAAATTTTGCTCCTGTTCAAGCAAAAGGTTTTTGTAAAATTGACCAAAGAACAGGACATCCAATATTTAGAATGAATATGCTTGATTATGAAACATTCAAAGAATTGTTTTATGATGGTATGCATTGGATGTTAAGCAAATCACAAGAGTTGACATTAGAAAATATTGACAAATACAATCTTGAATAATATGGAAATCAACAAACAGTTATTTGAAGATGTACTTGCTGGTAAATTAGAGGGGAATTTTGTACTTAAAAATGGATTTAGAGTTAATAGTAGTAGACTCTGTAAAAAAGAAGGAAAAAGAGCTATTTATTGTTATTGGTTAAAAGGATTTTCTCCTTTATATACAGTAAATGGTATTCCTAACTCTATATTTGCTAGAAACTATACTATTGTAGATTTTATACCCAAATATCGAACAATAGATTTGGAAATGCTAGAATATTGCAGAAAAGATTTTGAGTTTTCACAAATGTTATCAAAAGCAATAAATAATATGAATACACTTGAAATTGAGATTCCAGAAGGAAAAGAGATTGACTGGAAAGAATCTGAAAAACAAAATAGGATTATTCTGAAAGATAAGCAGTTGACTTATAAGGATATTTGTGAGAAATTGTTTAAGTATAAAGAATTTTTCTTTACAAACAATACTGGAGTGATTCAAAGTAGTTCTCCTACTTCCAAAGAATATTTAGCTAATGCAGCAAATAATTCAACTTCCTATCATCAACTTGAGTGTATTCTTGCAAAAAATATGCTTGCTAATGTTGCAAAGTATCTAAATAATGGATGGAAGCCATCATATACCAGTGAAGGTCACTATGATGCCTGGATTTTATTCACAACTCCAGATAAAAATTACATAGGTACATTTAAAATAAATAATTGTAGTCAAAATAGTAATGTAATATTCAAGTCCTTTGAACTTGCACAACAAGCAATAAAAATCCTTGGAGAGGAAACTGTTAAACTTGCATTAGAACCTTTAGGAATATGATAATAGCACAATATATCTGTGGAGGACTTATTATTCTTTTATCACTAATTCTTATCGGTATTGGAATATATGTCATTTGTAAAGGAGAAAGAAATGGATTTCTTCCAATACTGTTAGGCATTATGTTTACTTCTCCTGGTGTGGTGATTATTACTGATAAACCTATTCCTACTAAACAAGATGTTCTTGATGGTAAAGCAATTTATCAGGAGAGTATTCACATTAGAAATAATGATACTATTAAGACTTATGAAATAGTATGGAAACAAAAGAATTAAAAATTACAATTCCTGAAGGACAAGAAATTGATTGGCAAGAAAGTGCTAAGCAAGAGAAAATAGTGTTTAAGAAGAAGGATACTAAACCAAGAAGTTGGGAAGAGTATTTGAGGTTAAACACTGGATTTGATGGTATAGGAATTGATTGGAATATAGTTGGTGGTATTCAAGCAACTGGATTACATCACAGAGGTAAAGCAATTGTTCCAACTAAGTATGGTGCTCCATTTATTGCCATGATGCAACTCATGTCTGTGAGAGAAGACTGGATTGGTAATTGGGAGCCTAATTGGAAAAATCCTGATACAAAGAAATGGTGTATTATCTTTGAATGTGAATTAAAAGTTAGCTACTTTTATTCTAATTCAAGAGCTTTATCTTTTCCAACAGAAGAAATGGCAGTGGACTTTATAAATTGCTTCAAAGATTTGTTAGGAATTGCAAAGTCATTGATTTAAAACAAATTACAAACTATCGGACAAGGCTTAGGCAGGTGATATTGAAGTGAATCAGGAGAATACTAGACTCAAAAGGTTTGGTGTAGGAATTCATTTGTACTGAATAGTTTCAATAAACAAACTGGTGGGATGCGAGTGGATAGTTTGTAGTTTTAAGTAACTAATTTTTCAAAAACATATGTTAATCTTGTTAAGACTTCTTTTTGTAATCCTAGGAATTGTATTATTTCCTATTTGGTTGATTACATGTCTAATCTGTGGTATTTACTCTATTCTTAGGTACATACTTGTACCATTTGTTTGGATAGCAGGTGGTGGAGATGTCACAGATGATTATCTTGAGAAGAGTAGTATGGAATACATTGATGAGTATCTCTTTAATGATTCTATCTCACCATGTTTTCCTATGTGGTATCCTTCTCTTCTAGAAAAAGTATACTCATATATCTATGAGTTGGATGAACAAAAACAAAAGAAAAAGAAATGAAAAAGTTTATTTCACTATTAGTTGTATGCTTGTTAAGCATTACACTATTTGCAAAGACAAACGATGCTGAGATTGTCAAGGAAGCATCAGGAAATTTTGTTGATGCTGTTAGTACAGTTCATCAAGATGTAAACACTGTAGTTGGTACAGTTTATAATGATGCTAAGTCTGTAACTACAACTCTTTATGAGGATGGTAAGGATTTTGCTAAGGACCTCTATCCAGAGGTAAAAGCAGCTGTTATTTCTATTGCTAAAGGCCTTGGAGTAGCAGCAGAACATCTTTACACAGTTTTGGTAAAGAAATATGTAGTTGAAGGACTTGTACAACTCATACCATTTATAATTGGTCTTATCTTGGTAATAGTTGGTTGGATAAAGACAGAGAAATACTTTAAGACTGCTGAAAAGATTAAGTGGCAGTGTCTTTATCCAATTAGTCTCTTAGTTGTTGGTGCTATTACTCTTTCTTGTGTAGATTATAACACAATGTTTATGGGTATCATCAATCCTGAATATGGAGCAATTAACTATATTCTTGAATATGCAAAAGAGATGATAAAATGATAAGGCAATTCATAAATTGGGGTCTTTTCATATTATTTATTGTTCTTAATGTACTTATCTGGAAACCTACTTGGATTTACAAAGAAAAAGGAACTATCTGTAGTAAAGTTGTTAAGACTGAACAAGATAGATTTATTGATGGTAATCCAACAGGTAGAAAGAACATTTCCTATGAATTTTCCTATAAAACACCTAAAGGAAGAACTGTCAAGGAGTCTGTAGACTATGTAGATGAACCTGATGGTTATGATAGGTATAAACTTAGGAAAATCACAGAAGAACATAAATATTATGGATGTAATGGCTGGATTATTTTTGGCAATATTCTCTTTATTATCTGGAGTGTTATTTGGTTAATCTTCTGTATATTCTCCACTTGTTGTTGGAGTGATATATTAGATAGAGGACTAACTCACTGTCATGAAGAAGATTGTTTCTTATACTTTATGTGTAGTGGCAAAAATGACATTAAAGAAGAATCTCAGAAAATAAGAGAATTCTGGGGGTACTAACCCTGGATGGCCCATTCTTCTATCGGTTAGGAAGGTAGGTTTTCATCCTAATAAGAGCAGTTCGACTCTGCTATGGGCTTCTTCCCATACAATGTCAAAAATTTGTCAAATTACAGGCAAGAAAGCCAAGAGTTCTTTCTGGGTGGTTAGGGTCAATTGAGTTTGGCCCTAATCTCTAAAAAATTAAACAACAATGAAAAAGATTATTATTTGTGCAATTTGTGTTCTTGGACTAATTTTGTGTGCATTTGGTCCTAAATTAAGAGGAACATCACAAAGAGTTGCTTCTGGTAGCAGAGTTGAGGTAGAAGAAGTAAAGATAGATACTTGTGTTTATCATGCTTTCTATAACTGTTACAATGGTACAGGAGGAATTTTTGTAATTAGAGTCAAATAACTTAAAAATCAAAAAATTATGAGTTTTACAATTTATGACATCAAGGCTAAAAATCGCCGTGGTAGAAGAGCAGGTTTGAATATGCCTAGGAGAGCTAACTGTAGAAAAATGACTAAAGCTAGAATAGCTAATGGTCAACATGGTTATCTCTGTCACACTGGTGGTATTGTGCCTTCAAAGTAAATAACAACTGAGTAATAAGAGTTCTAACTTGACAAAGAGAGTGAATGACTGTCTTTTGGATTGTAGCATATATTTTAAAAAAAGAATCAGTCAAGGATTCTCTCTTATTACTAAACTGGGGAGATGGTGAAATTTTTGAACAACCTCTTATGTATTTCTTCCTGAAAGGGATTGTCAACATGAGAGTTACTTCTATGGTTATACACGCTTTTTATTGGAAAAAAGATTCTCCTGGTTCGAGTCCAGGTCTCCCCACTTAATTTAAAAACAATTAAAAATATGAGTAATTTGCTTGCTTGTATTGTAGTAATTCTTCTTATAATCTTCTTTATAGGAATAATTGTACTACAAGTTCATGAAAAAGTTAAGAATTTCCCACAAAGTATTTATGAGGTAATTACCCCATTACATACTGGGATTCTTCTAGTTATCTGTGCCATATTTTCTGGTTTAATGGGTCTATTATTTGACTATAATTGCCATGATTTTTGGGCAGAATTCTTGTTGTTGATAGCTTTAGTAGTTATCTGGGATTTTATTGTGAAATGTATTGCTTGGTTAATCTGTAAAATTAAATACAAATGACTTGGTATTATGCACTAACTGGTACTGTTTATGCTATTTTTCTAATTCAGTTTTTGTTAGCTCTTCTTGGAGCTGATGCAGATGTGGATATAGATTTTGATGCAGATGGTACTGCTGATATAGGATGGTCAGACATTCTATCATTTAAAGGTCTTATTCATTTCCTTATGGGATTTGGTGGTTGGTTATCAGTTATGGGTTACAACAGAGGAACTCTTGTCTGGTATGATTACCTAATTGCCTTAGGCTTTGGTATCTGTTTCTTCTTATCTCTTTACTATCTTGGTAAGAGCATGTTAAAGTTGGAAAGTAAACCTACTCAACTAACAGGTAAAGACCTTATTGGCTCAGAAGCAATAGTTACAGTTGTATCAGCTGACTCTAATTATTACATTGGTCTGGTTGATGGTAGAGAATATATGGCAAAAGCCTGTAAGAAATTTTCACCTGGAGACAAAGTAGTAATTGCTGACTATGTTAATGGAATGTACATTATTCAATAATAAAATCAAACAAGTATGAATTGGACAATTTTTGCTGTAATTGCAGTGATTTTAGTAGTCCTAGTCATATCTGCTATCTGGCTTCTGTCCAGGTATCGGAGATGTCCTAGTGATGAAATTTTAGTAGTCTTTGGTAAGGCTGGTAAGAAAGAAGTAATGGTAAATGGAGAGAAGATTGAAACAATCTTACCTTCTAAAATTATTCATGGTGGTGGTACATTTGTATGGCCTGTAATCCAAGATTATAGGATGATGCAGTTGACACCTCATAAGATTCAACCTACTGTTACTGGTCTTTCTTCACAGAATATTAAGGTTACTATTCCTGTAACTCTTACCACTGGTATTGGTACAACTGATAATCTCATGCAGAATGCTGCTAGTAGATTCTTGAGTTCTTCTGTTCAACAGATGGATAATCAGTTGGAAGATATTATCATTGGTGAGGTTCGTTCCTTGATGGCTACAATGACCATTGAGGAAATCAATGCTGACAGAAATAAATTCCTGGATGAGGCCAAGAAAAGAATTGAGGTAGAACTGAACAAAGTAGGTTTCACTATCATTAACATCAATGTAGCTGACATTTCAGATAATGCTAACTACATCAACAATCTTGGTAAGAAAGCTGCAACTCAAGCACAAGCACAGGCTGAGGCTGACATTGCAGAACAGGAGAAACAAGGTCAGGTAAAGATTGCTAACACCCAAAAGGAGAAAGAAATCCAAGTAGCTGCTGCTGAAAAGGAGAAAGCTACAACTGTAGCAAAGACTAAGCAAGAAGAAAGAGTAACTGTTGCTGAGGTAAACAAAGAACAGGATATTCAACTTGCTGAGGCTGCTAGAGCTAAAGCAGAAGGTGTTGCAATTGCCCAATCAGAACAAGCTATTGCTGTTGCTAAAGCAGAGCAGAAAGCACAATCTGAGCAGGCAGCACAGGAATCTATTAAGCAGATTAACATTGCTAAAGCAAAGGCAGAAGCAGCAGCAAAAGCCGCAGCTGCTGAGCAAGCAAAAGAATCTGCTGTTGCAGAAGCTACACAAGAGAAAGAGGCAAAGATTGCAGAGTATGAGTCTAATAAAAGACAAGTAGCTGCTGAAGCTTCTAAGAAAGCAGGTGTAGCAGAGCAAATGGCTACTATTGATGTAGCCAAAGCAAAAGCTGAAGCTGGTAAAGCAGAAGCTGATGCACAAAAAATAACAGGCATGGCCAAAGTTGAGGCTGAAATGGCAGTTGCTCAGAAAGAGCAGGAACAAAGAATTAAGGTCAATGAGACTACTGCAAAAGCCAAAGAGGCTGAAATGCAGGCAACAATGATTGTTCCTACTCAGAAAGCAAAAGAAAAAGCTGTCATTGAAGCTGAGAAAGTAAAACAAGTAGCAGTACTTGAAGCAGAAGCAAAAGCTGCACAAATCTTGAAAGAAGCTGAGGCTCAAGCTGAAGCAATCAAGATTAAACAGTTAGCTGAGGCTGAAGGTAAAAGAAAAGTTTTACTTGCTGAAGCAGAAGGTAAGAGAGCATCTCTTATGGCTGAAGCAGAACAGCAACAAGCTATTGCACTTGCACCAGCTCTCGCATTTGAGAAGATGGTTCAAACAGCAGGTGGTAATCCTGATGTAGTTGTTCAGTACATGATGACTGACAAGTATGAAGGTATTGTAGGACAGCAAGTTAAGGCTCTTGAGCATATTCAGCTTGGTAATGTAAATGTGTATGGTGATGCCAACACAGGTGCACAATTCATGCAGAGTATGATTAAGAACTTTGCTCCTATGATGGATGGATTTAATGTAGGATTGAAAGACAAAGTTAAGAGTCTGTTCTTGGGCTCTAGTCCTAGTACTACTAATCCTCCTGTTACTGAAACAAAGGTGGAAATGCCTGAAGTAAAGTAAGTTAGGTAACTAACATGAGAACTGTAGTGAGGAAGCATACCATAAGAACTGCTCCTCACTCTTTCTCTCTGACCCAGTAGCTCAGTTGGATAGAGCAACAGCCTTCTAAGCTGTGGGTCGAGTGTTCGAGTCACTCCTGGGCCACATAAAACAAAAACAATATGAAAAAGGAAATAATTGAAAAATTAAAATCTCATAAACTTTTTAGAAATCCAAACATTATTAGTAATTTAGTGTTTGAACCTCTAGAAGTTGATGAAGAAAAGAAAACAATTAAAGTAAATTGTATTGATAGAGTATCAGGTTATTCTCATATAGAAGTATGGGATGATTGGGATATTACTCTCAATGCTTTTCTACTTGGTGAATATAAATTTCTTTAATATGGGATGTCATACATGGTTTTATGTTTATCTTGAACAAAAACAAAAGGAATTAAAGGAAGAATATTTTAACAGAATAGTAGATGGTGCTAGATTACTGTTAAAATTATATAAAGAAACAACTGAAGAGGAATGGAATAAAGATTTTACATCTTATGAAAAGGATGATAATAGAGCTTATTGGAAAGATAAGACTTATCCTGAATGTAAATCTTTATCAGAACTTAAAGGTTGGTCTGATAAGAGTATACTTGAAGAAATCAAGCTTGCACAAACAAAAACTTGGCAAGAGTATAGAGATTTCTTCATTGGTTTAAACTCTTTACTTGTTGAAAGTCTTGAAACAAATTGTCATTGTCTAGAAGATGTAGCAAATTTGTTACCTGAACAATTGCATAGTGTAACGGGTCTTAAATATAAGAATGGTAAAGTTTACATAGATGCTAGTTCAGAAATTGCTGATAAATATCTATCTAGAAGAATATGTGACATCTTTAGAATACATGATTATAGTGCAAAACCTTGCTACAGTGTAGCAGATTGTGTACAAAGATGTAAAGAACATAATGTTATTCTAAAAGATGAAGAGTTTCAAGAATTAAAAGAATGGTACCAGGAATATCCTGATACTATGATTACTTTTGGTTAATCTAAGGAGGGTTGTCACAGAGAGGGTTACTTCGTTTTATTAGCTCATTTGGTAGAGCACAAAAATTGGTAATTTTGGGGTACCTTGTTCAACTCAAGGATGAAACTTTTATATCCCTTTCTACCTCTCTCCCTCCTTTTTACTATAAAGCAGGTTGTCAAATATGGAGTTACTTCTTTTAGCTCAGCTGGATAGAGCATTTGCCTCCTAAGCAAAGTGTCGGTGGTTCAATTCCACTAAAGAAATCCTTAAACACTCTATATTATTTCTCCTGCTTTTCCCATAGGGGATGTCAGTGTAAAGTTACTTCTATAATTAGCGTCATGGTTTGCCAATAACTGAAAAATACTTTGCTCTTTTTCTCCCCTTTTTACAATAGGAGAGGGTGGAGTTAATACCTCATCCTCTTTCTTATTAGGGCCTATTTGGTTTTGACAGCATTATATGATTAATGGGAACATGCAAAGAGAGTACTGCTCTAAATTACGGTACAAAAAATAAATGCTAGCAGAAGAAGACCTGTTAGATTGGTTGCCTAAGCTTAGGCTTACTTAACTGTAAACTAGCTTATTATGGCATAACCTGGGTAATTATACCTGGAAACAGAAAATAATTGACATTGTGGAAAGACACATTTAACTTTCTTCAAAGTATAAATGAAGTGGTGGAGTGGCTAGTTGCCAAACCAATTAGCCCCTGTGGGTAAAGTAACCACATTAAAAAGAACTAAGCATGTAAAGTTTCCTATTAGTTGATATTGTTGGACCTGGGTTCGACTCCCAGTAGGTCCACTGGTCCTTGAGGTTTTTGTTTCTCTGTTAGTTTTTCTACGATTTTTCCTAGCAGAGTTTTTGTTTTTCCTCAAGAGTAGGTCTCTCCATCCCTATATAAAAAAGATGGTATCTATATAGACATAAGTCCACAATTAAGGAGGTCATTGTAGTGATACAGAATAGGCAAAAGCTATTTGTCAGAGAGCCTTGCTCACTAGGTTAAGACAAACTACATAATAAGCTAGAATAAAAGTATGGAGACTCAGAGCACCTAGTATGGCAGTCTATAACCATAGGTATTTATATACTTTATTTTACTGTGTTTGGGCAAACACTTGAAACGGCATCCTAGTTTGGAGGTTTAAAAGTTAAAACCTTCTGCGAGCATAGGCATCCCTTCACTGGGAAAGTTATGCTCAACATCTGGTGTTAAGTAGCACCTAAAATATACTTCTTATGTGATTCAATGGTTAATATTGTGTTTTTGTTTGCGCGGTGACTCTAGGCAAGATGGGTTGTGAAACTAGTCTTGCCACCTTCTTTTTCTAAAGTTTATGAAAAATGTAAAAATATATGCAAAAACAGTTGAAGATGAGGCAATGTTACAAATTCAAAACATGTCTTTATCTGATGCTTATGGAGAATGTCCTGTAAGAATAATGCCTGATTGTCATGCAGGTGCAGGATGTACAATTGGTACTGTAATAGGTATTAAAGATAGAGTTGTACCTAATACAGTTGGAGTAGATATAGGATGTGGAATGTTGGTTGTTCCTTTAGGTAATATTGAGATTGATTTAGCAGCTCTAGATAATTTCATTAAAACTGAAATACCTTCTGGATTCAATATCAATGAACAGTTTCTTGGTAAAAGTTTTTATCATCCTAGTACACTTACTCAATTTAAATGTCAAGAAGTTATAGATGCTGATATGGCTTTAAAGTCTATTGGTAGTCTTGGAGGAGGTAATCATTTTATTGAAGTTGATATAAATGAAAATGATGAAAAATTTCTTGTAATTCATACTGGTAGTAGAAATCTTGGTGTAAGAGTATGTAAGTATTATCAAGAAAAAGCTATAAAGAGTTGTAAAGCAAAGAGAACTGATTTTATAGAAATTATTAACAGTCTTAAAGAACAAGGAAGACAGTCTGAAATCAATGCTACTCTTGCACAAATTAAAGCAACTCAATCACCTTTCAATGCTGAATTGGCATATCTTGAAGGTAAAGACCTTGAGGATTATCTTAATGATATGAGATTATGTCAAGGATATGCTTCTTGTAATAGAAGAGCAATTGCTATTAGAATTCTTGATTTCTTAGGACTTTCTAATCTTCTTTCTGATTTCTTAGAAGGACATGATAAATCTTTTACAACTATTCATAATTATATTGATTTACCACATAAGATTCTTAGAAAAGGTGCTGTGAGTGCACTTAATGGAGAAAAGCTTATTATTCCTATTAACATGAGAGATGGTTCTCTTATCTGTATAGGTAAAGGTAATCTTGATTGGTTGTATTCTGCACCTCATGGAGCAGGTAGACTTATGTCTAGAAAGAAAGCAAAAGAAAGTCTTAAAGAAGAGGACTTTATTGAAGCAATGAAAGGTATTTATACAACTACAGCAACTAAAGATACTATTGATGAAGCACCTATGGTATATAAACCGATGGATGAAATCATGGAGTGTATCAAAGATACTGTAGATGTTGTAGATATTATTAAACCTATATATAATTTTAAAGCAGCAGAGCAATGATAAATAATCAAATTGATAAACTTATCATGGAGGCTATGAAGTCTCATGAGAATGTAAGAAAAGAGGCTTTAAGAGCAATTAAAGCTGCTTTCTTATTATGGAGAACTCAGAAAGAAAATGTTAATAAACCATTTACTGATGAAGTAGAAATTCAAATCATCAAGAAAATGGTAAAACAAAGAGAGGATTCTATTGAGCAATTTAAACAGGCTAATAGAATGGATTTAGTTGAGGCAGAAGAAGCACAACTTAAAGTTCTTAAAGAGTTTTTACCAGTAGAAGCAACTAGGGAAGACATTTTGAAATGTTTCAATGATGTAATTGGACAAGATGGTTTTGAGCCTGTAAAGAAGAACATGGGTGTCATTATCAAAACAATAAAAGGTTCACTTCCTAATGCTGATGGCAAATTAGTTGCAGAAGTTGTACAAGAATTTTTAAACAAATGAAAAAGACATTATTTGTTTTTAATATTCAAAGTATTTCTGATGTTATTACTAATAGTTCTAGTGAACTGTTTGTTTTTGACAATAAAAATACTGTTGCAGAAGTAATAGCAATTCTTGATAGTATTTATCCTAATTGGTCAACTGAGTATAATGACCCAGTTCTCCTTAGAGATGCAGATGATGAAGAGGTTGAAACCTACTTTGATTATAGTATGGCTTATTCAGATATTGAGGATTATGGTACATACTATAGAGAAGAAGATGGAAACCCCATTGAGTATGCTAAAAAGAGAGCTAAGACTTATAAATCTGCAATAACTAAGTTCCTTAAAAAGAATTGGAATCTTGATGTAAAATTCTCTGATTTCTACAAAGATGCAGATGATTGTTATAAGAAGTTTTTACCACACCATATGGAACAATTCAGAGGTTCTCTTAATATGTGGTGGTATCCTCAAATAACTGATTCTGGACTTTCTATGTTAAGAGAAAAGAATGGTGACAGAATTCTTTTGTTCTCTAAGGATGAGAATCCTAATTGGGATTATCAAGAAAAGTTAATGGAAGTAGCAGAAAGGTATCATTTAGGATGATTACATTCATTATACCTATTCAAAGTATATCTGACATAATAACCAATAGTTCATCTGAACTCTTTGTAGCATTTGCAAATCCTGAACAAGAATTTACTAGTACTATTGTTGCTAAGAAATTACAGGAAATTTGGGATAATGATGATAAAAAGAGAGAGGAGCTTTGGAACCAATACTGTAGTAGAGGTAAAAATAACTGGGATAAATATGATGAAGCTTTATACAAGTTAGGACTTGATGAGTCTTCAGGTGATGCAGCAGAATGTGAAGTCACTACACTTTCTTATAAAGATATTGCTCATGATGTTAAAAGACATTTCAGGGGTAATGTTGATAAGAAAAATGGTTTGTTCTTACAAATTAGAATTGACCATAATAGAAGACATTCAATTGATTGGATTAGAAATAATCTGTCTGTTGTATCTAGTTACAGTTGTTAATTATGAAAGATTTTACTCACTTTGGTATTAAACAGAGGAATTTTTCAGAATATAACTATAATGCTATATGGCAAAATCTAAAAACAGTAAGATTAGGACAAGGAGTAGCTCAAGAGTTACCACCTATCTGTTCTGAGTTTTATGATGTAAGTCTTGGTACTAAGTGTAATCTAGAATGTCCTTTCTGTTATACTAATGCATTACATACAGGTGTATTCTATAAGGATGTATGTGAGAAAGCAAAAAAGTTCTTTGGAGAGATGGATGAAAATTCCAAACCTTTTCAAATAGCAATAGGGAGTGAAGGTGAGCCAACAATTCATCCTGAATTCATTCCTTTCTTACAAACTATATATAACTTAGGAATAGTACCTAACTACACTACCAATGGTATAACTCTAGCTTCTGAAGACAATAAAGAATTGTTGGAAGCAACAGAGAAGTACTGTGGTGGTGTAGCTGTAAGTGCAAACACTTGGAATGAAAATATCAATAAGACTTGGAAGAAAGCTGTTGATAATTTAAAAGGTATAGACATTAACATTAACATTCATTACATAATTTCAGATAAAGCTTCTGTTGACAAATTTGTCAGTGAAGTATATCCATATGTAAATGATATATTGTATTTTGTTCTATTACCACTTATGCCTTCTGGTAGAAGTGTTTGCAAATATACACAAGAAGAATTTGAGTATTTGTTAAGTAAAAATTTAAATTGGTCTAAAATAGCTTTTGGAGCACATTTCTATGACTTACTTAAACAACAAAATAAAATCAAATGCTGGTTGTATCCTCCTGAGAGTTTCTCAAAGAATTTAATTTTGGGAAATCCTATAAAAATAACAAAAAGTTCTTTTCACAAAGAGCCAATCTGGCAAAAAGATGTATGAGAAGTGGTGTTTTCTGTTTAGACACTTATATGGAACCCTTTGAGCGGGGTCAGTGGAAAGACTACAGAGAACCTCAAGGAGTTCTTGTAATGAAGGATGATTATGGTATTATATTACCACCTGCTCCTCCATTTAGAGCTGCTTGGGGAGTTCCTGGAAGTAATGAAAGACTCATTACTGATGTGGAAACTATCAGTGGTCTTGGAGCTACTTTAAGAATGCATGAAGTTCTAAAAGATAAAGAATATACTGTTCAAGGAGAACCTTTCTCTTATTTTAAAGGTTCACCTGCTGCACAAGGAGCACTTAACTTAAGTTATGGTTCTATTGGTAAAGGTAGATGGTATGTTCCTAGTAAGATAGAACTTAACATGGTATTCTTTAACAATTGGTTAGAGGAAATAAATAAATGCTATCTAGTAATGGGTATTCCAGTAATCAGATATGGTTATTATTGGAGTAGTATTGCTAGAGAAGGATACCAGTCTAATGCCTGGTATGTGTACCAGAGTTACGCTGACTATGCTCTCTGGGACAATGGTAGCAAGCGTTACCAGGATGGTGTGCTGGCCTGTGCTTCTTTTATCCTTTAATCTTGTTACCGACCCACTCACTTTAATGAGTGGGTAAATAAATATAAACTAACAATATAGACTTATGAAATATAGGTTTTTAGCTAAAGAAACAACTGAAGCTCTTATAAAGTATTTACAATCTTGGTTTGAACAAAATGGACCAGGATGTAATGCTGTAATAGGTATATCAGGAGGTAAAGACTCTACTATTGCAGCAGCACTCTGTGTAAAAGCTTTAGGTGCTGAAAGAGTCATAGGTGTATTGTTGCCAAATGGTGTTCAACATGATTTCAATATAGCACAGAAAGTGTGTGAAACTCTTGGAATCAAGAACCTGTCTATTCCTATTGGGACTATCTTTGAAGAATTCCAGGATAGATATAAGATGGCAAATGTACACAATACTCTTAATGAAGTAACTGAGCAAGCAAGAATTAACTTAGCTCCTAGAATTAGGATGACTATGTTAAGATATGTAGCACAAGCAAATAATGGCAGATTGATTAACACTTCTAACTTATCTGAAGACTGGGTTGGTTATGCAACTGTTGATGGAGATAGTGCAGGAGATGTATCACCATTATGTATGCTTACTGTACAAGAAGTAAAAGCTATTGGACATGAACTTGGACTTCCTGCTGAACTTGTTGAGAAAGTTCCTGAAGATGGACTTGTTGGTACATCTGATGAACAAACACTTGGAATCACTTACAAAGATATAGACACCTATATCAGAGAAGGTGAAGGAAGTGCTGAAGTAATTGAAAAGATTAACAAAAAGTTTGAAGCAAACAAGTTCAAGATTTATAGAATGGCAAGTATGCCTTGCTTCTGGCCTGAAATTGAAATGTTGTTTGACTTAACTGAAAAGCCTACCAATGTAGAGATAATGTCTCTAGGTATGGCTAAAGACCCAAGATTCCAATGAGAAAGGTTCTTATTTTGATTGATTGTCAAAATGATTTCTGTGCACAAGGTGGTGTTTTGGCAAATAAAGAGTCTATTGCAATTGCAAAAGACATTGCTAAAACATTACCTGAGCTTATTTCTGAAAAAGGTTTTGACTATATTCTTGCTACAAGAGATACTCATTATAGGCAATCTTATGATGTCACAGTAGAAGGTAAACATTTACCTGTTTTACATTGTATATGTGAAACTGCTGGTTGGTGTCTAAGAGATGATATTATGGAAGCTCTTGACAATTGTCAAGTTCCTAAAAAGTTTATAAACAAACATACATTTGGTTATAACAATTGGGAACAAATAATTGGTTCAGATAAGTCAGAAATAAGAGAGTTCTATTTAGTAGGATTCTGTACTGATATTTGTGTTGTTACCAATGCTCTTGTTCTCAAGACATTATACCCTAATTCAGAAGTGTATGTCTATGAAGGACTGACAGCAGGTGTAACTCCTGAAAAGAAAGAGGCAGCTATTGAGACAATGAGAAGCTGCCACATAAACATTATTTGATATGGACAATATTGTTGAGATGGCAAGTTTTATTGCAGGTGTAACAGTTGGTTTCGCTTCAATGTTTCTTTTCTTATGAGTGAAAATGCTAAAACAAATATAACTATAAGTTTCAATCTTCCACTTATTTTAACAATTGCTTTCTTTATTGCTAAGGTGACAGAGAAAATTGATTGGAATTGGTGGTGGGTATTTAGTCCTTTGTGGATTACTGGAACTTTAGTTGTTTTAATGTTTATAATCTACATAATTATTCAATGCTTTTCGTCAACAAAATACCTGTAAAGGTAGAACATTTCCAGGATGGTACTCAAAAGATAAATATGCCAGATTTTGGTGTAAATGCTTTTCATATAGTATGGAAGTATCATTGTGATGAAGAATTAGTCACATTGATATTTGTTTGTGGTTATCTCAGAGATAATTATCAAGACTGTACTATATCTCTGGAAATGTTGTATGTTCCTAATGCTAGAATGGACAGAGTAGAAGAAAGAGGAGATGTCTTTACCCTTAAGTATTTCTGCAATGTTATTAACAGTTTACAGTTTGAAAGTGTAACAGTTTTTGATACTCATTCAAAAGTAACTGATGCTCTAGTTGATAGGATGTGTAAAATACCAACTGATGTATCATTGAAAGAAGCCCTTGATGTTATACATAGTGGGATGTTTGATGATAAATTCAGTAAGGTTACAATTGTATTTCCTGATAGAGGTGCTTATGATAGATACAGTTCTCTTGAAATCTTAAAGCCTTTTAGAAAGGTAATAGGAAACAAATCAAGAGACTGGAAAACTGGCACTTTGCAAGACCAGGAGCTATATGGAGTAGATACATTGGAGACAGGTATTCCTGTTCTGATTATTGATGACATATTATCCTCAGGTGGTACCATCTGTAAGACTATTGCAAATATCAGGGAAAAAGTGAATTGTCCAATTTATGTATATGCTTCCCACTGTGAGAATAAACTTATAGAAGATAATACAGAGAATTGGCAATACATTCTAAGTAATGTAACAAAATTGTTTACAACAAATGGGATATATTCTCATGAAATTGAAAAGGTTGTGATATTATGGTAGCAATAAACCCTGCAAGTATGTTGGATAATGACCTCTATAAGTTTAGCATGAGCTATGCTTATATGAAGTTATTTCCTGAAGCAGAGGGTACATTTGTTTTCTGTGATAGAGGTAAAACAGAGTATACTGCTAAATTTGTAACCGCTTTGCAACAAGAGTTACATAGACTGGCAGAAAGAATGTTGTCTAATGCAGAGAGACAATGGTGTGTACAAAACATACCATACATTCCTGAGTGGTATTGGGAATGGTTAGAGTCTTTCTATTTTAATCCAAACTTAATTAAACTTTCCCTTGAGAAAGATGGTGAGTTGAAGATTGAAGTTACAGATAAACTTTATAAAGTTACTCTGTATGAGGTACCTATTCTCTATACAGTTGCAGAAACATACTATAAAATCTATGGTAAATCTCTAACTGTTGACCAGTATCAAGAGATATGTAGAAAAACTGAAGAGAAATGTAAGATTGCTGAAGAAGCAGGATTTAAATTCTCTGAGTTTGGTACCAGAAGAAGATATAGTTATGAAGTACAAGATACAGTTGTAGCTGTTTGTAAGAACTCTACATCCTGCGTCGGTACTTCAAATGTACATCTTGCAATGAAATATGACATGAAACCTATTGGAACTGTAGCACATGAATGGGTAATGTTTCATGGTGCTATGTATGGTTACAATGAGGCTAACTACATGGCATATAAAAACTGGGTAAAGGTTTATGATGGCAATCTTGGTATTGCTTTAACTGATACCTATACTTCTAAAGTCTTTTTCAAGAATTTTTCTTTACAACATGCAAAATTGTTTGATGGTATAAGACAAGATTCTGGAGATGAGAAAGACTTTGTTGAGAGAGCACTAGTTAGATATGATGAGTTAGGTATCAACCCACTCACAAAAACTATAGTGTTCTCTAATGCTTTGGATTTTCCAAAAGCTGCTCAAATTGCTGAATACTGTAAAGGAAAGATAAAAGCTTCCTTTGGTATAGGCACTAATCTTACCAATGATATTGAAGGTGTACAGCCTAGAAATATTGTCATGAAGTTAATGCATTGCAGAATGAACCCAAGACAAGAATGGGTAAATTGTGTAAAGATTTCTGATGACATTGGTAAAGTAATGGGAGCAGATGAGGAAGTAAAAACTGCTATTTATAAATTAGGTCTATGAGAAATTTTCCAGTAGAACATGAAGGAAAAACCTACTGGATAAGTAGGTCTGTAGCAGTTGCAGGTTTCATCTTCACCAAAGATAGTCAAGGAAATTGGTTAGTTCTTGCAAATAAGAGAGGACCAGGTTGTCCTGATAATGTTGGTAAATGGGTTTGTCCTTGTGGATACCTAGATTATGATGAAACCCTCAAAACAGCTATTATAAGAGAAGTTTATGAGGAAACAGGAGTTCTTGTACCTGCTGATAAACTTCAATTTGCAGGTATAGATGATGTACCTGAAGGTAGACAAAACTTAACAGTAAAATTTACTGCATATCTTGGTTCTGATTCACCTGCTGTGAAGATGTTATCTAAAGAGCATTGTGAACCAGATGAGGTAGATGAAGTTATGTGGATACCAGTAGCTAAAGCAGGTGAGTATGATTGGGCTTTTGGACATTATGAACTAATTAGGAGTTTTGTACCATGAACCCAAAAGTAGCTCATCTATTTCTTACAGACAAGTGCACTAATCAGTGTCCTATGTGCTGTAACAACAACTACACTGTAGACAGTATTCCTTTTATAACAAAAGAGGAGTTGTCTACAGTGGAAACTGTTTGTTTAACAGGTGGTGAACCTTTTCTTCTAGATAATCTTTATGGGATTGTAAATGTAATAAGTTCTTTTGCTAAGAATATCTATGTTTATACTTCAGGTTATGAGTTACTCTATTACTTGAAAAAACATACCTTACCTTGTATAACTGGAATTTCCATTTGTCCAAAAGGTAAAAAAGATTGGGATGCATTACAAGAACTTATACACAATACAAGAGCTAGATTGAGGATTTCAGAATGTAGTAATAGACTATATGTTCTTTTAAAACAAGAAGATAGAGCTAACTATGTTACTGAAACTGATATTAGTTTGAGGGCAATTGAACATTTTGCTGAAGAGTTAAATGCTAAGATATTGTTCAGAACTTGGCTTCCTGAAATTACATCTCCAGATGGAGAGATATTTAGAAGAGTTAATTTAGAGGATTTAAAACAATGGAAATCAGAACTATAAGAGGAAGAGCTGTCTTATATGGAGGTTCTTTCAATCCTATACATAATGGACATATAGAAGCAATACAAATGCTCTTAGATAGAAGAGATACCAATGGTATGTACTATTATAATAAGGTAATTGTAGCTCCAAGCTTTGCAAGTCCTTTTAAGGAGTTTAATGTGTGTTTTGCAGACAGATTTGAAATGGCTGCAACTTCTATAAAAAGAGTAATAGGAGATGAAAGAGTAGAAGTCATCTTTGATAGTAATGCATCGCCATTATTTCAATATACTTACTATTTCCTAAAGCATCTATCTCTTAAGTATTCTGATTATTCCATTGATTTAGCTATAGGTGCAGATTGTCTTGCACAAATAACTAAATGGGCATGTTTTAAAGACATACTTTATCAGTTTGATATTGTAGTAATACCTAGAGAAGGAGTTGAAATGAAAGTTCCTGAGGGATTAACTCTAGCTAGAAGTATTACTAAAATGTCAGAAATTCCTTCTAATATAAGTTCAACCTATATCAGACAATGTATTGATGAGTGTAATCCAGAATGGAAAACACTTGTTCCTAAATATGTTGCTGATTATATTCAAAAACATCATCTATATGACTGTAGTTAATCGGACAGGAAATCTATTAGATTCAGAAGCACAGATAATCATGCACCAAGTAAATGATGCTGGTGTAATGGGGAGTGGAGTTGCTGCTGCTATTGCACACAAGTGGCCTTATGTACAAGAACAATACACTGTTCTTATGCAACAAGGTGGCCTTAAACTAGGTGTTGTACAGGTTGTTGAGCATGAACAATGTGTAGAAGGACAGGAAGAACCAAACTATCCTTACATTGCAAATTTGTGTGCTCAAGACTTATACCAAAAAGAGCATTCTTTCTTGAGTATAGGATGTCCTACAAGTTATGATGCTTTGTGGATGTGCCTAGTTAAATTGGCAAAAATCTGTGAAGAAAACAAAATAAGAACAATTGCAATGCCTTATCTCATGAGTTCTTGTAGAGGTGGTGCTAACTGGAATGTAGTACATTCTATGGTTCTAGCAGCATTTGAAAACCTTGATATTACTATTGAGATTTGGCAGTTGCCAAAAGAATAGCAATGATAACAATAAAGGTAGTATTTGTTCAGCAACCAGTACCTGAACAACAAGCTTCACGGCTAAGGCAGTATACTTTTGCAGCTGAAACTGAAGAAGGTATGGAACTACATGTAGGAGATTGCATACAATCTCCAAGATATGATTCCCTACTTCAAGTTTGTGAAATAATCAATGAGCAGTATCTGTTCTATAGCCCTATAACAGGAGCTTTGAGCAGAGAAGCTGGACCAGGTTATTTGCCTTTAAAGTTGCTAAAAGTTCATTGAAATATTGCTGGCTCATAGCCTTTCTGTAAAGAAACAAGCATACATGAGCCTGTCCATAGGGACTGCACCCAGTCATAGGGTAAAGAAAAAATATATGAATACTGTGCTCTCCTAACAGGAAATTTTAATACTTATTTGGTGTATCTTGAATTAGTAATTCCCTATTACAAAAGGGGACTAAGGATGGTGTGCCCAGGAGTCCTGGTAGAGTTTAAAAGAACAAGTAGCCTTGTAGTTCCTGCCAAAAGAAAAAAATCCATAGCCCAAAAGTACCTAATATATTTTAGCGGGGTAAGCAAATAATGTATGGCTATGAGAAAGTTAAGGTAACTCACTATTGGCAATAGTGAAGTTTGTATAGTAAAGTGCCAATTGTTATAAGTATATCTCCAGACATATTAAAAAGTAAGGCTGTGTTGAGCTTTATTTCTTCTGTAAAGTGACAGTGCAGAGATGTGCTACTGGGGTTTGCAGTTATGCTTCTGCATAGGCTCTGGGATAACAATTTATAGGGTAGAGGGATTAGTTTCTCTCTGCCCTTCTATTATGCATGTGTAGCTCAATTGGTAGAGTGCTAGTCTCCAAAACTAGTTGTTGTGGGTTCGAGTCCTTCCACATGTGCTAACTAAAAACAACAAAAATATGTGTTTACTTGATACAAGAAGATTCAGGTTTACTCTGAAAAGAATACCTGTATATAAAGTGGTTGTAGAAAGAGATAATCATTATAGGTCTCCATATAAAAGTGGATTTATTTCTAAATGTTTACCTTTTATACAGAAAAGCATTACAGATAATTCACCACATTACATTAAATATTATAAATGTTATGAATATGGTCCTGGATTTGTATTTGCTTTTGCTTCAAAGTCAATGGCAGAACTCAGAAAATTTCATTTAGAGGCAGAAGATGAATTTAACTTTCTTAATGAAAATACAGAAATTGCTCATTTTGTAATTCTTGAAGGATATATTCCTGCATTTACAAGATATGCAATTGATGGCAGATGCCAAATTTGTGCTAGAGAAATGGTATTTACAAAAGTGTTACAATCATGAATATATATTGGTTAAAGAAGCTTAGAAAAGAAGCTAAGAAAAATGTCTGTGCTGTTGTAAATCAGGATTTAGATAGTTGGGCAGTAGTTTGTGACAACTATTTTAAAGAAAGACATTTTTTAAGAATCTATATGGATGATTCTTGGCGATGTAAGCAGCCTACAGAAAGGTTAGAGTGGAATACAGAAAGATATAACTACAGTAGCTTTGATTCTGTAGAAAAAGTCAAAGAAGCTCTTACTAAAGCTAGAAGATTTTATATATCTACTAGACTAGAAGCTTTAAAGAAAGCAAGAATTAAACAACAAAAGGCTGTTGAAGCTGATAAAGTTCTTAAAGCTTTAAACGGATAAAGTGATTGCCCTTTAGCATAGTGGTAGTGCATCAGATTTTGGTTCTGGGTAGGTAGGTTCGATTCCTGCAAGGGCAACTAAATTTAAAAACATTATGGCAGACTTAGATATAATAGTTAGAGCACAAAATCAGTCATATGAAAATATTATGAAGACTTATGAGTTACTAGTTGAGAGTATTAGACAATACTTATCTAGAATGCTCATGTTTCATGATGAAAATAATCCATTAGACTGTAACTTTATTATTTCTACTTCTGAAGATTGTGGACTTAGTGAATTGGAAAAGCCTACAGTCATTAGTATGTATCAAATGTCAGGTGAAGGTATCATCTATCTCAAGTTTGAAGGAGATAATGATTATATTGAACTTGATGAGTTAGAGGTAGAGATACAGTTAAGTATTCTTGAAGCAATTGAAAATAGCTAATATGTTTGGAATATTACAAGACAGAATTGATAAGTTACAGAAAGATGTAGAATCTTTGACTATCAAGGAAATAGACAAAATTAACAAACAAGGTGGTGCTTTAATTGCTATTAGAGGTCACAGAGATAGTTATTATGGTTTTGTAGACAAGATTGTAACAGATGACTTGAGAAATGCTGTACAGTTCCATTTTACAACAGTTGTATGCAATGTACCAGGTCATGGTGAAGAAGGTTATAAGTATGTATTTGAAAAAGATTTTGATATGATAATCAGTATTTCTATCAAAGATTCAAATACTGTAGAGTATATTACTCCTAAAACTTTTGCAAATATTGTTGCAGCTTGTCTTACAGAAAATAAAATTTGTTAATTGTGGATGTAACTAATGAAAAAATCAGTAAACTTCTTAAAAAGAAAGAACAACTAACTGAATTTTTAAGAGATGTTGAAAACGAGTTAAGAGCAGTTCAAGCACAAGAATATAATGATAAATATAAAGGACATTACATTATTGTTCAAAGACAAGGTGAGACTTATTATGGCCTTGTAACAGAAGTAATGAAACTTAACCCTAATTGTTGTTCTTTTTATGTATCTTTTGGTATTATAGAAAGACATACTTTAATAGGCAAAAGTGCATATAGTTTTGTTGATGATAGCTGTTTTTCACTTAGCTCAACTGATAACATAAAAATTATTAGCAAAGAATCTTTTAAGGAAGCTATTGAAGCATTTAAAAGAAGTTTAAGTGAAAGTATAGATAAATATCTAGATTCAGATGGAAAGTGATACTACAAGACAAGTTGAAATTAGTTTTACAACTGCTAAAGAGTGGTACAATAAAGGAGGTTTCCTTAAATCAGTAGCTTTACAAGCATTTACTGAGGAAGAATTAAAATCTCCAACATATGAAGATATTGCTAAAGAAATGTTTAAGAATAATAGAGGAGTATACATTACATTCAGAGGTACTATTCTAAATAATTATAATAGAACACCTTTTGAAGGTCAAACAGTTGCTCCAAATAATTCTTTACATAAGTCTAATTTAGAAGCACTACTTGCAAAGAATAAACTCATCAATGTTGCTAATTATTTGAACGGTGATTGGAAACCAGAACCCTGTACAAAAGTGTATTATCTTGCAGGATGTAATCCTATTACTGTAAAACCAGCAATGTTTAATCATATTGATTTTGATGCAGTTGTCTTTAAAAGTGCTAACCTAGCAATACAAGCCAAATTTATATTAGGAGATAGAACTATTAGATTAGCTTTATCTCCTTTAGGCTTTTAAATAAGGAGCCTCTATAGCTTAGTTGGTAAAGCATCTGACTCTTAATCAGAGGAGCCTAGGTTCGAGTTCTAGTGGAGGCACATGAGTAAATTAAGAACATGTAAAAATTGTTGGCATGACTATCATTGTCCTGCAAGGCAGGAAGGATTAGATTTAGCACCAACTTGTGAAGATTATTCAGAGGTATGAGTAATGTAGTAATTTTGATTATCCTCATCTTTATCATGGTTGGACTTCCAGCAATGTTAGTTTATGAGGATGAAAAGAAAATGGAAAAAGTTGATAAGTTATATGAAGAATTGAAAGAAAGTCAAGTACTTCATATTACTGATGAGAACAGATTCCCAAAAACAACGTTTTACATTTATCATAAGGTAACAAAGAGAGATGACATTCAAGCTTTAATTCTAGATGTAGATACAATTACATATGAAGGAACAAAGCCTCAGCAATCTGTTGTACCTATGATAATCTCTTATAGGGAAATTACTTCTGGTAAGAAGACCTATAAAGTAACAAATAAGTATTTAAATGTTTGATGGTAGAACACTTTCTGAAATGTTTGAGGATACTATGGCAAATTTTCTAGATAATGTAGAGAATATGCACAAAGCAGCTCTCAAACAACTTCAGAATCAATTAAATATAGCACTTACTTTCAATCAAACTCTATTGTCTGTTATACAAAGAGCTTACAATGAGGGTAAGCTTGATAAGGAATACTATGATATAATTTGTGTCATGGTAAATGGTCCTGAAGAGAAAGAAGAAGAACCAAAACAGGTTATTATACCATTACATAAACCAAATGAAAGTCAAGTATGATAACAGTATATTATCCACTTTGTTCATGTAGGAATAATAAATGTTCATATAACACAATAGCTTATGATTTAACAGGAACTTATAGTGCTTTTAGTGATATAAGAGATTTCTTTAAGTTCTTTGTTAAATGTTTCTTCTCAAAAAAGAGATGTGATAAGTTTTGTGAGAAATTAAATAAGGAATATGGCTAATGCAATATTTAATCCATCTTTTTCTATAACAGCAAGAGAATCTGCTCAACTAGAAAAAGAGTATGAAATAAACAATATTCTTTATTATCTTAATAGGGCAAGTATGTTAGTTGGAGGTGGACATAAGACAATCAATGAAGCAATTGATATTCTTAAACCTCAAACTAGATTTGCAAAAGAAGTTGAAAAACAAATCAATAGTGCATGGAGTTATGAAACCGAACATAAAACAGTGTAAAGATTTAATCAAGAAACATAAACAAATTCTTGAAAAAGAAGTACAAATTGAAGAACAAAAACAAAAGTTCTTCAAACAGCAATTGGAAGATTCCAGAACTGGGATTCATAACCACAAACTGTTGAATCACATAAGTGATGACACTTCTGTCATGATAAACTCTCTTAAAGTTCTTAATAAAGAATTTAACTTACTTATGGAAGAGTTTGAAAAAGTAGTAAACCAAAAAGAATAATTATGAATCAAGAACAAGTATTACAACTTGCTAATTTGCAGTTAGCACTTGAACAAAGAGTTGAAGAAATCAGAGATATTCTTGGTGGATGTAAAAAGTATGAGGCTGCTAATTATGTAAAGGGTGACGCTTGTACTCTTTATGTATATAAGAATCAAAATAACACACTTGATATAAATGTAACAGGTAGTGGTTATGGTAATTGTTGCATGGGAGAATGTGAGCATTTTGAACTTTGGTTTCCTGCTGAATATCTTTGGATGTCAAAAGAAGAACTTATCTCAACTATAGAAAAAATTAAGGAGGAGGAAAAACAATCTGAACTTCTTCTTGAGAAAAAGAGAAAAGAGTGTATTGAAGCAAATGAAAGAGCTCAATATGAGAAGTTAAAAGCAAAATATGGCTAATATGATATACAGATTACTATTTTTATGGTTACTTTTACATTTGATTGCTATTTTACATGAAGTAGCTCAGTATAGTAGAAGTAAAAAGTGGGGAATTAAATGGTGGATGGACAACCATTTAGGAGGTCTTTCTGGAGCTCTTTTAGCTATAGATGTAATTGGTTTAGGTATATTAGCAATTCTTCTTATAATAGCTTTTGTTGCTGAAGGATTAGAAGGCATTGTCAAAATATTTAGATTTATATTCTAATGAGTAGAATTTTTGATGTATGCTTTCCAAAATGTCCATTGTTTTATATGTGTGAGAATTTCCATATACATAACAGTTTAAATCAATGTGCAGGATTTAAGCTTAGAAAAGAATGGAAAAGAATTTACAAGAATTGATTATGGAACATGAACCTCATGTATCATTAGATACTGCAAACCTTCTTAAACAGGCAGGATTTGATTGGAATTGTCAAGGCTTCTATAAAGAAAATGTCTTCTATAGTGGTTCTATAGAATACTGTTCTAATTATCATTATCAAGAGTCTGTTTATGCAAAAGCTCCAACTCTCGATGTAGCACAAAGATGGTTAAGAGAAGTACATCATTTACATATAACTATCTTTTCATCATCACAAGAGTCTTGGATGTTTAGAATTACCAAACAACATCAAAGTTTAGAAGATGGTGTTTATGGAGAAGATTTTTATACTTATGAAGAAGCTCAAGAAGCAAGTATAAAGAAAGCACTTGAAATAATTTTGGAAAAAGGAGAATAATTATGTCAGAATTAGGATTAGATATGCTTGATGGTTGTCTAAAAGCATTTGCATGGATAGCTGGAATTTGCATAATCACTATGATATTAGGATTATGTATTTGGGACTTAGAAGTTCCTAAAGACCATTGTATTAAGTGTGGTAGGGTTATCTGCAATGAAAACTATTGTCCTAATTGTGGTATGTCAACAGATAGTGTTGATACATATAATTATTGGAATAATCCAAAGAGAAAATGAAGTTATGACAAGCAATCAAAAATTTGGGAGACTTGTTGCTAACCTAATGTGGAATACTGGATGGGAAAAATGTCCATTTATTTTAAACATGGAGCAGACAGTGGCATGTTGGAGTAGATGGAAAGAATTAAAGAAAGGACAATAAGTTATGATAGCTAAGGAATTAGCAGAAATTTTATTGCAAAATCCAGACAAAGAAGTTCATTTTGCAACTGGTGATGGTGGATGTTCTGGTGCACTTCCAGTAGAAACAGTCGAAATATTTAATAATAATATTTTATTAGATTGTAAATAATCATGGAAGAGACAATTACTGCTTGGATAGCAAGAGATAAAGTTGAGAATAGAATATACTTATATCTTTACAAACCACATAAAAATCCTAAGGGATGGTGGTATTTAGAAAATGACAAAGATAAGGTAATTGATTCTAATTTATTTCCTGAAGTCAAATGGGAAGATAAAGAACCTACTAAAGTGGAATTGACCATTAAAATTTGTGAATAAACATGAAAACTTTATTTGAAATTTTACCAGATTTTCTTAATGGTAAGAAAATTCGTAGAGTATCTTGGAATCAAAATCTTTGGCTTGAAACTACAGATGGTACATTAACTAGGTTAATGATTAAAGAAGATTCTGGTATTAGACTGTTACATATAGGTGAAGGATTTTCTCTTGATGATGTTAAAGCAAAAGATTGGGAAATAGTACAATAAAAATAACAGTTAAAATTTGTGGGTAATTATGACTAAGAAAGAATTTATATTAGCCATAAATGAGGAATATGGTACTCCTGGATTTAGCAGTATAATCTGGCACCCTGAATGTAAAAAATGGAGAGCTAGGAAAGTTATAGGTGGTAATAATGTTTGTATGTGGCTTACAACAGCATATAAACATAAAATACAGAAAGAAAATGGTATGGGATAAATGTGTGAGTCTTGAAACTGCTAAAATGTTGAAAGAAGCAGGTTTCAATCTTGAATGTATGTCTTACTATCAGCATGGTATTTTCTATCAATATTCTGTAGATAGGGATAGGATTGTATTGTGTGATTGTAATGCAGCTCCTGCGTATATGGACCAATATTCTGCACCTACTTTGGCAACAGCTCAAAGATGGTTACAACAAGTTCACCATATTGAGGTATATGGCTGCAAGAATTTCTTTCCAAATGAGAAAGAGACAGCTAATACTTATGGAGCTTTCATAGGAAATGTTGGTGTTGAGTGTATTGCTTTATATCCTGACTATGATTCTGCATTAGAAGCAGGAATACAATATGCACTTAATATAATCATAAAAGGTTTACCATTTGCATGAATGAAACATTAAATAGTCTTATTAAGGCTGCAAGTAATTTTGGCTTAAATTATGTGTTTGTTGATAAGTATTTACTTGATAATGATACAATTGAACACTTAAAAAGTCAGAATTATTCAATTTTAATAGGTCAAGGAACTGCTGCTAGGATAAAGATTAGCTGGTAAGTTACAGGGCACCTTGGCGAAATTGGCAGACGCGCTAGACTTTATCTATAATTTGAGTGCTTATAAAGAAACTTATAGAGTAGAACCTCCCTAATTCGGTGAAGACTAAGTTAGAATAAAAAAGAAAGTGTAAGTTTTGAAGAAGATTTCACGAATCTCTGGACAATCCTGCATCCTCGCTGAGTTTTTCTTTTTCTAATATGTTAATACCGAGCCAATGTTAAAACTCAATGATAGGTCTCAATAAAATGGAAGAAGAGACTGATGATATGTCATCCTGAAAGAATTGAGATAATAGACAGTGTGTAGAGACTATACAGGAGGAACCTAAGTTAGAATTGTAAATTAGAGAACCATATGCATTCTGGGTAAACCGCTAGGTCAGTGAACATCTAATTTACATCTTGCAAGATTCTAATAAGGTTAAGATAGAGTCCAGACTACAACAAATAATTAGTTTACAGCCATGCAAAACGAGCTAGGTGAACATGCAATCGTTCTAGTTATTTGGCTATGGAAACATAGAGTAGTAAGAAAATCTAGTGGCCAGTGATGGCTGTGTGGGTTCAAGTCCCATAGGTGCTACAATTATGGAATTGACATTAGAACAATATCTTGAAAGAGAGAAAAGGTTTTTTGATAAGTATGATGAATATATCAGAAAACTTATAGCAATTAACAAATCAGAAAATGACAGTAATGAAGAGGAATGTGTGGAGAAGAGAAAAGCCTTAAAGAAAGAATATGAAGGTTATACTTCTATTTACCATTGTGACTTCTTTACTGAACTAACACAAAGTTATATTGATACTCATCCTGGATGTGTCAATGCTCCTAAAATTCTAAAAGAAGTGGAGAAGAACAAGGGAAGAAAGTTTTTCTTTGGCGATAAAATCTGCACTATGACAAGAGCAATTGTTGGAACAGATGATTATTACTATGAACTTGTAGATAACAAACAAGGAAGACATTACTATACTTGTGTTGGATTTCCAACTAGAGCTGATTAACTCTTATGAATTACATATTTGGAATAGATATTGATGAAGTACTTAGGAGTACTCTATCAAAGATGTTAGAGGTGTATAATAGAGAATTCAAAGACAATAAGACAATGGATGATGTTCATAGTTTTGTTGTTGAGGAAAGTTTTCCAAGAATTCTTACTGAAACTGGTATAAAAGCTGGAGATTGGTTCTTCCAATTACACAGTAAGGAAATCTTTGAAGATGCTGCTTTACTGCCTCATGTTGTAGAAGCAATAGAGATTCTCAAGAAGTTTGGTAAGATAGTCATTATATCCTACCAGAAAACACCTCTTAATAAAGAACAAGCTATTGAATGGCTTGACAAACATGGGATTACCTATGATGGATTATGTTTCCTTAAAGATAAATCATTGCTTCATGTAGATTATCTTATTGATGATAATGATTGGAACTTTAAAGGAAGTACTGCTCAATATGGTGTACTTATTAAAGCACCATATAATAAAAATGTAGATGTTTCAGAACTCTGTACACACGGAGATTGTATGGACATCTACAGATTTGATACTTTGCATGATTTTGCTAAATGGTTTGAAATGTGTCATGAGTAAAATTGTTGATAATATTGACAAAGTTATTCCTTTACTTGATTTTGAACCAGGCGGAAGGTCACTTATACTTGTATGGGTTGTAAGTAGACACAAAGATGGTAACACCACAGTAAAAGGAAGCAACAGAGTGAGAACTATTAAGTCTTATCATTTCCAATCTAAGGAACATTTCTTGGAGAAAGTAGATGAGATAAAGCAACTATGTAATATGTTCAATTGTAGAGCATATGTCTGCTTAAATAGTAAACACTTAATCAAGGTATTATTCAGACTATTAAGCATTATAACAGACAATATACAAGGTTTAATGTCTTCAAAACAGATTATATCTTTAAGAGGTACCATAGATTCGGCAATTATGAAAACTGAAGGTATCAAAGGACATAAATTTTGGTTGATAGATGTTGATACTAAAGATGATGAAGTACTTAAAAAGGTTCTGGATGAAGTAAAATCTGCTCAAAGTGGATTTGAAAATCCTGTTGAAGCTGTTCTTGAAACTGTAAGTGGGAGACATGTTATTACTAGACCTTTTGACAGAAGAGTACTTACATCATCTGATGTTGTTAGTTTGCAAACACAATGTTTAGCTTTACTATATTGTAATGTATAATGGCACAATATCAAGGTAAAGAACTATTTGTGGAGAAATCTAAAAGGGATGGAAGATTGTTTACTCCAGAAGAGCAAATATCTGAAATTCCCTTTGTAGATGGCTCTGAACTAATTGAAACTACAGAGGATGAGATAAAAGCAGGAGTAGAGTATTACTTAAAGTACAAGCAATGTAAGTTGCATATGGTATATGATACTTCTTCTTGGATTTATCATGAAAGAATCTGTGGTATTTGTGGGCAACATATAGCATTTATTTGATATGTGGATAGTACAAGATGGTAGAGGTAAACAGTTTATTACTGCAATAAGACCTACTGATTATGAATGTAAAGATATGTCTAACTGGTTGCCAAAGAAGTTATATGACTTTAAACAAGAACTTCATTGTGACTATGGTAGAATTAACTTTGCAGACCCTAATACTTGTGCAGTAGCTCAGTTAGAACCTACAAAACTAATGTATATATGAGTGAATTACATTTTACTGTTGGAACTAATATAGGAGAAATCCTGTATGATATAGCAACTGAGAAACTGTTACAAAAAGCAAATTATCAAGGATGTATAGATACCTATCTAAAGAGTTTTAGAGGAATTGAACTAGAAATGGTAAAAAGAATTCTTCTAGGAGAACTGGCTGTAGTAGGCAATAATGATTGTACAGTTAGTATAGGTAAATATAGTCCTGAGGAATTTCCTGATTTTACTCCTATTGATTTTAAGAATTGGATTACTGAAAAAGTAAACAAGTTAAAAGAGACTTCTCAAAGTGGTAGTTTACAAGTAGCTTGGAACAATCTGGAAATCTGTAGGAATGATTCAGTGACAGTAGAAGTAGAAAAGGATAACTTTGAGAAAATTTGTTTACTGTGTGGTTATGACTGTAAGTTACCAAATCTTAATATAGAGATTGGTGCTTATGTTAGATTTACTCCAATGAAGCTATTAGCAGCTTTAACTAGTCTTGAAACTCCTGAATTTCTATTTACTGATGCATTACTAGATTATTGTGATGATGAAAAATTTAGAAGGTTATACTATCAAATGAAGTTCCTTTTAGGATATAGACTTGATTGTATACACTATTACAAAGTAAATGAAATTCTGTTACAAGAACTTGGAGTAGATGCTGGTGTAAAGCCTTGGTTAGAAAATCAAATGGTAGATTGGAAGATAAAGTTTGATTACTATATCAGTTCTGATTTTAGTGAAAGAGACCAAGTTAAAGATTCAATTAAGGCTTTTATAGCTGCTGAACTTGATTATGCTAAGATGGGTGCTATTGAACCTGTAAACATTAAAGACAAATATGATGCTGGATGGATAAATCCAGATGGTCTGGTGTTTGCAATGAATGGTGAGATAAGCAACATGCTACACTGTAAAATTGCTGATAAAATAGCAGAAAAGTATGATATGAAATTTACTTATGCTTCTGAATCTGACAGATGGTTAGAGAAGGAAGGTTGGGTTAAGTTTCATAATGGTTGGGTGTTGTTTGAAGGCAGATGGGATGAAAGACATCCTGCTACTTGGAAGAAACTTACTGATGCACAAGTTAATGTAATTGCAGATTATATTGATACTTGTGAGGAAGGATGTATCTTTGGTTTCAGAAGGATTCCTGTAACTCGCAATATGTGGATTAATATGGAACCTTTAATGAGAGAACAATTATTTATGTATTGATGAAAAAACAAATTATATTTTTATTATTTGTACTATTTACATTAGTAGGATGTGGTAGTACAAAGAATCTTAACAAACCAAAATGGTTTGAAAGAGATTCTAGAATTGAAGTTGTTAATGAATCTACAGTCATCTTTAAAGATGTATTGAAGATTGAAATTAAAACTAATGACAAAAATCAAGTTACATATGTTTATAATTTAAATCATAGTAAACTTGTAAAGGTAGCTAGAGGTTCTTTTGAAGTTGATTTGTCAAGAGGAGATTATCTTGTACAATCTGATAAAAGAATTACAAAAACAATTTATGAAGTTGTTATTGAATAACATTTAAAATTTAGATATATTATGAATTTACAATCTTTTGAAAAGGCATTGAATGCTTCTGCCGCTGATTTGCGGCAAACTAGAGTAAGTAACTTTGTGAAGAATGCAAAAGCTGATGCTGATTTGCTGATTCAGACAAAGGAGAGAACTATCCGCCAGATGGAAGACAGACTTTCTAGTTTGCTTGACCTTGGTGAGGATAATACTATGTCCATTGCTAAGAAGGTACAGAATGTAAATACCAACCAGTTGATGAGTAAAATCTATCAGCTGTCTGTTGATATTGAACTGGCTAAGCAGGACTTAGAGATTATGAAGAAAGTAAATGCACAACTGTTCCCTGAGAAGGAGGAAACAAAATGAAAACTTTTGAAGAGATAGATGCTATCTTGATGAAAATTGGTACAGCAGAATATGCTTGTGCAACTCTTACTGATGGTAGTAAAATTTTATTTTATATACCAGATAGTTATGATAACTCTTTCTCATCTAGATTCATGTTTTCTTGTTGTGCTCAAAGTACTGATGAAGTAGAAGATAAGTGTGATAATTTCTCTCATAGTTTCCTTATGCTACATCCAGAAGATATTGCTAATATTGTAGCAATTGACTATTGTCAAATTGAAAAACTACTTACTGCTCCAGATAGTAGTTTTGACATTATGGATGATGACTTTGATTTTTGTAACTTTGAGGATTATCTTATGGACTTCTTTTCTGAAGGAGGAACTGTTGCTTTTTATAGTAATCCTTTTGAATCCTTTGACCAACAAAGAAATCTTCCTAACCCTTCTGTAGTAGTTGCTAAAGAAGCTCCTGTAACAAAAGATGTTACAACACAGTCTATTGTTATCGGTAGAAAAAGAAAACTTTTTGTATGATTAAACCAGAAGTCTGGAAATATCTTGCTAGAGTTTATCCAGAAATTGCATTAAAACCCTCTATAGACATATTGAGTGTTCTTGATGCATTAGCTAAAAGAGGCTGGGAGGTCACTGTTAACCATTTTCTTGAGTCTAGAGAGCATGGACCTGTTAAAAGGTATAAATATACCATTGAAGGTCAGATAACCTCTATACAGGGCTCTTTTGAGTCTTATACAGAAGCTTATGAAAATGCTCTCATAGAAATTGGTAAAACAGAGTACTGTCTTAGACAAAACTCTACTGCAAAAGATTAAAAACTATGCACAAGAAGGGTAATACCTAATTGTGTTTACACCTGATTAAGTTCTTACTGTGTAAGTTTATAGGGTGTTGTGTGGTGTTGTTAGTTCAGTTGGTTAGAATTCCTGTTTGTGGCACAGGAGGTCCTCAGTTCGAGTCTGAGACAATACCCCACAAAAATAGGGTAATAGTTCAGTTGATTAGAATGCTAGTTTTGGGAACTAGTGGTCGCCAGTTTGAGTCTGGCTTACCCTACTAATTAAAAACAAAGTTATTATGCCAAAGGTAAGAGATTTAGAAGCTGATTATCTGCAAAGAAGTTCTAGTAAGAAAGCAGTAAGAGAAAGTACTCGCTATCATAAATGGTGGGGGCATGGTGATGAAAAATGGCATTATCTTTATACAGTTCTTGATGCTATGCTTGAAAAAGGTATAGGTAAGAATGTAGATGATGTCTTTTCTGAGTACTGTAAAAAGTTTGCTAGTGGTTGGGATAGTTTTGACTATAAGAAAATATTCTGGGATAATTTTAGACTTAAATACTATTATTATTTTAAACCTGAATATTACTTAGAAGGTAAGATTATCAGAAAAAGACCAACTACATCTAAGCATAGAAGAAGGACAATTACTGTTGGTGGTTATTGGAAAGAAGTAAAGATTTTCAAAAAGGATAAACCTTATTATACACATACTTATGACAAACAGAAATTTGTTGAGAATTATTTTAGGCTTAGAAATTGGCCTTTAGATAAGTCTTTTGAGGTATGGGAAATGTCTGATGTAATTGAAGATATTGTTTCTTATTATAGAACACATCCTCAATTATGGATTGATGAAGGTAATAGTAACTTTCACAGAATTGTATATCCTGAAGAGATTAGATATTATCTACAAGGAGCTTTTTGTAAAGAATCTCTTTTAGTAGGTAGTCATGTGGTTGTTCCTGGAACAGCTGAATGGAGAAAAGTTAAAGCTAAAGAGAAAGGAGAAAGCCAAAGAGCTGCTCTTTCTAGAAAGTTAGCTGAAAAAGAAAGTGCTAAAACTTTTGATTATACTTTGTGGTATAAGAAAAAGACTAGACAAAATAAACTTCATGAAAGTGAAGACATAATAACAAGAGATAGATTAGGCTTTGATGAGTATTCATTCAAAGGAGAATTTTATCATGGATGCAAGAGAAAGAAAAAAAGCAGTTGAACTTCTTTCTGATGTTGGAGATAGACACAATGCTTACAAGCATCTAAGAAAATCTATCTGTGATAATATGTACCAAGATTTCTTGAATTTCTTTTTACTAAATGGTCAAGAATTTCCTTGTGAATTTTGGGCTGGTGGTAGAGTTAAGATTACAAGTTTCTTTATTGAGAGAAACACTGTATATTGTAAATGTTTAGAGAATCCTTTATTTGGTTTTTCTAAAGTATCTACACCAAATGTAAGAAGACTAGATAGAGTCTTTGGTGATAAGACATTAGAGAAGTACCTTGAACTGTCACAACTGCTTATAAGCAAAATATAAGATATGAAAGGTGCTGATTTATTAACTGCAAAAAGAATAGGAGAATTCCTTAAAAGTAAGTCCTGGACTATAGCAACAGCTGAATCTTGTACGGCAGGAGGTATATCTAATGCTTTAGCAAGAGTTGAAGGAGCTTCCCAATATCTCAAAGGTGGTGTTGTGTCCTATACTAATGAGATTAAAGAGAAAATCTTATGGGTAAATCCTAAAACAATTGAGAATTTTGATGTTGTTAGTCTTGAAGTAGCTCAAGAAATGGCTAGTTCAATTAGAAACCTTTACAATACAGATGTAGGAGTTGGAATTACAGGGTATGTAGGTCAAACTGGTGGTAATAGTAAGGTTCCTAATGGTACAGTTTGGATTAGTGTTAAATGTGAAGGTATTCAGAATACAGTTAGATGTAGTGTATGTAATTCCAGAAATGAAAACATAGATGAAATGATAGGAACTGCATTGAACTTAATTCTGGAAACACTTGAGTGTACTAACTAAATCCATATCATTTCGAGACTTTGAAAGGATATTACTTAAAAATGGTTATACCTTAGACAGAAAGAAAGGAGACCATTTCATTTATACTAAACCTTCTGCTAATCATATTAGTATTCCTAAAAACATATGTTTTATGATAGCAAGAAGATTGGTAAAAGAAAATAATTTAGATATAGACTGATATATGTTTTATAAAATTTTAAGAGGTAGACCTAGTAGTCACAGATGGGCAATTGCACTTGTATCATTACCAAAAGAGGCTGAATACGATGTTTGGCCACTTAAAGTAAGAGCTTCTGCAATTCACATCAACCATATTTTTGAAGTAACAGCAAAAGACAACAAGTTTGCTTTTGTGCCAGTAAATGAGTTTGAACATGCTAATACTTTCAGTTTAGATGCTACTCCAACTACCTTTGTTGTAGGTAAGGATTTTGTAGTTCAGAACTTTGAAAACAAACATTTGTTAACAGGTAATGGATATTACTTTCTGCAAACACCTGATAACTTACAGAAGTTTTATAACATGATTTCAGGCTCTAACGATGACCATTGTATAATCAAAGCCTTTTTAAATGATAAAGGCGTTAAAAATGCTATGTGTCAATGCAAATAGATGTTCCATACAGTATAGGTCAAGAGCTGTTTTATGTGAGACCTTGTAGTTATTTATCTTCTGAACCTGAAAACAAGGATAAGATAATAACCAAGTATAATGTTGAGAAAGTACCTATTACTCACTTACATATTCATCTTACAAACAAAGAGATGGAAGTAGAAGTGTATGTTGAGATAAATAGATTATCTATCAACAGAAAGCTTGCAGCAAATATCTTTGATACAGAGGAAGAAGCAATTGAAAAAGCTAATGAACTTAATTCTAAAAGGACATCTTAGCATCTTTAAACAGAAGTTGGAAGACATACAAGAATATCGAGAAAACTTGATAGGCAGTATTGAAGGTTTGTTTACCAACAATGTTGTTGAAAGTATTGTCTTTCCAAAAGATGTTGAAGTTGTAATGATTGGTACAAAATCTGTGCCTGTCAGAATTGACAAGGTTCTTTATGATTGGGAAGAAAATGAAGCATATGTAGTTGATAACAAAGGAATTGCATATGGTTGGGATTGGATTTCCAATGATGAACTTGTAAAAATTGCTGAAGCAATAATTAAATTTTACAAAGATGAATCTGAAATACCGTTTCCTGTACAAGAATAATCCACAGGATAAGCAGAAAATGATTGTAGTTCAAGCACAAAGTAATGCTGAGGCATTTATTCAACTTAGAACTATTTGTGAGAAGAGAAAGTTAGACCCTAATGACTTTACTGGTTATTTAGGTGACAACTTGCAGTATGCTGTAAAGTAAGCTAATTATTATTCTTTCTGTAAAGAAATGTCAAGATTTAGCAAAATGAATGTAGGAGTTCTTGCTACTACTAAAGTACAAGCTCCTAACACTGTTAATAGACAAGGACATGCTGCTTATGCATTAGGAGATGAGTTAAAACTTTTATCAGCACTGAATGTTCTCAAGTTAGAACAACAGTACTATAGAGGTGTTAACCAACAAATGCTAGAAGTTATTGAACTTGTTGAAAAAGTGGCAAGGAAAGACCCTTATTTGGCTGCACAATGTATTGTGTATTCTAGATGGGAGGGAGAAGGTTTAAGAAGTGTAAATCATTTAGCAGCAGCCGCATTGGCTGATTACATTGCTGGAAGAGAATGGGCTAAGAGATTTTACAGTTCTTATGATAAAAAGAACAAGAGAGGTGGATGTATATGTAGACCTGATGATATGTCTGAGATTAAGATGATTTATTTCGCTATGAATGCTCCTCATAAACTCAGTATGGCAATGAAGAAAGGTTTCAAGAACTATATTGAAGCATTGTCACCATATCAGATGTTTAAATATAAAAAGCCTGTTATTGATATATCTAACTTAGTACATCCAAATCCTAATGTTACAGAAGACATTGAGGCTGAAGGTAGAAGAGTTAAGTCATTAACTGCTCTCATGACTGGTATGCATGTTGCTGCTAATACATGGGAGACTAGACAGTCTGCTGCTGGACAAGAAATAGCAGAACAAGTAAAAAGAGGTGAAATATCTGCACAAGAGGCTGAGTTGGCTCTTGACCAGGCTAAGAGTGAAAACTGGAATGACATGTTGATGAACAATCAACTTGGTATTCTTGCTGCTCTTAGAAACATAAGAAACATTCTCAAGACTGCTAACATCAATTCTATCAAGAAACTTTGTGGAATGTTAGAAGATGCTAAAAGAATCAGAGAAGGTAATATTATGCCACAACAGATAGATGTAGCCTATGACATTGTTATGGATGAATTTGCAAGTACTCAGACTGGTAAATTGATAGCTGCTTCCTTGATAAAAGGATATGAACTGTCTACTACTAATCTTGGTCCTGCATTGCCAGGTAGAAATTTGGTTATCTTAGATTGCTCAGGCTCTATGGGTTGGAGTAATGTATATGACCTTAGAAAGAAATCTGCTGGTAGAAATACAGTTCTGGATAAAGCATCACTTGTAGCTGCTACTATTTTAAAAGCAACTGGTGGTGATTTAATTGTATTTGGTAGTGGTGCAAGAGAAGGTACCTATAATCCTATGCAAAATGTATTTGAGATTGCAAGAAGTCTCAGAAATACCAGCATGGGTGGTACTAACTTAGCTTCTGCTTTTGATTTAGTAGCTAAGAATTGGAACAATATCAAGTATAACAGAATTTTCATTCTTTCTGACAATGAATGCAATCAGGGTAGTAATGTACAAGCTTATAAGAGATTACTGTCTAAATGTAGTGCAGATGAAATGCCTTACATTTACTCAGTAGATATGGCTGCATATGGTACTACTCCTATTAAACATGATGGTAGAGTTAACTACTATTATGGCTTTGGATATGCAATGTTTGATGATGTAGCTAAACTGGAGTTCAATCCACAAGCTCACATTGAAAAAGTTAAACAGATTGTCATTTAATGACTACTGAAGAAGCTATCCTAGCAAAAATTTTGAAGTTAAGAAGTGCATTAGTTCAAAGAGCTGTTATTACAAATCCTAATTTACTACAAATGGTGATACTAGATATAGGAGATTTGACTCTAGAAGTTAAGTTAGCTGAATCTAGGAAGAAGATACCTTTGTGGGATATTTCTCTAAAAAGAAATGGACAGTTTGTGTTTATTACACAAACAGAGGATAAACAGTACTTTGACTATTGTACTGTCTTAGCTCAAACTTGGAGACAACAAAATACTGAAATAGGAATCCAAGAATTTCTCAGACTTGTATGAGAGTATATAGATGTAGGGGTGCTGGTCATCCCAAGTTACTGTTAGCAATAATGATACTTGTATTTAGTATCTTTATGCTATTAGCATTATCTTCTTGAAACAAATATAGAAATGTTATATACAATAGCAAATCGCAACCTTTCCAGTACAACTGGTAGTTTACAAAATGCAATAGTTAGTGGAGAAGCTGTTAAGGATATTAACAGAGACCTCACTAATATGTCATTCATCAATTGTAACTTTGATGGTAAAGTTAAGGTAGGCCATGTTTTGGCAGGTAGATTCATTAAATGTAATTTTAATGGAGTTAACATTGAAGACATGTCTTGTACCTTTAGAGCAACTAAAGAAACAGGTGACTTTGATTTCAAAGAGCATGTTATTATTACCTCTAAAGATACACCTGTATACAAGATTGTAAAAGGTCAAGGTGGTCTTTATTATTTTGTATATGGTCATGTACCTGCAAGATATACTATCATCAATCCTATTGATGGTAATCAAGGTAAAATCAGAACTGACTGCTTTGTAGTTGATAAGATTTATAAGTTAAGCTGCACCAGTAGAAGTATTTCTATTGATGAAACTGTAACTACTGTTAAATCTCAATGTATGGGTGGCGGTGAAAGTATTGATTACAGAAAAGGTTATTCAATTAAACCTGTAAAACCATTGAACTGTAATTTTACTGTCACTTGTGCTTCTGGTATCCACTGTTTCTTTACTAAGGAAGAGGCAGCTGATTTGTTATATGAGCTTTGTAGTTCATATAAGCAAGACAAATTACTGGCAGTATTGCCTTAAAATATAGATAATGACTAGCCCAGTAGGCCAAATCTTTCCCAGTAACCTTTATGAGGTGAAGTGATTGAGAATAACTGAAGACCTAGTGTTATCTGTAGACCTTTAACTATATTAAAGGAAGTCCTAACTTATTTAGGGGGTCTTTTGGAAGTATTTCTCCCACTTAATGAAACTTCCTCGTTTGGTACTTTAGCTCAGGTGGTAGAGCAGTGGACTGAAAATCCATGCGCCCTGGTTCAACTCCAGGAAGTACCACAGCTATGGCAAAAATTACAGCAGTTAGTGATTTACATGGAGATTTGCCTAAGATTCAAGAATGTGATATTCTGTTGATTTGTGGAGATACAGTTCCTTTGAATGTCCAAAGGTCTGGTCAAAATACAAGGCAATGGTTGAAACAAGAATTCTTGCCTTGGGCAGATAAATTGAAATGTAAACATGTAGTGATTATTCCTGGAAATCATGATTGGGAAATGTTCTGGAGTCCTGATAAAGTAAAGAAAATCTTTGAAGGAACAAAGGTTGAATTTCTTTGTGATTCTAGAGTAGTGTTAATGGGTATTGAGTTCTATGGTACTCCTTGGGGGTCTGGATTACCAAACTGGGCTTTTTATATGCCACATGATAAAATACTTGCTCAATTTGATAATATTCCAGAGAATTTGGATATTCTTATTTCTCACTGTCCTCCTGCTAATTATGGAGATACTGATTGTGTTTTGCAACCAAGTTATAATTTTGCAAATCACTATGGTTGTCCTGAATTAGGAGAAGTAATAAGTAAGAAGAAACCAAAGTATGTCTTTTGTGGACATATACATAGTGGGGACCATACCCCATATGAGAAAGATGGAGTTACAGTAGTTAACTGTAGTCTTAAAGATGAAAACTATGATGTAACTTACAAACCTTTTACTTTTGAATATGGAAGTAACTAATGCAACATTAGTAATTACTGACCCTTGCTATTTAATGCCAGATTGTCCTGTTATCAGTGATTATAATTTTGATTTTCAAAAAGATATATCAGAATTTACTCTTGATGAACAAAAGGAATATGAAAGGTATAGTGCTGATTTAGAAACTTATCATAAAAGAATTCAAGAAAGAGATGATTGGGAATTATGCAAGTATGGAATGGAAATGGAAATACTTGGTTTTCAAAATTATCTTACTTGTCCAACTGAACTTAGATGGTGTTGGTTGGTAAAGGATAATAATGGAAAAGTCTTAGGTCAATTTTCTGCTGATTCTGATATAGTTGGTGTATTTTTGATAGATGAGATTATCAAGTATGATAAATCACTTCTTGAAAGATTTTCTAAAATTCCACAATGTGTCTGTATCATAAAGGATTTTACAGGTAATGTTATTATTAAAAGGCACAGAGATAAGAATAAATCAATAACTATAATTGGTAAAGGTAATATTAACTTTAAAAGTGAAGTAGTAGAATGATTACTAATGATAAATTGTATTGTTTTTGCAAAGGACCTTTAGGTAATTGGCATCATTCTGATATTCATTATTGTGGAAATTACTTCTTTTCTTCTGAACAACTCTTTATGTATTTGAAAGCTGTATTCTTTAAGGATAGTGAGGCAATGACTCATATCTTACAAGCTAAAGATAATAAAGAAGCTAAGAGAATTGGAAGAGGTGTTAAACACTTTGATGAAAATAGATGGGCTCAATACAAAGAAAGTCTAATGCTCACTGCTTTGTTCTACAAAGCTATTTATGACAAGGAATTCTTTGACATTCTTCTTTCTGAAGAGACAAAGGATAAATTGTTTGTTGAATGTAATCCTGATGATAATATTTGGGCAGTTGGTCTTAATGAAAATGATGAGAGAGTTTTGAATCCTGATGAATGGCATGGAACTAATCTTTTAGGAAATTGTCTTACTCATCTTGCTAATCATCTTAGAGAGGGTAACTGTGACTTATTATTTATTATTAAGGATTATAATGCTAAGAAACAACTAATTGTAGCTAAAGCAAATGATAATCAGTAAGATTATAAAACATGTGAAAGATGTTAGTAGTGGTCAAGATACTACTACTGACATCCGACTTACTAACTTCTCTGGTGTTAATAGAGAAGTTTTTGAGAATTTGAGAAGAATTTTAGGTGTTGACTTACAGGATGCTATCTATGGTACAAATAATGGTAGATATAGAAGTTTCTACTGTGAGAATTATGATGCACATCACCATATAGGATATGAGTTCCAATATAATGGTGTAGATTTAGGTATCATACAGACTAATAGATGGAACTGTCAGTGTATCCATTCTGGAACTAAAGATGCTCTAAAAAAGAACTTCTTAAAAGGTATTACACCTAATACAACATTGGTAATTCCATCTTGTGATAAAATTAGTATAAGAAGATTGAGACATGCAAAATATAGTAGAGAAAACTATATGTGCTGTTTTGATAGCAATCTAGAATCTTATACAATGAATGCTATTGCAAGTCATGAAAAGGAAATTATTGATTTAGCTAACAAGCTTGTTGCAACTGTTCCTGGTTTAGACAAGATTGATAAGATAAATTATGATGACTACAACTTTTCTATGAATGTTGTTGTAGGTGATGCAGTAGATAGAATTGGTAGAGGAACTCCTAAAACAAGATTTGCATATTATACAGCATTGGTAATTGCAGCATTTTGTTATATGAGTTGTAGTCCTGAAGAAAGAGAAGATGTAAGTCTTTTAGATTTTCCAATTCTTTTGTTGTATTCAGAAAATAACAGCAATGACTTGGATATACTCAAGTGTTTTCAAAAAATAATGCCTTTATCTCAAGTAATATATGTTGTTCAAGAACAGCCTTGAAGGATTCAAGTGGATATTCAAGAATTTTATAAATCTATACCCACTACTTATCTTGCCACCTGTCAAGGAAAGGAGAGAAATATATGGTCACATTTACCATATGAAAAATCATTGTTCTTTTCATAAGTCAATTTGCTTGAATAGTAAACAGTTAAATCCTAACAAACATGATAAGAGTTAGAAACGGTGTTTGGGAAACTAACAGTTCTTCTTGTCATTCAATAACTATTCATAAGGGGGATTATGTTCTTAATACTAAGGATTTTGATTCTTATATTACAAATGGTAAGCTTTCTATTGAATTAGGAGAGTTTGGGTGGGGTTATGATGAGAGTAATGATGGATATGTAAAAGCAAGTTATTTACTTACTATGTGTAAGATGCTTGATAGTACTTGTGATGAGCAAAACATCATAGATTTATTAGGTGCTATACTACATATTCATGATATAACTCTTACTAATGAAGACGACTGTTATATTGACCATGAAAGTATAATGAGTTTACATTGTCTATTGGAAGAAGTTCCTGGAGAATTTCTGTTAGACAAGGTAGAAAGATTCATATTTGACCCTAATATCACTTTAATTATTGATGGAGATGGGTAAAATTAAAATTATAAGAAAAGATGAAAAAGTAAATAATATTTTAGGTAGATACAAGAATGGTAATTACAATGTTACTATTTTTGAGGATGGTACAAAAATTAGGGAAACTATAGACCCTAATACAACAGAATTTATACCAGAATTTGCAGAAAATGTTGACATTCAATTAACTGATAAATGTAGTCAAGGATGTAGTTTCTGTTATGCAAACTGTACAAGGAATGGAGAGCATGGAAAGATTGATTATGAATTCCTAAAACATCTCCATCCTTTTACAGAAGTTGCACTTAATGGTAATGATTGTGACCATCCAGATTTGTCTGAACTTTTAGATTTACTTCACAAACAACAGATATTTGCTAACATTACTGTCAATCAGAATCAGTTTATGAGTAATATCAGTAAACTTAAAGATTGGACAAACAAGCACCTTATTAGAGGTATTGGCGTTAGCTTAATTAAACCAGATGAAGAGTTCTTTAGTGCTATTAAAGAATTTGATAATTTGGTAGTACATACTGTGCTAGGTGTTACTAGTTTCACAGATTATCGTGCACTATCTGAAAGAAATGCTAAAGTGTTAGTTCTTGGATTCAAGAATAAAGGAAGAGGTGTAAACTATAAGGTTATACACAATTTAAATGAGAATTCTCTTGAAATGTATGGAGATTTTCTCATGAGTCTTCCTTTTAAAGTGTTGTCTTTTGACAATCTTGCTCTTGAACAAGCTCATATAAAGGAATCTGTTTCAGAAGAAGTCTGGAACTTACATTATATGGGAGATGATGGACAGTTTACATTCTTTATCAATTTAGTTAATGGTACTTTTGCAAAGAATTCCTGTGTTAACACTTCATATCCAATTGAAAATAAATCAATTGATGATATGTTTAAATACATAAAGAATGTTAATACAATGGTTCAAGGATAAAGTACAAGTACTTAAAGATAAGTATAAGTATTTTAGATGGGAATATCTACCAGATTATCATCCTATTCTTGATTGTGCCTTACATGGTGAGTTAAGATGGGGATTGTGGTATTACTGGTGGTCTCAATATTTTGAAGACATCTATGCTAAACTTGCTAAAAAACAATGGGAAATAGTAAGTGGTGGCTATGATGGTCCATTTGAAGAATGGAAAGATAGGTTTGGTAAAGAAAGGATTTACTATAAGGATTTCTATGATTTAGCAATTAAAAGAAGTCAAGATAGTAAAGAAAATAGAGATGCTGTTGCAACTAAAAGAGCTCAGACTTGGTTAAGAATGGGTAGATACTTAAATACTCAGCAACTTTGGGAAATGAAAAAATACTTCTATAAGATATGTACTCTTAATGAAAAGAACAATTATGGCATTAGAGAAAGGTTTACTTTCTATATGGCAGATATGGGTCTTGATTATGATGAACATATGGCAGAAGTATTACATTTACTACCAGAACCAAATATGAAATTCTATAAATGGATAACTGGGCAAAATGTAGAAGAATGATGAAAAAGGTTATTTTTCTAGATTGTGATGGTGTAATCAATAATGCTCATACTTATCATGAACAATATGATGGAGACCATACTCCTCTTTATCTAATCAATGATACATTACTTGATAGAGTTAAAAAGATTCAGCAAGAAACAGGTGCAGATATTGTATTATCTAGTAGCTGGAGACTTGATGAAGATGGTATTGAAGCTCTTAAAAAGAAAGGTCTTGAAATCATTGATAAGACACCTTATGTTTGGGATAAAAGAGGATATGAAGTAGATAAATGGTTACAAAGACATTCTGACTATTATGACTATGTTATCTTGGATGATATTGTGTATTGGTTTTTACCTTGTCAACAATTTCATATCATACATACTGACCAAGAGACAGGCATAACTGATGAGGATGTTACAAGAGCTATTGATATTCTCAATAACTCTGGAGAAAGAAAATTACTTACCATATGGAGAGAAAGAGGTATTAAATGTCAGTTTGCTACTATCTATGTAGAAACAGCAGGCTGGTTACATGGTATTATCTGTGAGGACAAGAAAATCTTTTTTGCTCCAGGTTCTGCTTTTAATACTTATTATCTTGATGAAGTAGGTAAAGATACATTTATCCACAACACTCCTTATGATAAGCCTTTTGCTAAAACATTTATAGCAGATAGTTATTTCATATTTCATGAAGGAGAGCAAAAAATAGACAAAATAATTGTTTATGAGACAGATTAGACAAGGTGTATGGGAGACTAACAGCTCTTCCACACATACTTTATCTTTATTTCACACCCATCCTGTTGATATACCCAAGTGGTCTCACATAAAAATCAATAGTGATTATGTAAGTGAACATAGCCTGTATACTTACGATAACATCAATACTGGTTCTTTAAAGAAGTTAATTTTCCTTATTGAGGTTGTTAACAATATGAATGGTGGAGAACAAGAGTATCTTGATGCTTTGAAAGAAGTAGTATTTGATGAGTTTGGAACTCAAATTGAAATTGATTATGATGAAATGTTGGAAGATGACAATGATTCTGCAACTGACATTCTGTATCAATTCATTTATAGTACTACAAATAAGAGAGGCTTGAATCTTGCTAACTTTAAAGAGATGGCAAGAATTGTTCTTACTGATGAAACTATTGTTCTTGAAAGTTCTAATGTTGAGAACTGATGAAACAAATTAGGATAGGTGTCTGGGAAACTAATTCCAGTAGTTCTCATTCTCTTTCTGTTGGTAAAGCTCATGATATAATTCTTCAGACTATTCTAGATGAATATGAATCTTCTGAGAGTTCAAGTGAGTGGGCAGAAGAACAGGAAGAGTTTGAGAAAACCCATATATTGAAATTGGGGGATACTGTAGATTTCCCTGATGATGGAGAAAGTGAAAGAGATTATTTAGTTACTGTTGCAAGAAGTCTTGTAAGTAAACTCAATGTATTATGGGGATTGTTTATATCTGATATAAATACATATGATAAGCCACTTGCTGAGATGATGAAGGAACATAGGGTAAAGTTATTTATTACTCTTTGTGAGAAATATCTGAAAGATATGCCTGACCTTCAAATCAATATAAAGCCAACAGTAGGTAATCCTTTTTTCTGGAAAGATGCATGGACAACAAAGTACTATTATTCAAATATTTCTGATGGTGTTTTAGATAATAAAACAGATGAGGAATGTGAAGAATACTTTAGAAATGCTCTTGACCAGGAATCAATTGTCTTAATGGACTGCCCATATGGTGGTCTGAATCAATGGACACACATAATTATAAAGATAATTTAATATGATGACAACTAAATGGACTGATGCTCAAAAAGAGCATCTTCAGAAACTGATTGCAGAGAATCCTAACATGAGTGTTAGAGAAATTGCTCTCAAATTTATTGAAGAAGACCCAACTAGAACAGTTGAGGCAGTAAAGAGTAAATTTAGAGAGTTACAGAAACAAGAGAAAGAACAAGTTAAGGAAGAGCCTGTTGTAGAGCCTACAACTGTACAAGAGCCAGAACCAGAACCTGTTCCAACTCCTGAGACTCCTGCTATAGAACATCTCGCTGAAGCTGTTCCTGAGCAAGTAGCAGACCCCACTCCTGTTAGTGAGGAAGTTGCAAAGAAAGAAGAAGAGATTTACAAAGAGGTATTTGAAGAGAAACCTGCTCAAACAGAAGCTCCTAAAGAAGGCCTCTTAAAGAAAATTATTAACTGGTTGTTTAACTAATAAATTTTTAGTACTATGGCTAAAATAACTCATTCAGAACCAAGGTACATTAAAAGCCGAGATGGTAGATGCATTACCTGTCTTATTGATGCAGGTGTAGTAGTTCGTGACAAAATTGTAGCAACCTTTACTGCTAAAGGTGTAGCAGTTCAGAATGCAAATGATTGCTATGATGAGACTACTGGTAAGAGATTGGCAGAAAGCAGAGCAAAGAGATATATGTTCATGCAGGCCAAGAACTTCTTCAAGACTCAAGTTGCACAACTGAAGGATTATCTGCTCTTGCATGATGAACTCCAGAAGGCTGTTGAGAAATATAAGAAGTCTCAAAGACATGAGAAGAATCATATTCAGTACATCCTGGATAACATCTCTTGTTAATATAGGATTGGTGGAGCTGATAACTCCACCCTTCCACTATGATTAAAGAATTACTAAAAGAAAAAGGATTAGTTGTTATTCCAGAGGAAATTGATGAGGAAAAAGCAATAGAAGCAATCCTTAAATTGATTAGTCTTCATAGAGAACTACCTGATAATGAGAGTATTACATTGTTTATTTGCAGTGGCGGTGGAACTTGTGATGTTTCTCTTGCTATTATTGATACAATAGAACAAATCAAAAAAGAAGGTAGAGTTGTGAAGGCTTATTGTACAGGTAGAGTTGAAAGCATGGCTTGTTATATAGCTCTAAGCTGTACTAAAGGAGAAAGGTATACTACTCCTAAAACTACTTTTATGGTTCATGATATTCATTGGAATCCAGAAGGTAGTTCAATAGATATAAAAAATAAGTATAAAAGTTTAGAAATAACTAATACTCATATCAAAAACTTAATATCAAATTACTCTTCAGAAAAACTATTGGAACTTATTGAAACTAACACTGACAGATTTCTCTATGCAGAGGAAGCTTTGGAGTTAGGAATCATAGACAGTATTTTATAAATTACTTAGCATAAACATAAACAATTATGCCTATAAGTAATGATTACTTTGAATGTGAAGTCTATAATGAGAAGGGTGTACTAATTGATACTACAAACTTCAACAGAAAAACAAAAGCTGAATATCTCAAAGAACATCCAACTCATAGGATTCTAGTGGTAGAGAAATTTAAGCATGAACAGAGAGACAGCTTTAGTGATTTGTTTGGAATGTAATTGTGGCATTTATTCTAAGTATGTTTTTCAAAATACAAACACTGGTGAATTGTTGATGGTTACTAAAAATCCGCATTGGGATGATACAGTAATTAAGAGAGGAACTAAAGGCTATCTCACTTTTGAGGAAGTTCTTGCTGGTCAACCTTTCTACAATTCAAGACTAAACAAAGAAGAAAAATACAAACATGACAATATTTTCTATATAGATTTTGTAATTGTTAAAGAAAAGTTAGATGAAATTAGATTATGATAAATGATTTTAGCTCTTATATATGGAGGCTAGAAAGACCAACTGGAAACAGAACTGAAAAGCAGAAGACTGTCAGAATGATTGATATGAATGAAGAGGAACTCCTTAAAGCATATCAGCATTGTAAAGACATGCTTTTTAACTCTTCAAGAAAGAATCCAGGTAGAGTTTTAGTCTTGGAGCAACTCAAAAACCAGCTTGCTAAATGTAATGCTGAGGGATTAAGAAGATGGTATCTTGACTTAGAAGATGAGAATGGTGAGAAGAAATTCACTAGTTCTACTCTTTTGGCAGATATTAGAATGTATCCTTATCTTAAAGAAGTGCAACTCAAAGAAGGTGAGGAATTACTTGTATCCCATTTTGTTAGTGTTCCAGCAGAATTCAAGAATGTTACAATAGAAGACCTTAAGTTAGCTTGTTTATATCATCTTGGTAACTTTGACCATTCTCATTTAACCTTTACATTCTTATTTAATATGGGTGTATGGTATACATTTGATGATGAGCAAAGATTAGAAGAACAAGTTGGTAAGAATGACAAAGCAAAACTTGAAAGAGTAAAGGAATGGATAGGTCTTGACCCAAACACTCCACTCAAGTTTTCTTCTTCTGGTTTAAGCGTAACTCAATTAACAGAAATGTTTGAGTTAAAGAAGAAGAGATACCCTTCCTATTACATGATGAATACTATTCAATTGACTGTATTGAGAACAAAGGTGCTTGATTTGTTGATTGATACTGTAGAGAAACATGCTAAGATTTGGAAGCTTCTAATGAAACAAATTGAAGAAGTTGCTCAGTATAAGGGTTATGATTTACAAGCTGGACTATGATAATAAAAGGAAAGCCAGTAGCAGTATATGATATTGAGGTCTTTTCTAATTGTTTTCATTGTGTAGTAAAGGATACAGAAACAGGAGAAATATTTAAATTTGAAATATCTGAAAGAAAAAATCAGATAAAAGAATTGATTCAGTTCTTCTGGAGAACTAAGTATCTGATGTGTGGATATAACTGTATCCATTATGATAACCCTATTATAAACTATATCCTCGATTATAGAATCACACTTTCCAACTTAGGATATAGTAGGATTTGTCAAAGTTTATTTAATCTAAGTAACACCATTATTGGTACAGATGACTTTGATTCTTGGAAAAAGTGGAAATATGCTAAAAACTTTAGTACTCTTGACCTTTTAACTATGCTCTTTTCTCAAAAATTAAGAGTAGGTTTGAAGGAAATGCAGGTCACAATGCAGTATAAAAATGTACAAGAGTATGATGGTGACTTTAGAAAACCAATTCCTGTAACAGATATAGATAATATGATTCAGTATAATATCAATGATGTATTGAGTACTGAAGAACTTCTCTATAGATGTAAAAAACAGATTGAACTTAGACTTGGTATTGAAGAAGAATATGGAGTTGATGTTCTAAGTAAGGATGGTATGTCTATTGGCATGGAAATTTTAAAGGTTAAGTATCTTGAAAAGACTGGCAAGTCTTGGAATGATATTAAAGACCTTAGAAGTCCATGTGATGCCATTGATTTAAGTAAAGTTATATTTCCAGTTATTAACTTTAACACTCCTGTGTTGCAACAATTACTAGAAGAAATGAAATCCTTAATTGTCAGTCCTGGCAGAAAGGGTTATGAAAAACATTTCTTACTACAAAATGTAGAAGTTGTAGTTGGTGTTGGTGGTATTCATACAAAGAATAAACCAGAAGTTATTATTCCAAATGAAAATCAAGATTTACTAGATAGTGATGTTAATTCCCTATATCCTTCTCTTGTTATTAGTTATGGTCTAGTTCCGCCTCATCTTGGGAAGCAGTTCCTAGAGATATATGGTGATGTAAGAACAGAAAGACTTGAAGCTAAAGCTACTGGTAAGAAGATTAAAAATGAGACTTTAAAGTTGAGTTTAAATGGACTTACTGGTAATCTTCAGAATGAGTATAGTTGGGTTTACTCTCCTGAAACTGTAATGAAAATAAGAATCAATGGACAATTGTTCTTGTTAATGCTTGCAGAAAGATTGATTGCAATTGGAGCTACTATCATTCAGTTAAATACTGATGGTGTACTCTATTTAATTGATAAAGATAAGAGACCTCTTTTGGATAAAGTGTTAAAAGGTTGGGAAGAAATAACCAAGCTTACACTTGAAACAGAAGAATTTGAAGCTTTCTATCAATATGCCATCAATGACTATTTGGGTATTAGTAAAGGTTATGCTCAAAAGAAGAAAGAATTTGAAGAAGGAAAAGCCTTTAATAAGAAAGGTGAACAGTATACATCACTATCTCAAATAAAAGATGACTTCTTGAAAAAGAAGGGTCTTTTTATTGATACTGTCACTCTAGGTAAAGGTATGCAACCAATGATTATACCTAAAGCCATCAATGATTATTTATCTGATGGAATACCTATTAGAGATACAATAAGGGCATGTAGGAATATAAATGATTTTATTACTTATCAGAAAGTTGATAAGAAATTTTCTGTAGAATATAATGGTAAGTTAATCAACAGAATTAACAGATATTATGTATCTACAAAAGGCTATTATTTGTATAAGTGTGTAGTAAACAATGTTTATGTTGATGAGGAATATGCAGAAATAGAGGTTAAAGCAACTGGTCAAAGGATGGAACTTCCTGTTAGAGTTCTAATGGAAGAAAATCCAGGAGATAAGGTACATGTTATTAAATATTTTTACAAAGGTACACCAAGAGAAAGAAGAGATGACTATTCTAGTATGTTATCTGCTTCTGGTGTAAAAATTGTAAATAACCTTGAAGAAGTGCAAGAATTCCCAGACGATATAAACTACTCTTATTATATAAATGAAGCTAATAAAATTATTGCTCCATTTGCTCTTAGACAGTTATCATTGTTTTGATATACTGTAATGGAAGTTAAATATACTGAAATAACATTTAATAGTGTTGAAGACTTACTGGCATATCAGAGAAGTCAAAAAACACAAAAAGGACAGGATATGTTTACTGTAACATCTTCTAGTCCTGAGGTAAGACCTCAAATACCTGCTACTAGAGTAATAGAAGCTGGTAGAAGAACTCCTGAAGTTACTGGTAGAAATATTGGTTGGACTTTAGGTGCTCTTAGAGCTGCCCTTGTTGGCAAGAAAATCACTTGGAATCATTGGAACAATGGTGTATATCAGGACAAATCTGGTATTGTTGAAACTGTTGGTCCTTGTGTAGATGGAACCAGTGGTTGGTTTGGGGATACTTCTGTTTCTGTAAAGTTCAGAGGTGCTGGCAAACCTATTCCTCTGTATAGGCATGAACTTAAAAAAGCCGTTATAGAGGATGCAGTGGATTGATTCTTCCTATCAGTTAATCAAGCCTGAATGGGGAGAAGATGCAATGTTTGAGAATATTGAAAGGGCTGGAAGAATTTGTTATGCAAGTGAGCCTAAAGAAGGTGTAACTGCTAGACAATTTACTGAAAGACTTATCAAATCTAACCATCTCAGTCCACTTGAATTTGGAGTCTGTTATTTACATTATAGGTGTAGTAAACCTAAAGATAGTGAACCAACAGATTCTATATGGGATACTTACAATATTCTTACTGCAAGATACAAAAATAATAAGTACTCTACTTTTCATGCTTATGAAGGTAAGACTTTCTTACAAATTGATATAACTACTAATTACAGAGTACTTGTGGAAAATGGTTGGACAGAAGATTTACAATTCATGTCTGAACCAACAAAGAACCATAGTATTTACTATACTGTAATTTTTACATGTAGTGAAGGTGTGGCAAGAGAATTTTGTAGACATAGATTAGCAGCACATGCTCAACAATCTACAAGATATTGTAATTTCTCAAAGGACAAATTTGGTAATGAAATAACTTTCATCAATCCAGAGTGGTTTAAGAAACCAGGTATGGCTGCTCCTAGAAATGCTCTAAAAGGTAAATGTGCTGAATTAGAGTATGAATATATGAACATGATTGGTAGAAATATGCTTCCACAAGAAGCAAGAGAAATTTTACCATTGTGTACTAAGACAGTTACAGCCATGTGTACTTCTTTTAATGATTGGAATCACTTCTTTGAGTTAAGAGCACTTGGTTCAACTGGAGCACCACATCCTGATGCTAAAGCATTAGCAGAACCTTTAATGGAAGAAATGACTGCTATGCACTCCCAAATTTGGGAACAGATAACAATGATTTGAAAATGACTAGAACTGAAAGGCAAATGCTTGGATTGCAAAAATGGGCAGATGCTAATTTCAGAGGAACTCTATGTTATGGTGTAGGAGTTGGTAAAACAAGGACTGCATTAACAGCTGTACAAAAATTCCTAGAAAAGAATCCTACTGGAAAAGTTGTTGTGGTAGTACCAACTAAGGTACTTAAAGAACAATGGAAAGAAGCAGCAGAAAAAATGGGTTTATCTTTAAATATAAAGATTGCCAATACTGCGGCTAAGAAGAAATTTGATTGTGATTTTCTAGTTTTAGATGAGTTACATCATTATTCTTCACCATCTTTTAGGAAGGTTTTCTTAACAAGTAAACCAAGGTTAATTCTAGGATTAACAGCTACTTATGAAAGATTAGATGGCTTAGAGAAAGAAGTAGTTGATAAATATTGTCCTGTTTGTGACATCATTACCTATCAAGAAGCAGAAAAGAATGGCTGGGTATCTCCTTGTAGAGTATACAAAGTTATTCTTGATGTAGATTTGAAAGATTATGAAGCTGCAAACAGACAATTTATGAGCTGCTTTGCTATGTTCGGATATGATTTCAATTTAGCAATGAGTTTAGTCTCTGATTGGAGAAACCAAATCACATATGCACATGATAATAACTTTGAATTAAAAGAAGTTAGACAGTGTACATATGGATTCAATCATGCCCTCCAGTTCAGAAAGTCTTTTATAGCAAATCATCCACATAAGATTGAGGTTGCAAAACAGATACTTGCTGCTAGACCTCAAGCTAAAGCAATTACTTTCAATGGAAGTATTGCACAATGCCAAGCTTATGGCAATGGAATTGTAGTTCATTCTAACAATTCCAAAAAACAAAATGATGAACTGATAAAACAGTTCTCTGAAGCAGAAGGTGGTGCTATTATACATAGTGCCAAAATGCTTGATGAAGGGTTCAATGTAGAAGCTGCTGATTTAGCTATTATTACTGGTTTTAATTCCTCTAAACATACTGCTACACAAAGAAAAGGCAGGGTATCAAGAGCTTATGAAGGTAAAATAGCTGAAGTATACTGGTTAGTATTAAAAAATACTGTAGAGGATAAATGGTGGCAAAATGCTAATGAAGGAGCAGAATACTATGAACTCAATGAGGAAGAATTACAGCAAGTACTGAATGACCCTCAGTCTATACAAAAAACTCTAAAAGTGCAAAGTAAAGTTAGGCATAATTTCAGTGCATAACTCTATTAAGTATGGCATATTTTGATTTAAGTGTAGATAGAGAAATTGATTTCATGCTTGCATATGGGCTTACAGCAGATGAATTATTTGTTATTAAGCTCATATATTATGCACAAAATGGTCATGATGAGTATATCACAAAATACTTTAATGAATGCCATTTGACACTTGACTTAGTAGATATACTACAAAGTCTACAGGATAAAGGAGTAATCCTGAAGTCCTATAAAATTCCTACAAAAAATGCTGTATTTAATCCAGTAGATGTTGAATTTGGACAACTGTTCAAAAGAAACTATAACATGCACTCCTGGGATATGGGAATGGATATATTTAATCTATATCCCACATTCCTAGGTTCTGATGCAACTAGATATTCTGCAAAGAATATAGCTAAGCACTTTAAGAGTATGGATGAGTTTTGCTTTGCCTATGGTAAAAGTATTAAATTCAACCCAGAAGTACATCAAAAAGTACTGGATATTTTACAGTGGGCAATAGAGAATAATGAAATTTCTTATGGTATCTGTGAATTTGTAATCTCTATGAAATGGAGAGAACTTGAGCAGATAAGAGAAACAAAAGAGGTTGGTGAAGACTCTTTGGAAGACTATAATCCCTTTAAAGTTATATGATAGAAGAACTATTCAATAGCATTAGAAGGGGTAAAGAAGGTATGAACATAGGTTTACCTTCAGGTTTACCAAAGCTTGATAAGTATACTTATGGTATACAAAGAGGATGGCTAACTCTTTATGGAGGTGATTCAGGTAGTGGTAAAACTACTTTGATGTTATATACAAGCGTGTATACCCCATTTATGCATTATCTTAGAAATAAGAAGAATGATGCTAGCTTAGATGTTAACTTCTTACTTTTTTCTTTTGAGATGAGTAAAGAAGTACTCTTAGCCAAACTCTTATCCCTTTATATTCATGAGACATATCATAAGGTAATTCCTTATTCTACAATTCTATCTCTTAATGAAACTATTTCTGATGAAGATTTACAATATGTAGAAGCTTCTAAAGAATGGTTACTAGAACTAGAGAAAAAGTGTACAATTATTGAGAAACAATTAACTGCACAACAAGTTGGAACTGCATTCAAAGCTTGGAGTGAGAGATTTGGTAAGTATGAGACTGATGGGGTTAATACAGTGTATATACCTAATAACCCTAAACAGTTCATGGTGGTAGTAGTTGACCATGTTAAATTACTTGCTAAAGCTTCTGGACACACTGACAAACAAGAGATAGATGAACTATCTCAAGTTGCAATGGAGGCTAAGAACTTAACTAAGTCTTCTTGGGCATTAGTTCAGCAGTTAAATAGAAATTTCAAGAGTATTGAGAGAAGAAAAAGTCAATGGAACTTAGTTTCAATGGAAGACTTCTCAGACACTTCTAGTACAGCTCAAGCAGCAGAGATTGTGATAGCTATTTATCACCCTGCAAGGGAAAGAAATCTCAGATGCTGCGGATATGACTTCATGCAACTTGGAGATAATGCTGACAGAGCTAGAATGTTACTACTGCTAAAACAAAGATTTGGTATTGCTGATGTTGCAATGGGTACTGCTTTTTATGGTGAGACTGGATTATGGAAACAACTTCCATCTCCATCTGAACTGCAAGAACATCCAGAGCTATATGAACAATATAAAAATTTATAATACATGGCAGAGTTAATTGCAATTGTAGGAAACTCTGGGTCAGGTAAGTCTAGTTCAATTAGAACACTTGACCCTACTAGCACATTTATTATCAATGTAGCTGGTAAGCCACTTCCTTTTAAGGGGTGGAAAACTAAATATCCATTCTTGAAAAAGAATGAAAATGGACAGCTTGTAGGTAACATTCATAACACATCTAATGTGGATGAAATTGATACCTTGTTACAATATGTAGACAAGCAAAGAAAAGATATTAAAGTTGTTGTATTGGAAGACACTCAATATCTTATGGCATTTGAAGCTATGGATAGAAGTCAAGAGAAATCTTATGACAAATTTGTTCAGATTGCTTCTCATTTCTATAAGGTAATTGATAGGGCAAGAAAGATGAGAGATGACCTCAAAATCTTCATTTTAACTCATGCTGAAAACATTGGTACTCCAGAAGCTCCATCTTACAAGATGAAGACCGTTGGAAAAATGCTTGATAACATGGTTACTCTTGAAGGCTTGTTCACCTATGTATTTTACACAACAATTGGCAAAGATGAATCAACTGGTATGCCCAGTTATAAGCTTATCACCCAGTCTGATGGTACTACTACTGCCAAGACCCCTCTTGGATGTTTTGATGATATGCTGATAGATAATGATATGGATTATATTGTTAAGAGTATTGACAAATATAATCTGGGTGACTAATTAAAAGCTTTTGATTTATATGGTATTTAGTTTTAATTCTGTAGCTGGTATTAAACCAACCAATGCCCCTGCTCCATTAGAGGGTAATAAAATTCATACTGTGATATTTGAAGGTGTTGAATCTACTGATGTCACTAGTACAAATAATGGAAATACTTACAAACTGTTGAGAATTAAATTCTCTAATAGTGAAGGTCAGTTTGTTAAAACTTACTTTGAGCCAGATGCTAATGCAGACCAACCTGTAATTAGCAAGACTTCTGTAGGTGATATTGTTAATCCTTCACCAAACCTTCAGATGCTTTATACTCTTAAACAACTTCTTGCTGTTGCAAATCCTGCATTCAATGAGAAGATTGATAGAGGTGAAGTAAATGATTTAAGCTCTTGGGATTCTCTTAGAGCTGCAATGGTAGCTGCTACCAAGGATTTCATTGGTCAAACTTGTCAAATCAAGTTGATTAAGAATTCTAAGGGTGAAGCTATTCTTCCTGGTACAGTTGTAAACTTCAATAAGGAGAATCAACTGTATCCTGCTTCTACTGTGATTGGTAAGAACATCACATGGACTAAGAAGGAGAAAGAAAGAATTGAAAGAGAAGCTAGTGCACAACCTACTCCAGTAGGTATGCCAGCTGACAGTCCTTTGGCAGGTGTTGCTACTGAACCAGCAGAACCTGAGGTACCAGAGACTAATTTCAATATGAGTTTTCTTCAACAATAATTGAAGTATGACATTTACTATTCCAAGAACAGTAAGAAAAGTTACTAGGGAGTTCCTTCTGGAACACAACACAGAAGAAACTTACATGCAAACTTATCTTGGAGTTCCTGTTAAAAAAGGTTTATTTATAAGCCCAATTAGACATGATAAAAGACCTACTGCTTCTTTCTTTAGAAGTAGAGATGGAGCTTTACTGTTTCATGATTTTGGAATAGGTTTTAAAGCTGACTTTGTAGGGGTGGTTAGACAATTGTTTAACCTCTCCTATAGTCAAGCTTTGAATAAAATAGCTTCTGACTTTGGTCTTAATCCTGGACAGGAGCAATGTCTTCCTAAGATTAAAGTTAGTGTCTGTGAAGAAACAATTACTGCACATGAAGCAGCACAAATCCAGATAGAAATGCAACCTTTTACAGAAAAAGAATTAGCATGGTGGGCTTCTTATGGAATAACGCCAGAAACTCTGAGAAAGTACAGAGTATATTCTTGTAAAAATGTATTTCTAAATGGTAACTACTTTACTAGTAGTACACCAACTAGCCCAGCATTTGGCTATTTTGGTGGACTAAAAGAAGGTAGTGAAATATGGAAAATTTATTTTCCTAAAAGAAAAATGTATAGGTTTATAAGTAACTGGAATGGCACAATGCTACAAGGAAGTCAGCACCTTCCAAAAAGTGGCAATTTCTTAGTTATTACTAAATCTATGAAAGATGTTATGGCACTCCATGAATTTGGAATTCCTGCTATAGCACCTGGCAGTGAAACATCTTTTGTAACTAATCAACAACTAGACAGACTTAAAAGTAGATTTAGGAATATAGTTGTCTTCTATGATAATGATTTACCAGGCATTATGGGAATGAGAAAAATCAAGAAGATGCATCCTGAATTAACTTATGTTTGGATTCCTAGAAAGTATGGTGCAAAAGATTTCTCTGACTTATACAAAAAATTTGGAAAGGATGTCGTGAAGGATATGCTAATCCAATTTACTAATAGATATAGCAATGGATGCAAAAACATTAAATGACAACTTTTTTTCAACAGGGAGACTCCTTTCTGGTAAACTGGAAGATAAACTTGAGATATTAAAAGCTGTGTGTTTTCTTACTTTTATGATTAACAAATCATTTAAGAAAGACTTTACAGCAGTTGATGTCTTAGAGAAAGTAGTGTATAAGAAGAAATTTGTGGAAACAAATGGCTTTGATGCTTTTCTTATTACTATTGGAATCATAAGTCAAGACCTGCTTTATGGCTGTGACGATGTTCCTAATCCAGGTTATAAAGACACAGAGGAGTGTTGTAAAAAGATACAACAACTGTGTTTACAGTGGGCTCCCTTCTAAGTTGGTATGAAACAGCTTAAAGTATCTCAAAGAAGAGGGTACTCTGCTGAACATGCATTTGAAGGACTTACATTTAGAGTCTTAGACCCTCTTATTAAAGGTGCTAACTCTACTAGGTCTTGGGTCAGAGCTGGAAAGCCTGTCCCTGGGAGTGATGATTTTTTGGATTGGGCAGAGGCTCAGTTAGCATTCAAAACCAGAAGTCAAGTAGGATATGGTTGTTATATTGTGGTAGATAAATATACTAAAGATGTAAGGCTTAGACCTTATGCTGTATATGAAGTCCGCAACAATGACCATAGAAGATGGAAAACTGTCCATCAAGTAAGGACTGATGATTTTGATGTAGTTACATCCAATGATGGAAATACATTGGAAGCTGTCACTATAAATAGTGTTGGCAAAGTGATTGGTGAATATGATACAAAGTCTGAAGCAATGACTGCTGCAAAGAAGTATATTGCTGAGACTAAAAAGAATTGTTCTATTGTTAGAGTTAAGATAACTGATGAAAACCCAATAGAAGCTTATTGTGTCTATAAACCATCATCAAATGCTAAGATAGGAACCTTTGTTGCTTTTGGATATGTCGATGAATGAAACTAAAGATATGGTTGTGAAGCCTGAACATTACAATCAAAATGGCTTACAGGCTATTGATGTAATGCTGGCATTTAATGGCACAGAAAGTGTAAAAGAGCACTGTGCTAATACTGCATTAAAATATCTTCTAAGAAGAACCCATAAATTTAATTCATCAGAGGATATTCATAAGTGCATATGGTATCTATTGAAGTACCTACAAATTGAATGTGGTAATGATGATGTTACTACATTTATACAAGGCTTTATACAAAGCCAAATTCATTAAAAACTTTTTAAACATTTAGAATTATGGAAGTAAGAAATGTGATTATCGTAAGTAATGCAGCTAACAGAAGATATACTCTTGAGACCGCAGCTGAGACTCTTGGCCAACTTAAGGCTGATATGAGAGAGGCTCATATTGATTATGAAGGTATGACCTTCATGGAGGGTCTTACTAAGACTGAGCTCCTCAATGATAGTAGCTTGCTACCAAGAGATGTTGTTAGAGGTGAAGGCACCACTAATGAACTGGTATTCTTGCTGACTGTAGCAAATAAGAAGATTAAGTCTGGTACTGACTATGTAACTCTTAGAGCAACTGTTGGTGCAAGCCAGGCAATGAAGGATTATATCCAAAAGACCTATGGTAGAAACTACACCAATGTAGGTGCTAGTGTTCTTGAGGCAGTTGTAAAGCACTTCAGTGCTAAGACCGCAGCTCCTGCACAAAATGCTTGCAGTAGTGCTGTAGCATTGAAGAAGTTAGCTGATGCTCTGAAGCATAACGGCTATCTGACTACTTCTCAGTACAATGATGTTGTTGGTTCTATTGGCCAAGCATCTGTTGATGAGAAGATTGGTTCTTATACCAAGTCTGAAATTGATGCTATTGTAGCTAGCATCTAATGTTGTTTTTAAGGTTAGGGAGGTAAAACTCCCTAACCTTCTTTTTATTTTCTAATCTTAAGAATATGACAGGTTTAGAGCGATTAGAAAAGGAAATTTTAACTCCTTATATTGATACCTTGAATACTGAAAATATTGGTAAAATATATAAAGTATTTCAAGATTATTATGGAGAGCAAAGGGTTGATTTGCAATTTAGTCATAAATATAATGATGCTGAAGAGCTTGAACTTGTAAAAGAAAATACAAAGGAAGCTCATGCAAAACTACTTGCAAAATATGTTTGGAGAAATTGTTCTCCTAGACATATTAGTTATATTCCTAATCTTAGTAGAGGTTATTATGACTATTATACTTTTAATAATTGGGATAGTTCTAAGTTAGTAAATGAGTATTTTGAAAAGCTTGTTACATTAGACAAAACTGATATTACAAGGAAACTTAATGTATTTTTCAACAATAATCCTATGTTTGTGATTATTGTTCACTTCCCACATGTTGTTATTGAGAATGAAGATGGAAGAAAGCATGAAGCTAATAATTTCTATATCAAAATTCCACTTACCAAAGATGCAAAGTTCTGTGGTAACTTCCTTGTAAAAAGAACTACTTTTACTAAGAATGAGTTACAAATAGGTTATATGCACTCTCATTGTCCATCTAGTACTTGTGACCCTGATAGAGATTGGACTACAAGTTGCCTTGGTTCAGGTCCTATTATTAGAACTGAAAGCAGATTAAGTAGTGTATGTGATTTAGATGTATGGATGTTATTCTGTAATGAGCTTGAAAGATATATTTCTGTTGAGTCTCTTAGTGGAGGTCCATACATAAGAATGTCACAAATTCCTGGTAATACTAATGAAGGTAGTCTGTTAGGATATAACAATGTAAAACAAATGAATATTCCTCTTAACAAGGAGAATTTTAGAGGTATGAACAGCACTGTTTATAATACTTATTTTCATCCTTTTATTAGAGAATATGCAAGTAGTTTCAACTTACCATTTAGAAGATTAGATGGTCAAATCAAACCTGGATTCACATATGATGAATTTCTAATTAACATCAGTCAAGCATTTATTACTTATATTAACAATTTAAGTAGAATCTCTAATGATAGTCTTTCTATGATTAAAGAAACTGTTCTTGTTGAAGCCGCTATGGTCAATGAGTCAATTCATTTAATAAATAGAAGACAAGGAAGTAGAGATGCTTGGAGAAGTTATGTACCAAAAATTGGTCATGTAATTGGAATATTTCATGGTGAACCATTAACTTTCCAAATTGAAGATAACATTCCATTAGTTGAAGAGAATCATGCATTTAGAATCATGCATCCTAGATGGGCTGGCCCTATCCTTCAACTGATTATAGATTTACTTAATATAGAATATGGCAGAGAAGTTAATTCTAGTCAAGCAAGACTCTACATATAAGATAGTAGTTCCTGAAAATGTAGAGGAGAAAATTAGATTCCTTTGTGCGCAAGTACATGAAGTAGAATGGTCAGGAATCTTGTTCTACAAGAAAGCAGGAACAATGGAAAACAGTGATTTAGTTATCACTTGTGTTGATATATTCCCGATGGATATTGGCACATCAACTTACACTGAGTTTGATAACTCTCCTGATGCTGTAAGTTATATGTGTGACCATCCTGAATTACTTAGCCCTGATGTTTATAATGGGCTCATTCATAGCCATAACAATATGGCAACTTTCTTTAGTGGAACAGATACTTCCACACTCTTAGATGAGGGTAAAGATAGAAACCATTTTGTTTCTCTTATTGTAAATAATGCTGGTACATATACAGCAGCAATTACAAGAAAGGCTGTTAAGGATTTGACAATTAGTGGTACACTCAAATATAAAACTTTTGATGATAAGGAAGTTGAACTGGGAGATATTGAACCAGTTAAAACTCAATCCACAGTTGTAGAATATTTCATGCTAGAAGTAGAGAAGCATGAAGCTCAAGTCAGTCTGAAGAAAGAACTTGAGGAAGCATTTTCTTCCACAATGGAAGTACTCAAATCTAAAGTACCTGCTGACAATGCAGTACAAATTAGAGATAACTTTGTTGAGGATATGGTAAATAGTCTCATCAGAGGTGTATCTGATGTTAAATTTGAGGAAACTAAGAAGAGACTTGATGATATTAGAGAAGCAAAGAAGAAGAAAACAACTCCTGTTTATGGTAGTGGTTATCCTTATGCAGGTAGTTATCCAACTGCACAAAGACCTTCTTTTGGTACTGGTGTAGGTGGTGGTTATGCAGGTGCTTCTGCTTCAACAAACTTTGCAAGAACTAAAGGTCAAGTTTACATTCCTGGTAAAGGCTGGGTAGATAAAGATACTGATGAAGTAATTACACCAGCTAGTTCACTTCTTGGTAATAAAAATAAACCTAAAGTAACTTCAGAACCTCTTGGGCCCTCTGAACCTGATGAACTCAATTTTGATTGGGAAGATGCTGGTTCTGCTTGGGCCCATTGCAGGCAAGAAATGAAAGAGGAGAATGCCAAGAACCATGAAGAAAAAGACAAGAAAATCGAAGAAGAAATACAGGCATTGATTGACAAAGCCATGTATTATTTGTTAACTGGAGATATTGATGGTCCAAACTTGAATAGTGATTATGAAGCTTGGGCTATGCAATCAGGATATGTATATTCTAGACAATTTTCTACTTTAGAAGATTTTAAGAGATTTGCAGATATGCAAGTTGATTATATTTATGAAGTAGCAAGTGATAAGTTAGATGGTTTGGAAGGTGAAATTGAAAACTTCTCTGATGAGTTTATGGATAGACTTGCAGAGGAGATGAACAAACTGTCTAATAAGAATGTATATATCAAACACTATATCTCCCAAATTGAAAGATTAGCTTAATATGGAAGAAATAGATGCTACTTTACTTAGTGTAGATGAAATTATAAATCTATATCCAGAAGCTGAATTACCTGCTGTAGCTGAGGCTGCTCGTGCTGCTTATGCAACAAGAGTAGCTGAAGCTGCTAATATTCAACAATTAGCACAAGGCCCTGCTGTAGATTCAGGTTCTGCTCCTGAGAGTATATCAGAAGCTATTAACAGACTTGTTAATGAGCAAAATACTGTACAAGAAACTCCTTCAGAAGTAGCAGAAGCTGTTTCAGCTGAAACACTTATAACAGATGTTGCTGGTTCTGGTCCTGCTATTGCAGTAGATACTACAATTGCTACAGAAGCAGTTGCGACTGCTCCTACTAGAAGAAGAAGGTTTACTAGTAGAACTACTCCTATTGTTGAGATGATTCCAGAAAGTGCTCCAGCAGAAGAACAAACTGTAAATGCAAGTGCTCCTGCTTCTGCTGACCCTCAAATTCCGCAAGGAATTATGGAAGCAGCTGCTGCATCAGAACCTGTAGCTGAAGCTCTTGGAGAATTGTCTCAAGCAATTGAAGAAACTGTTGCAACTGATGCTGGTACTAGTGTTGCTGCTAGTTCAACAGATGATGCTGCACTAGCTGAAGCTGCTCCCGAAAGTGCTCCTGAAGCAGCACAGCCTGCACAAGGTCCACAGGTAACTGTTGAAGTACAAAATAATAGAATACCTAATATACCAGTAGATGCAGTGTCTACTGATATTGGTAGTAGATTCAGTGGAGCAACTTGGTTTGATGCAATGCAAAGAACTAAAATTATAGTTGCTGGATGTGGAGGTATTGGTAGTTGGTTTACTTTGTTAGCAGCAAGAGCTAACCCTGAAAGTATCCAACTATTTGATGCAGATGTTGTAGAATCTGCAAATCTTAGTGGTCAGTTATTCTCCATAGACCATGTTGGTATGTCCAAAGTAGCTGCACTTGCAAGTGTAGTACAAACTTTCTGTAACTATAATAGAATAGAGACTTTCCAAAGTTTCTATACTGGTAGAACCAGACAAGTTGGACCTATTATGGTTTGTGGTTTTGATAATATGGTTGCTAGAAAAGTATTCTTCTATAAATGGAAAGAATATGCAGAGAGTCATCCTAATGAGAGATGTCTCTTTATTGATGGTAGATTGAATGCAGAACAATATCAAGTATTCTGTATTACTGGAGACAGACATGACCTTATGAGTAGATATGAGTCTGAGTGGTTATTTGAAGATGATGAAGCTGATGGAGTATTGTGCTCTTATAAGCAAACTTCTTATTGTGCTGCTATGATTGGTGCAATGATGAATAACTTACTTGTTAACTTTATCTTTAATGGGGAAAGTAATATCTTGTATCCAAGAGATTTACCATTTTTAACAGTATATGAAGCAGACCAACTATTCTTAAGAACAAGGGTATGACACAGTTTGAGAGAAATCTGGCAGAATGTTACAAATATGCTGGACAGTTAGACAATCAAACTAATTGTGATAATATCTTTAGAATAGCTCATCAAAGTTCTATGTACTTCAAAGTAATGAAACTTACAAATGGTGATGTTGAAATTCCACTCTTTCTTTATCGTACTTGGCTTGGTTCCAAGAGAGATAATGATAGAATGGAATATGTTATCAATGTGCCATTCTCAGATGAGGTACCTATAAAAGTTGCTGCTAAAACTTCTTTACTTACTTATATGAATAATAAGTATCAACCTTATAGAAGATTAGTAGCAGTTACTTTGAATGATAAAAGGTATTATGTTGCACCAGGAATTATTCTTGATGCAAACCTTAATATACTGTTAATGTATACTATCAAGCATCAGAGTAAAGATATAACTGTTTATGTAAACAGTGAACTTTATCATAACCCTGATGATTTTGATAAGATGCTTACAGGAAAAGTTTTTGCCTTTCTAGCATCAAATGACATTGTTACTGAAAATGAGGATGATGTTCAACCAAACTTAATTGTTAGTAAGAACATAACTGACTTTTTAGTATTGCCAACTAAAGTATTAAAAAGAGATTCTATGTTTGATTTGAATGTTAATTGCAACAGGATTATCAGAGATAGACTCTTAGCAGCTTTTGATTTGAAATATAACAATGCCCACTAGACATAAGGTTAATAAGAAAGTCAAAAATGCTGTTGCTAAAATGTATTCAGGAATTCAATTTAAATCCCTCCTTGAGGTAAGAGTGTTTAAAGCTCTCCAAGAGGGGGGATTTAATCCTGAGTATGAACAAACTAAATTCATCATTTGGAATGGATTTAAACCTTCTGTTAAATTCTTTGATAGAGATAAGAAATTAGGAGTACTTAAATTACAAGATAAGAAAGTCTTACCTATAACTTATACTCCTGATATAACTTTCTTTTACAAAGGAAAGCTTATTATTATTGAAGTCAAAGGATTTGAAACAGATGTGTTTCTGATTAAAAGAAAGCTTTTTAGAGGATATTTGGAAGCTAATAAGATAGATTGCTTGTATTTTCAGATATATGACAGTTCAACATTACAACAGGCAATAACTATTATAAAAAGTTTATGAGTAAATCTCTTTATGACATTTCATGGCAAGTATCAGAAACAGAGTATAGAAATGACCCAGCTTTAAGTTATTCTACTATTGCTAAATTTGATAGGACTGGTTTTGACCAACTATCACATCTGTTTGAACAGCAAGAGTCTGCATCACTTACATTTGGTAGTGCTGTAGATTCTATTATAACAGGTGGTATGCAAGAGTTCAATGATAGATTTGCAGTATGCAATTTTAGTGCAATCTCACCTGCTATTCAAAGCATTGTTGATTTTCTATTTGGTAAATATCATGAAATGTATAATACTCTACAAGAAATCCCTAGTGAGGAAATTTTAACAGTAATCAAGAATTTTGATTATCAAAGAAATTGGAGGGATGAAAATAGAGTAAATTCTATTCTTCAAAAAGGTTCTGAATACTATGCTGCACTGAGAAGTGCTTATGGTAAAGAAGCGATTAACCAAGAAACCTTTGATGAAGTATTATCTACAGTAAGAGCTTTAAAAGAAAGTCCACAGACCAAATGGTACTTTAGAGCAAATAGCATTACTGAAGATGTTGATAGGCTTTATCAACTCAAATTTAAAGCAAACATAAATGGTGTAGATTATAGATGCATGGCTGACCTCATAGTGGTAGACTATGCTAACAAAGTAATTTACCCAATAGATTTAAAGACTAGCAGTAAACCAGAATATGAATTCTACAAGAGTTTTATTCAATGGAGCTATAGTCAACAAGCTAGACTTTACTGGCTTATTATTAGGAAGAATCTAGATGAAGACCCGTTCTTTAAGGATTTTGTTTTGGATGATTATAGGTTTATTGTAGCTAATAAGAGAACTCTTACACCATTAGTGTGGAAGTATGATGATACTCAAAAAAGAGGAACTCTTATATATGGTATGAACCATAATATAGTGCTGAGGGACCCTCTTGAAGTAGGACAAGAGCTTAATGATTATCTTAGAACTAATCCAGATGTACCGCAAGGTATAAACAAAGAAGGGGATAACAATATAATTGAATGGCTAAATAAGATACCATGAGTAAATTGCAAGTAATCAAAAGGGATGGAACCCTTGTAGATTTTGATGCTACCAGGGTAAAAAATGCCATTCAGTCTGCTGTGTATGCTACAGGACAATTTATGCCTGTTCCACTTATTGAAAGTTTTGCAAATAACTTAGCAAGTGAGCTTTGTAAAGATTGTGAACAAATATCTGTGGATTCTATTCAAAATCATGTTGAGAATTGGTTAATGACACAAAATAGTGAAGTTGCTAAAGCTTATATATTATATAGGTCTAAACATGATTCTATTAGAGAGTATACACAACACAAAATGGCTTTTATACAAAGATATAAAAAGTCAAATAATACTGCCAATGCTACTATTGATGACAATTCAAATGTTGCTAATAAGAACATTGGAGTATTAAACTCTGAAATTCACAAGGAAGATAACTTGCAGATTTCAAGAGCAATGGTAATGCAAAAACTTATAGAACTTTATCCAGACTTTGATGCTAAGCAGTATCAAAGAGATTTACAATCTCATATCATTTACAAGCATGATGAGAATTCTTTTGCTGGTGCAATAGCTCCATATTGTTGCAGTATTACCATGTATCCATTCTTAACAAATGGTATAAAAGGGATTGGAGGACTTAGTGCTGCTCCAAAGAATATTGATTCCTTCTGCGGAATGTATGTTAATCTTATCTTTGCAACTAGTGCTATGTTTGCTGGTGCAGTTGCTACTTCTGAGTTCTTGCTTTATTTCACTTACTTTGCTAAGAAGGAGTGGGGTGAAGACTTTTGGAGAAATCCAGATAAAGTAATTACTAAGAATAGTAATAAAGAAAAGACTATCAAGAAACAAATACATCAGTATTGGCAGCAAGTTATTTATAGCATAAATCAACCAGCTGCTGCAAGAGGAAGTCAATCAGCTTTTGTTAACTTTTCTTATTTTGATAAATATTTCTTTGAAGGAATGTTTGGAGAATTTATGTTCCCTGATGGTACTAAACCAGATTGGGATTCTCTTAATTGGATTCAAAGAGAATTTATGCAATGGTTTAATCAGGAAAGATTAAGATGTATTCTTACTTTCCCTGTAGAATCATTTGCTTTAGTTTATCAAAATGGAGAATTTTTAGACAAGAGTTCAGCAGAGTTTGTTGCTCAGGAGTATGCTAGAGGACATAGTTTCTTTACATATATTAGTGATACAGTTGATTCTTTATCAAGTTGTTGCAGGTTGAAGAACATGATTACAACTAAGGAGTTTAACTTCACTAATGGTAATATGGGTGTACAAACAGGTTCTAAGTCTGTGATTACCAGTAATTTATCTAGAATTATACAGGATTTCTTTAGACAGTTTACTACTGATAGAGATACTGTAAAAGCTATGTATTTTGCTGATAAACCAGGAATTCAATCCCAGTTAACTGAATATATAAATAGTATCTTAGAAAGAGTATTTAAATATCACATTGCTTATAATGAGTTATTGTGGGATATGTATACTGCTAAGTTACTTCCAGTATATTCTTCTGGTTTTATTAACTTAAACAACCAATACCTTACTTTAGGTATAAATGGTTTAAATCAAGCAGCTGAATTTATAGGAATTGAGTGTAATAAGAATAATGAGTACAAAGAATTTTGTAATCTCATTTTCTCTATATTCAAGAACTTTAATACAGCTCACAATGGCAAATATTTTGGCCATAAAGTAACTCTTAATACTGAATGTGTACCTGCTGAAGGTCTTGCTATTAAGAACTATAATTGGGACAAAGCTGAAGGTTATTGGGTACCTGAAGATACTAACTTATATGCAAGTTATATCTTTAAACCAAATGATACCAACATTTCTGTACTTGATAAGATGATTATGCACGGTACAGAATTCTCAGCAGGAAGTCTTGATGGTGGTCAAGCAGCTCATATAAATCTGGATAAACATCTTTCTGTAGAGCAATATAGAAAGTTGCTGGATTTTGCAGGTAAAGTTGGATGTAGCTATTTTACATTTAACATTCCTAATTGTGAATGTGAAGATTGTGGATTTATAGCTAAACAACCATTTACAGAATGTCCTAGATGTGGTAGTACTAATACTGCTTTATGGGATAGAGTTATTGGCTATTTAACTAAAGTGAGAAATTGGTCTGAAGGTAGGCAGATTGAGCAAAAGACTAGATTCTATGCTGATGAATCTGCTTTACAATCATAACTATGACACAAGGCATAAATTTCTCAAATCTTAAAACTACTACTAGGAATATTTTCTTTACATCTGATTTACATCTCAATCATGAACCTATTATAGGTTGGTGTGGTAGACCATTTAAAGATGTTGAAGAAATGAACCAAGCAATAATTGACAATTGGAATAGGGTTGTTGGCAAAGATGACCTTGTTTTTGATTTGGGAGATTTTTGCTTTGGAGGTAGTGCTGAGTGGAAGAAGTTTACAGAAGCTCTTAATGGAATTCATATATTAGTACCAGGCAATCATGATTGGAAAAATAAGTGCTTTAAACATAAAGACTTTTTTTATGAAGTAAGAAGTCAACTGTTTGTAAGTATTGATGGTCAAAAGATTTGGTTATCTCATTTTCCATTTCTTACATGGTCTGGTAAAGAAAGAAAAGTATGGAATTTACATGGGCATGTGCATCTCTCCACTTATGAAAATACAGGTATAGATTTTGATATAATGAAAACAGTTCCTCCTTATCAATATGATGTTGGAACTGATTGGCATCAGTTTACACCTGTGAGCTTCCAACAAGTTAAGGAAGCAATAGAGAAACAAATTGAAGATAATACAAATCAAGCTTTAATCTATGCTAGCTCTAAAAGTGTGGAATAGACTTCCAGAACATAGAAGAGTACAGATAGTAACTCATATATTTCCTCATGCCTTACCTGAAGATATAAAATCAATGGCAAGGATATTCCATCATAACTTTGATTATACTGGTCCTGATGGTAATGGTGAGGTTATAAGAGATATACTGTCGCATTGCTACAATTCTATTGAAGGAATAAAAGTAGTATTATATGTCTAAAAGAAAATTTGATGGAACAGTAGTAGTCCTCGATTTTAGAACAGAAAGTGTAGATTTGATACATTTTTCAAAAGAGGATGTTCATGATGGTGACTTTGATTCATTACTTATGGATTATGGCTATGATTTAGATAACATCAGGTATATGGTAACAAATGAAGCAAGAATCAGTAAATACTGGTTTGCTGATGGAGGTTATCTAGGTTGTTATAAAAATTATAGGAGTTACTATTGATGAATCAAGTTAAATATACAGAAACTGTTGTAAGTTTTTCAGAAGTTCCTGATGAGATTTCTCTTTGTATAAATATTTCCAATTGCCCTTTTAAATGTCCTGGATGTCATTCACCATATTTACAAGAAGATGTTGGTGCATTGCTAACAGAAGCAAAACTTAGTGAATTGGTAAAAAATAATCCTGGAATTACTTGTGTATGTTTTATGGGAGGTGATAAATCTCCAAAAAGAATAAATCATTTACTTGAGTATGTAAAGGAAGAATTTGATTTGAAAACAGCTTGGTATAGTGGAGCAAATATTTTAAATCGTCATGTTCATATCTACAATCTTAACTATTTGAAGTTAGGTCCTTATAGAGAAGATTTGGGGGGTTTAGATAAGTATCCACTTACTAATCAAAGAATGTATCAAATTGAAGAATTACATCAGGATACACCTTTTGGAAGAGTAGTATTTATACAAAAAGACATAACAAAAAAGTTTGTACATAACAATGAAGATATTAGTAAAGACACAAAATCCTAAATTATTACCTAGAGTTATTGACAAAGGTGATTGGGTAGACCTCTGTAGTGCAGAGGAAGTAAAGATTGATGCACCTTCTGTTAAAGATAACAAGGTAGTATTTGGTAAGAAACTAATTTCCCTTGGTGTGGCAATGCAGTTGCCACCTGGATTTGAAGCAGTTGTTGTCCCAAGAAGTAGCACCTTTAGTAAGTTTAAAGTTCTACTTGCTAATAGCTTTGGTGTGATAGACAACACTTATTGTGGTAACAATGACATTTGGGGATTCAATGCCATTGCTTTTGATAAGACTGTTATCCATAAAGGTGACAGAATCTGTCAATTCAAAGTTCAATTAAGTCAGAAAGCTACTTGGTGGCAAAAACTGAAGTGGCTGTTTGATAGCAAAATTGAGTTTGTTCCTGTTGATGACCTGCAAAATCCAGATAGACATGGGTTTGGTAGTACAGGAACTAAATGAAAAAGAAACCTATCAGAAAAGATGAAGTAATCCAATTACCCTCTAGATATAGAGATGTGGATACTCATCTTATTCCTGTAAGTAAAAATAAGTATAAGTTCTATACATCAGGTCAGTACTATAGATTTGGTCCTAGTGAAGGAAATCCTTTTATTTTGGAATTCATTGACCCAGAAGGTGGTCCATTTATTGCTAAAGGATATAGAATTAGTGACAAGGAAGAAATCAAAGAAATAGTACAAGATATGACAGGAACTTATATTCTAACTGAAGATGTTTAATATTGCTGAGTGATTTATAAGTTTTTGAAGAGTAATTTGGTAGATTATCAGTAGTACTAACATTTTTATTTGGAATATGGTAATTAGAACTACTTATCTTGCAAGAATAAATAATAAAGGAAAATTACAACTTGCTATGGTTCAGCTGGATAGAAATGAAAGTACATACAGTGTATATAGAACTACATGGCAAGTACATGGTAAAGAAAGGGAATATAACCCTTTGTTTATCAATAAAGGTAGAAACAGTAATTACATAGTCAGGGAAGCATTTCACTTATATGAAGTTTGTATAAGACAATATGTGCACCTTGGCTATGTAAGGCTGGAAGACCTTACAGATAAGACAATTGAAGAGTTACAGGAAGATGAGTTAAATGATTTACTCAATAACTATGAGGAACCAACACTCAAAATTCCTAGACTTGTAAGACCTGTTAGCTGGGAAGAAGTAGCTACTAGTACTATGGATAGAGAATGGTACTGGACTTATAAAATTCCTGGCATTAGGTGTCTTATTTTCATGAAGGATGGACAAATAGCAGTCAAGACAGATTATCATGTATATCTTAAAAAGTCTATTCAACATTTGTTGACAGATGATGTTAAATCAATGTTTGTAAAAGAACCTGATTTAGCATTAGATTGTATGATATATAGTCATGACCCTAAGAGTAGTAGAGACCATCTCATAAAGCTTATTAAAGCACAAGAATGGTCTGAACAATGTAAGGATTTACATTTATATATTTGTGATTACATTTCTGATAATTCTTTAGAAGAAAGAATAGAACATATAGAAGAGCTGATGAAAGAGATTACCAACCCATTGATTCATTCAATAGAATGGAAAACTCTTGACGGTTATTATGTTGTATCTGCTGAAACAAGAAAAGCTATTAGAAAAGGTTATCCTGGATTATGGTTAAAAGCAAACAGAGAATATGGAGGAGGTAGAAAATCTGCTTTTCTTTATGTTGAAACTGAGGCTTTTAGAACAAGAACATATGTTATTAAGTATTATTCTGGAGGTGATTATGTGCAGATAGATAATACTCATAATAACTATTTTCATGCAATGATTGTAGGTCCTAGTAATTTTGATACAAAATATTATGCTCAACATCCTAGTGAATTAGTAGGTAGACAAGTAGTGTTAGCTTTTCAAGAGTTAAACAACGGTATACCAACAAATCCAATAGTTTGGCATCTAAATGACAAAAGAGAGACTTGAAAAAATTATTTGGATGAATCCTATTACTGCTGATGTAGCAGCTGAACTTATTGTTGAGTTTTTTAACAAGAAAGGAAAGAGAATTCCAAATGCTCAAGAATTACAAGTATTACTACAGTTAGGCCAGTATATCAACTGGCACTGGGTAATGTGTCAGGTAGCTGAAATGAATGGCTATCAACTTATTACTATAACTAAGGATAATTTGGTAGTTGCCAGATACCTACAAGAATAAAAAGACCCCCTGCATAAGAGACCTTATTTGGTTTCCTATGTCAGGGGGTTATTTTTTTCCTAGATTAGGAATGGAGGTTGGGGTTAATCTCCCCAGCTCCAGTCTTTTGCAGCACCTATTCTTTTATCCATCCAATCTTGTAAATCAATTTCTTTGTCATCATCAAATGCTGCAAATAAATCATTTTGTAGATTAACAAGAGTTGTATAGAACCCAGGCTCCCAGCTCAATCCTGTCAAACCATGAGGACCAACATCATCAAGTGCTCTGACAAGAGTTCTTTCAAATGGGTTCATGTCTGACATCTTATTAGTTCCTCCAGAGAAGATAAGTCTAAGAATATAATATAATAACAAACCAATAAGAATATCATGTAAACCTAATTTAAGGTTAGCAAGTCTTTGTTTATTATTCATTATCTCAGAAAAGTTCAAGTGATAGAGGTCTCTTATAGTTGACATGATAGAAGCAAAAATACCTTCTATATAGTCTCCTTGCCATACATATTGTGGCTCAAGAGTACCACCTTCATTATCTTCTACTAAAGTAACTTGCAGTTCACCGTTAGCAAGTTCTGTAATCTTTCTGTATTGAGTCTTTCCATCAATTACTAATGGAACAAACTGACCTTGTGAGGTTGATTGACCAGCTACTCTTGGTTTACCTTTAAACCACAAACTAAACTTTGCAGTCCAGAAGGCCATAAACTGTTTCCAGATAAGACCAATAGCCATGTGGTCAATCAGAGATTTTGTTTCATGGTCATAATAACCATAAACAGAATCAGAAAATTCCTTGAGAGATGCTGCTTGTCTATTAGTATAAGCTCTTGGCAGAGGTAATAACTTACCATCAGAAGAAGTCATTTGATAACCATTCTGTGTAAACTCATCAGCCATTGCTCTATAAAGAGCTTTCTCTTCAAGATATTTAGCATCAGTACTTGTAGAATTAAGACCAATTCTATTTAGTGTAGCAAATCTTTTATCTTTTGTAAAATCATACTTGAGAACTCCATTTTCATCAAATGAGTGAGCATCAAGTACTCCATCATGTATCATCTTTGCTATAAACAAAATCATTCTATTATAGTAGTCAGGAGCAATAGAGTTAATAAACATGTAGTTACTAAATTGATTAGTAAGTCCTGTTTTATTAAGTGTTTGCTTTTGTACTATAGAAGAAATATCTTGGTTAGCAATACCATACATAATGTTGATTTGCTCACAAAGAGAAAAGTCTGCAATATCACCATTTCCTCCAGCAGCATTTAAGTACTTCTTACCAGATTGACCATATACAAATCCAGCAGCTTTTGCTAAATCAGCAGCATCAAATTCCTGAGAAGTACCTTTCATTGCCCAAAGTCTAGCACAGTTACTAAATGTACCAAATGTGATTTCCTTTAAGAATGAAAGTGGTCTAAGTGACAATACCAAGTAACTGTTAAGTTTCTTAGCAACACTCATTACCTTTGCTGCACCTTGAACTTCTTTTGGTAAGATAGTCTGGTCTTTAATTGAGATGTTTATCTGCTTGTCAATAGCATCAAGTTCTTCAGAGAATGTTGCACCACCAGAAGCTCTGTAATAATGCATTACTGTTGCTACTGCTTCTACATGTAACAAGACTTCATCAAAGTATCTTTTTCTAATTGCTTGATATGCCATATCAGCAGCAAGAAAATTAAGATTGATTTCAAAGTCATGTTTACCTTCTTTCTCAATCCAACTTTGTCTTGCTCTACCTGTAATGTCATAAGCATTATACATTTGAATAGAGTCTTCTCCAAGTTGTCTATCTATTTCAGCAGATACATCTGCATGTACACCTCTTAAATCAAAGTCATCTCTAAGATTCTACCAAGCTTTGTTAAAGAAATTCATCCAGCCAATATGACCAATGTTTCTCATTCTGTTAAAATCAGAACCTCTTCTTAAAGGTAATTCAAAATAAGTGTCCTTTGATTGAGCATCTCTAACTTGTTCAAGATTATCAATCTCAGTTTCATTACCTTTGTAAGCCATTGTTTGATATTTGAGGTCAAGACCTTTAATTCTCCATTTGTTAATTTCCCAAAGAATCTCTTTAAGGAACTACTTATCCCTTGGGTCCATATTGGTTTCAGAGTAAGGGTTCTTTAAAAGCAAGCTGTCTGCTAAATCTCCCTCTCCATCTTTTACCATTAAAGATTGCCAAATTGGATATGTATCATTCCAAGCAAGTCTATCCATTTGAGATTTATTCCATCTATCTCTCAGATAATCAAGACAAATTCTGTTAACACTATTTGCTTGTTTAAAGAATTCTTCTCTTAACTTATCATAAGCAGCTCTATAGAAAAGAGCAATGTTCTCCATGTTTTGTGATGGAGAAGCAGAAGGAGTAGTTGAAATAAGTCCCTGTAATGGACCAGCAAATGAATTTTGATTAGCAACTATTGCACCACCAATCAATCTGAATATATCAGTTACATTGATTCCCCAAGTACTTACTTTACCATTAAATTGTACATCAGCATTTCTGTAATGTAACAATGCATTAGCAAGTAAGAAATAAACTTGAGATACAGGTGTGGTAAATGTTCTAGCAGTTGTTATATTCTCATGTTTTAACTCTTGAGGATAAGCTTTTCTAAGTTTCTTCATGAGGTCTTCAATCTTTGCTATCTTTTGATTCTTCTCTAAGTTAGAAGTTGGTATAGAAGTCATAATCTTATGAACTTCTTCATCTTCTTTTACATTAGCAAGAATAGTATCAAGTTCAGATAACAATAACTGCCAATCATCAGCTACAACAATATCTTGTGCAAAGTGATTAGTAATGTTCTCACCTTTATTGTTAGCAGCTTTAATCAAGTAATCAAAGTTACTCTTTAGTTGTGCTAATACAGGAACATCAGATTGTCCTTCATAATTGTTGATTACTTTAATAAGACCAATCTTTTTATTTTTAAAGATATTAGGATTCTTATCAGCAATAACATTTAATGTAACTAACAGTTTGATGTATTCCATGTTCTCAGTTGTAGAAGGCATTGCTTCAACACCAACTAATCTTCTTACTTGGTCATTACTATAGAATTTTCCAAGTATTGTTTGAGAACCATTGTTATCTTGTTCTACACCAAGTTTCTGGTCAGTAAGGCAAATAAAATCAATTACACCACTTCTTGTATCTTCATAAGCAATAATACCTAAATCAAGAAGAGTTGGAATATCAAGTAATTTGTACTTCTTATTTACATACTTTCCAAAAGTTTGTTGTAATACATTGTATGTATTGGTATTAGGATTACTCTTTGTTCCTAAGAAGTCAAATGTAGATGGGTGAGCAGAAGTACTCTGATAATCAGTAATCTGTCTTACAATATCATGAACTTGTTTATTGAAGTGAGTTCTAGTATTGTTGATGATTTGTTCAATAATACCATTATGTTTTGTAAAATCTTCTCTATTAGTTCTCTTTTCAACTTTACCTGTTAAAGGATTTACAAGAACATATTGTGTTCTACCATTCCACACTTGTACAGTAATTCTTCTATCAAGTTCTTCAAAAGTGTAATTTCTTTCCTTTCTTTCAAAAGGAATGATTAACTTTCTAAGAGCTTCATCGACTTCATTATTTAACTCTGATGTATTTATAGTTTGTACTGCTACAGGAGAATATATAAGTTGTCTAATGTTTTGAGAGTAGTCACCATAAGAGTAATCAAGCTTTGATGGAGTAGAACCACTGGAAATACCTAAGTTTCTTCTATTTTCTACTCTCATACTTCTAATAGCTCCCATAGGCATACTAATTGGTAAAGTATATAAACCAATTCTATACCCATCAAAACCATTAGCAGCGAGTATTTCTCTATACATACCTAACTGATATTGAGTATGTATTTTCTTTGCAGAATACCAGTCATCATAACTTCTAGTAGATACTTTGAAGTCAATAATGTCAATATCACCATTAGGTTTAACAATGATTAAGTCACAAATACCTTTAATACCAGAGAAATCTTCATTAACTTTTACATTGTTAGTAGAAATATGATGTTCACTCAAGATAGTTGCTCCAGAGTAATCAGGATTGTTAAGAATAGAATCAACGACAGCTATTACATTCTTTTTGATAATTCTAATTATCTCTTCAATGTTTGGTTTAGAACCTCTTTCTCTTGAAGTAAGTATAGTATCTAAACTTGCTACTGTCTGGCCATCAACCTCATGTTCTGTACTAGTTTCAATAGTTCTTTTAGCTTCAGCAAGAGCTGTTGCAAATGCTAATGAATCATAGCCTTTCTGATTAGCAGTTGTATTCTTAAATGCAATACTTACAAGATTATGAAATAAACTACCAAATTCACTAACAGCAGACTCTTCTTCAATTTGTAAAAGAAGATTATCTAAAGCTGCTTGCATGTCTCCATTGGCTTTCTGAGTATCTTCAGGTTGTAACAAGTTTTTAAGAGTATTCTCTATTCTGTTCTCTTTATTGTAAATAGGAACAAGAGGCTTCATAATTACTCTGCCTGCTGCATCAACCTGTCCAAGGTCATGTTCTTGTTCAAGGTATTCAGATACACCAATAAACCTGTCTTTCTTTACAACAGTCTATGAGTTCTTTCTTTCTGACAAAGAACCTAATCTTCTAAGTCTTGTAGTAAGGTCTGATTGCACACTCAAGATTGTAGACTTAATGTCTTCCATTCCTTCCTGTTCTAGCTTACTAAGTATGTTTTGTACAAGTTCCTCTTGAGTAAGAGTTACTTTATTAAATGTATAGCATTTACTCATAGACATTCTCCTTCTGTAATTATACCTTCTTTAATTAAAGATTCAATATAGTTCATAACTTTTGCAGATTGAACTACTTTATACTGATAATCAGAATAACCTGTTTTTGCAATCTTTTTAGGTTTCAAAAGACTACTATCATTACCAATCTGAGATAAAGGACCTTGTAAGTATGAAATAAAATCAACAATTCCTTCAAGTCCAAATGTTTTCTCAAGATGTTTTACCATGATAGCATTCAATTCATCATATTCTGGAATTACTTCATAACTAACCTTATTATCAATAATTGCTTCAATAAGTCTAGTAAAAGCTTCTTCTTTCCTATCTAAATCCATAAAGTGTAGATATTCAGTAGGAAGACTTCTTAACATTTCTTGGAACTGTGGAACTTTAGAAACAATTTCCATAGCTCTCATAAAGTCAGAATAACTGTCAGCTTTCATTACACCAAATACAAGATGTGTAAATTCATGTAATGGAGCTGTTGTTGTAGCAGCATTTGTGTTAATATAGATTTTACCTTCTGCTACACCAGCTTCTGTGCTTTCTGGAAATCCTAAAGATTTCATCTGATAGTCTTCTACTAACTGCACATCTACTCCTAGAGTTCTCATGTTATCTGCAATGATATTAAGTGCAGAATATAAATCAACCTCTTTTAAAGGTGTTTTTCTTTGATTTAAGACACTTTCATCTATCAACTGGACAAGTTTATTAGCTTTAGCTGGATATGCTCTCAGAGCCTCTAAAAATTGCCCTGCTACTTCTCTAGGATTTTCAGATATAGCAGTTGGGGAGGGAAGAGTAATCTCCTCCACTCCCTTTCCTGTATTTAATGTTACTTTAAATTCACATGCCATATTAACACTCATAATTAACTGACAAACTTCCATTCTCTAAAGCACTAGTTACTTTAGCAGCATTTTGTAGAGCTTTGTTATCTACTTCAGCTTCTTCAAAAGTTCTAAGTCCAAGTAACCCTTTAAAACCATCCATAATTGAATGACCAGATTCAAATCTAATTAAGGATTTTGGTCTTATTCTTCCTCTAAGTAAGAAATAAATGAACTTCTCTTTATTTTCAAGAGTAGGCTCTATTGTTCTTTCTCCTCTATCATACAAGAGATAATGATTGATTAACCTCTGTGATAAAGATTCAGGAGTTGCATCAGTAATGTACTTATCAAATATCTTTGTAAGAGACCTTTGCCCTATAGAATCTTGATTAAGGATTTGATTGTAAATAAACATTAAATCTCCAAAAGTCATATCCAAACCTTTGTTCATTACAGTAGATGTCCTTTGGAGAATTGTTCCTAACTTAATATTCATCAATCTATTAAATCCACCAACAAAGTTCTGATACTTCAAAGTATCATAATCTGAGTTGATTTGGTCTATATTGAAGTTAGCTACATATTTAGTTACACCAGTATTAGCATCTTCAAAGAGTCTTATTCCATCTAAAAATTCATTGTTTGTAACAGCTTGAATAGCATAGTTCAAATCAATTTCATCTTGTGTAGTAGGATTCTCTTTAATTGCTTTTCTACTAAGTTGTTTAAGAGCTGGAACTACAATATAGTTCATCAATTCAATAAAGTCTTCTATAGAAGCGTTGCTCTTGAAGTCTATCTTGTATAATTTCTTTAAAGTTTTATTTCTAAATGGTAAAGTAATCTGTAAGTTTTGGTCTTTAAGAAAATCAGCAACAACATAGTCATCAAAGAATTTAATTGCTCTTTGTGCAGTTCTACTGTTGTATGTAATCCTCTTAACTCCATTACTCTTAAAGTTAATTAAACTACCATCAAAGAAACCATTGATACCAGAATCTAAAATAAATCTAGCTTTTGCAGAAAGAGCTTTCATCTCTTCCATAGATTGAGAATATGCTTCAAGCATAGCATAGAAGTTACTAGACTCATTGATAATGTCATATACATTGTAAGTAGATTTAACCGCATCATAAATGTCAGTTACTGCTTTTCTGTATTCAGGGTCAGCAAAATATCTTGTCATACTGATAGGTTTAGTAATATCAATCTGATATTTTTTAATAATATCATTTGCCTTACTAATCTTATCTGAGTAATATTCTACTACTTTACCTCTTCTGTTATCATGTATCAATGTAAGAGCTTGTACTGCTGTATTAACATTTAACAATGGTAATTCATCATCTGTTACAACCTACAAGTTCTTTTTCAAATTGAACCATCCACTCTTGGATAGTCCTGGCATTTGACTTGCTCTAATTGCCAAGAGAGTTTCATGTAAATCTTTTATTCTGTTAGATAATACACTTTGGAAACCTGTTAAAAGACCATTAGCTTTAAATAAATCAACTTTAACACCCTAGTTAACTCCAAGTATTCTTGCTAATTCAGTAATTTCATCAGCAAACTTATAAAGTCTCATTATTTGTACACAGTCATCATAGTATCCATTGTTGTTACCCCAGGATAAGAATTCTTCAAATAATTGTTCATCAATTCTTTTTTCTTCACCATCAACAAATCTATTAGATTGAATCATCTCATTAAATTTGTTAAATGGTTTAGAAGTTGTAAATTGAACAATTGTCTCTGGGTCAACTCCAAGTAAAGTCAAATATACATGTATTGAAGCAAGCTTAATACCTGCATTCATTTTTGCAAGTGCTAATTCTTTAGCATTATCTGTTGCAAGTGAAATCAAGGAACTTTGCTATAAGGAAGCAGTATTATTGTTATAATACAACTGTCTTTCAGGATTACCTAATAAGTCTGCCCATGCTTTGGAAAGTTCTTTAATTCTTTCTTCAATGATTCTAACATCTGCTACAAAACTTGTTGGAAGAGTAATTCTTTTTTCTTTACCTTCCTCATCATTTACAAGTAATGTAAGTTTATTGTTAAACCACTTATAGCTGTCAAGAATATCTTGTGCACTTGGATTATTTCTATAGAATTGGTTATAGTATTGTGTTAAAGCAAAGAATACTTTAATACCATTTGCCATTACACCTACTGTTTGTTTACCAACTGAGTTAATCTCTTGTAAAGCATGAATAGAAATTCCATCAAACAAATTCATTTGTTGTTGTTCTATAAATACCTTGTCAAGAGCATCTTTAAACAATTTCATTGCTCCATCAATAGAGGAGTAAGAAAGAGAGAAGTTTTTAGCATTAGTAGAAACAGAGTTAATGTTTCTTGCTACTAAGTTCTTAGATTCTTCAGCTGTGATGATATGTCTGTTATGCTTGTTAAGTTTAATTATCAAGTTTCTAACAAGTCTATTATCAAGTAAGTCTTTTGTAATGTTAAAAGATTTATTAGTATTTACATAGTTTAGTATGTCTAACAGTAACTGTAAACCAATTACATTGTCATCTGTTGATATGTATTGTTGAATTAGTTGTACAAGTTGTGCATCAGGATTGTCAGTAGTTACTTGTACTTTATTAGTACCTTCATCACTGTCATCTCCCCAAACCAATTCAATGTTAGTTGGCAATGGTAATCTATCAGAAATCTCCATAGCTGCTTGACTAGTGTAATCTGCTAATGGAGACCAATGCTGATAAATACCTTGCTTGTTAAGTGAAACACCTAACATGTAACTTTTATCCATTTTGTTAACTTTACTTTTCAGTAAAGATTAGACTATCTCTTCACTCATATTTTGAGTGGTGTGCGCTTCCATTATCCTTTTATCTTCAGGTAATGTACTTAATGCTATAATTTCATCTAGCACCTGTGTACCATAATAAATCTTTAAATCAGACATTTCTGGAAGTACTTTATACATCATACTTGGACAAACATAAGGTGATATTATTTTGAATAATTTTTTTCCTTCTGTTGCACCAAAATTGATTGTACATCCTGCTTTTTCATGAATAATTGTTGGAAATAAATTCCACTTTTCATTAAAGTATTGTATCCAAATGTTTGCTTGTTCTTCTGAACAATATGTACTAATTCTAAAATAGAATCCACAGTATTTTCCGTTGCGTTTTCTTCTAAGTATAGACCCATCATCCATACAAATTATTGCAAGACCTAATGCATCTACTCTATTTAATAGTTTTAAAGAAAGAGTTTTTTTATTATCTTTATACATAACTCTTCTTAAAACTTTATTAAAATTGTAAACAGCAACATTGAAACTATATTGAATAGTATGTTTGCAATAACCATTTTGGCCTTCAAATCTAATAATTTGACCAACTTTTATACCATGCTTTTTTAGTACATTCCTTTTGTACTTTACATAGTCATATTGTTTCCAACTATGATTTACTCTAATTTGTCCATTTTTTTGAACACATCCGTCTCCAATACTTAATGCTATTAGGAGATTTCTATTTTCTTTATTAACTCTATCTGTTAAAGATTTCATAATTACATTACTATTAAAGAATGTTTATAATATAATACACAATTAGTCGTTGAACCTTCCTCTATTTGAGGCTTGGCTGCTGATTACCATATCATTTAGACTTAGGCTTCCCAGCAATTCACACACTTTAAGGACACCAATAAAAGTTTAATGTCCATATCTGACCCTTGCAACCATAATTGCCACCTAGTAACAAACACATCATTTACTTCACTCTCAGTAAATCCAGCAACTTTCATTGCCATGAATGATTGTAAGTCCTGAGTAGGTATTCTGGTTGAGATGATATTTAAGGATTTTAAGAAAGAATTGTATAACACTTGAGACAAGTCTCTAGAGTATTGTTGCTCACTATCATTATAGATATTAGCAAGTGCTTTCTTAACATCACCAATCATCTGCTGTGAACTTGCATAGGTAACATCAATTGCCTCAGTATCATATGTCTTTATTTGATTATGATAAACACTATTCTTTACAAGAGTTCTTAATTCTTTTAAAGAATGGAAGTGTGTACCTAAAGGTTGTACTGAAACTATGTTATCTAAACTTGATAAAATCTAGTTGATTTCCTTTACAGCAATTGTATCTGAATGTGTGTTAAGAACTATACATTCTTCACCATAATTGTCACCAATGTAAAGAGTGGCATCCTCAGGCCACCTGTACATTCTATTACCTTGTTTGTCTATCCTGTATCCTTCTCTTACAAGAACATTAACGGGAGTAGCATTTTGAGGTTTAATTTTTGATATGCTAAACTTACCACTATCTGTTCTAACTATTACTTCTACATCATTAAACTCACTTCTATAATAATTGTTAACTCTTTCAAAGTAAGCTGGTGTAATATCTGCTAAAGATGTATTTCCTAATTTCAGTTGAGTTCTGTAAATCTTAGGAATTACTGCTTCAGCAGCATGTTTCTGATAGTTAGAGATAATAGTAAAGTCACTAGCTACAGGTTCAAAAGAATGTCTAATATCTAAGTTTTTAAAGAACTGTCTAAAGTTATAATGACCTTTAGCTTTACCTTCAGTAATAAGAGGAACTTCACCTAAAGTATATCCAAGTTCAAGAAGTTCTGCTTCTCTTGCTTGCCACGCTTTCATCCATTCTTTTACTTCTCTGAAAGCTTTTTCTCTATCTTGCTTAGTATTATTTCTATTCATTAACCTGTTAAACAAGTCCATATTACCTGTTACATAAAGTAAGAAGTCTTTTAACTTCTGTTCTTTAGAATCAGTTAATACTTGCCAAGCAGTAAATCCTGGAGAAACTACTGCTTCATGTATTTCAGTTTCTTGAGTAGTTACACTTTGTTGATGCTCTAAAATCAGTTTTTGTAAGATATGAGCATGATTTGGAGCCTCATTATAATCATAAGTACTTCTACCATAACTATTATCAGGAATCTTATCAGTATAGTAAACTAAAGGTTTACCATCTAATTCTCCAGAGTTAATCTTATCTAATATCCATTGTCTTCTCTCTGGTTCAACATCCTCCCAGGCAGTACCTCTAAGCCACATCTCAAAGTCTTGTACAGCTTCTCTTACTGTAGGTACTTTAACTTGTGCTGTAGTAGTACCTGTTGCTAAATGAGAGAATGGATTACCAAAGTGCATTCCTTGAGCATCAGGATGTCTTAATGTATCAATACCATCAATTTCCTTAGCTCTTGCTTCTGTAGTTTTAGCACTACCAGTAATTACTAAAGGTAGTACTTCAGTTTGTGACGCAGATGTTTGTAAATGTTGTAATGTTTTAGCATATACATCTTCAATGGCTTTCTTTCCTTGTTCATTAAGTTCTCTAGTACCTATACCAGCAAAGTTTGGTGTAAGTGTTGGAACTTCTGTAACTGCCCAAGTACCACTAGTATTTCTAAACCACTGATTTCTAACTTGGTCAAACAAGTATACTGGTTTGCCAGCATCAATAGCCATTTGAACAGCCCATCCTGTACCACCATCAACAATTCCTTTACTAATATGTCCAATAGCAAATACAGCATCAGCATTTTTTACTTGCATCCAGTTTCTTGCAAGTAAATCCATGTATTTTTCTGGTTTTCTATTTAAAGTTTCATTAGCTTGTAAAACATGAGCTTTACCTTCTTGGAATTGTTCTTCTGTAATAGCTACATTACCATTAGGTGTTTTGTTTCCATGATAATAATGATTAGAAGTAACACCAAATCTAGCACCAACTTCTCCCCAATAAGTATCACTACCAACAGCTCCACCCGAATGATTTACATATCCTTGTAATGCTTGACTTGTTACATTATCTACTTTAGGTAACTGTTCATCAAACAAACTTAACTATCTTGCATCATTGTATCTATATTGTAATCTCAACCCAACAGCTACTCTTCCTTTTTCTATACCATCATCTACATAATAATTCTCTACAAAATCATTTGTAAATTTTAAAAGGTCTTTAGATTTACTAACTTTATCCCAAAGTTGTTTTAACAGTTTTGCAGCTTGAGCATCAATGTAAAAATCATCCCCATCTTTTTCTCCACCTTCCAAAAATATCTCAGAAGCATAATCAGCCAATCCTAACTGATTAAGAACTGGGACTAATTTGTTCCAATAATCTTCATCAGTTACTTTTATAGCAGTTTCTTTATTAAACTTGATTTTATATATCTCATCTATTAAAGAAGTAACTTCATAAGCATCCTGTGCAGATATATTTAACTTTGAATCAAGAACAGGTCTTGTTTCTTCAGTAACATATTTAGCTTCTGATGGTCCAATTGTTGCTCTATCATATCCCCAGTTTGCTCTAACACCACCTACAGGCCACACATCAATATAAGTATCTTCTGTATTAAGTATTTCTGCTAATTGTTGTAAATTCTCAACTGCCAAATTATCAGTAGTTAAGAAGAACTTCTTTAAGTCAGGGTTGAAGTAAACATTATCAGTAAAGATTTTTCTAACCCATGCAAAGAATTCCTTAATGTAATCTAAGAATTTCTTTCTTGGTTCTGTCTCAAACTCATGTCTAAATGTTCTAGCAAGAGCTTGAGTTACTAATTCTTCATCCTGATTTGTTTTGTAAGTCCAGTTAACTTCTTGTTCAAGAGTATTAAACTGTAACTGTGCTTCTCTATAAAGTTTAGCAAACAAGTCAGGATTATTATATTTTAAAGTATATACAAGAGGATGTAAGAACTCTTCTGCTGCTACATCTGTAGTTACTCTTAACTTACTAAAGTAAATTGTATCTCCCTTAATAAAGGAATTTGGAGTAAGAAAAGCATTTGGAGCTATTTGATTAAATTCATGTATATACTCAGCTTCTTCAAGGAACTAATACTTAATATTTGGAAACTTCTCATGCAAGAAAGCAACCAATGCATTTATTCTTTGAAAATCATGGTCTTCTCTAAACTCAATATCATCTTTCATTGAGTCTTGTAAAACTGCAAAATAGTTACTTTTAATAACTCTAAATCCTTCAGGAGCATCATATAAACCAAAGTTTGTATGCCACTGGTTATTAAAGTTCTTTACTATTCTTCTAGCTTCAAAGAGATTATTGTTTGACCATGCAACAATGTTTCCTTGTAAGATATTGTATAAGTTCTGATATTTCAGAGCAGGAGAGATGTTATATGCAATATGTCTATCAAACATACTATCTTGCTCTGTAGCTTTCATTACTTGGTTTGCACTGAATACAGTTCTTGTACCAAGTACTTCACTATATGTAGAATCTCCTAAATCAGGATTGATTACTTCATAATCTGTATTAAGTGGTGCTCTTGCATTTAAATATACTGGAATAGCATACTGATTATGAGCAAGTGCATCTTCAACACTGGTGTAGTAAATAGCACCAGGTCTCCATAAACTATTTGTAGAAACATTATCAGTACCATAGTAATAGAGTTTAGGTTCTCCTTTCTCATCTACTGCTACTGATTTATCAAGTACTTCTGGGTCAGTCCAATCACCAAACCACTCTCTAAATAAATTAGAGTAAATAAGTGCTTTAGCTTGAAGTGCTTGTTCTACAGAATTAGTTATTTTGTGAAGGTCTTGGTACAGTATAGACTCCTCCCCTCTCGGAGAGAAGTCCATACTATGACCATTATTTGTTACAATGCAAGCAGTAGCTACATTAACTGGTAAAATACCTTCTAGTGCTTTGATAGCTGCCTGTGTAGCTCTTCTTGTTTTGATATTACAAATATTCATATTAACACTCTTTTCTTGTTATTTCATTTCCTAAATCACTTAGGTCACTAAGTACAGATGAAGGATGTGAACTATCACTGTTCATAATATCTTCTAACAGGAATTGAAGTTCTACACTTTCAGATTCCCAAATAGAATGATGTACTCCATCTACTTCCCAAGTAATGTCTTGTGGTTTTAAATCTGAAGGAGTACCAAGTGATTGATATACTTCTACAACATCTGTTCTTTTTTTGAAGTCTCTTAATGTTAAAGGACTATCAATAAATATTCTGTGATAAGCTGGGTCTCCAGCAACTCTATATTCATAAAGTTCTAGAGGTTGTACTCTATCTAGACCAATTTTAGGACCTTTTAACAGATTACCATCATCAAGACTTCTTAAAGCTCTTTGCAAACCAAATGGGTTTATCTTCATAGAACTTTCATCATCAGCATTCCAATCATACATATCTTGAGCAAGTCCTTCTAATGAATGATTGACAATTAAGTATGCCTGTACAAGTCTTTCTGTTAAATCTACATTAGGAGTTTCTCTATTATTCCAGTCTTCTAGCCAATCTAATTCATCTCCCAGATTTTCTGCCCACTGAGTTGCTCTATTGATTAAATCAGTGTATAAATAAGATTCATCACCTAATCTATAAAGTTGCATTACATTAGAAGAAGGATTAACAATACCTCCAACACCAGAATATTTTCTCTTTAATGCTAATCTATTCAAATCAGAAAGAATGTTAGCTGCTAAAAGTTTAAAGAAGTTGTTATTAGAGAATGGTAAAATAATATCAGTTCCTTGTGCAACTTCTTTCATCTTATTGATAATACTTTCAGCAATACTAATACTCTTTGAAGTTCTCAAGTCTTTCTCAATTTGTCTAGAAATTTGTTCTGCAAACTTTGTATTCTTTAACTCTTTAAAGTCTTCAAAAACATCAGTTATTCTTTCAAGATTACTTCTAATAATAGCAGCAATCTGGTCATATGTAATCTGAGCTTGTGAAATTGCATTACCATTAGATGCAAGTGCTGACATTGTTTGTGTTGTCTCAGACATTTCAGACATATCAGATTCATGATTAGCATCTAATTGAATACCAAAGTTTGAAGTATCAACTTCAGACCAATCAAGGTCTACATCATTTGTAAACCACTTATCAGTATTGTTTACATTTGTAGCACCTCTCTTTACACCAGACTTGTTTGCAAGTATAGCAATAAAGTAATTTCTTAAAGGTTGATGAACATTATCTTGAGTAATAAGAGTATCATCTTCACTGAGGTCATTAGAACCTGTGTTGATTACATATTCTGTTAAAATATCAAGACTTTGTTCAGAGTTCTGTAAAATACCGTTAACAAGTTCTTTAGAGTTATAACCTCCAAGCACTTTCCACAGTCTATACAGATTATCTATTCTAACTTCTTTAGTTCTTACATCGGGAGTACCATTTTCATCTACAAGTCTGTTACCATTTCTATCAACTCTACTAGTTGTTATTTCATAGAGGAATTCTCCTACTTTCTTAATATCAAGTAATCTATAGAAATGTGGACCTTCTTGATAAAAGACTGCTTTACCTTTTGACATTGCTTCAACAGTATTAACAATTCTTTTATTTTCAGTGCTAAAGATGTTTCTGGTAATATCAATATCATCTCCCCAAGTTAAACCTAAGAATTTCTTCATTAGTAAATCAAATGAAATTTTTGTTGGGCTACCTGATGTAACTGCTACTGTATTTCTAATCTTTTCATTAGTAAGTGGAAACTCAGCCCACTTGTAAAGAGTAGCATAATTATCTCCTGTGTGCATACCAAGTGTTTTCTTAGTACCTTGTATACCTCTGCCAGGAATTGAGTTATTTTCTAATCTTGATTGAATAGGACAAATGAAGCAGCTACCATCAAATACATCTTGACCAGACATTGCCCCATTAGGATTATATACTGGTTCAGATAAGTCATCTATTACAGCTAACTTTATTGATGGAGATACTCCATTGATTAACTTTTGTTGGAAGTTCTCAACAGTACCAGGGAATATAACCATTCTCTTTGTAGTTGCTCTAAACTTCTCATCAGCTTCTGCTACATCATCCTTATATTTACTCTTTACAACATCTATGAAAGGCTCTTTAGAAGTTAAGTCTAAGTAAGCTTGCTGAATGATGTTAGTTATTAAAAGATATTTAGCAATAAGACCAGAATCAATACTACTTGGGAAAGTAGAGAATTTATTCTTGTTATCTTTTATATATTTTTTAGCATCTTCTGCAAAAGCTTCAAGTTTCTTGAGTCTTTCTCCCATTTGTGCTCTGAATATATCAAAGCTTGAGATAGAAGCTAATTCAGCAGCAATTAACTTATTTGCTTCAACACCTCTCTTTTTAGCATAACTATAATGCAACTCTTGTGTAAGTGTTACACCATTTTTAGGCATTGCTTGTAAAGAAGCAATAGATGGGAACTTTAATTTTAACAGTTTATCAAGAGCATTCCAAGCATGTTGTAATTCTCTTGCATGTTCTTCTGTTAAATGTTGTTCTTGTAGCATCTCAACTACATTGTCAGGATTAAGCATTGTTACTTCTCCTGGGAAATAATCATTCCAGTCTTGAAGTACATTATCTACAAGATTAACATACATGTTCTTTCTGTAGAAATATGCTAATTCTAGGAGTTGAGGTGGGGTTAAATCCTGTAAAGGAATAAACACTTGGCTACCTGTTTGAAGTTCCCAAGGATTGACAAGTACATCAGATTGTAAGTTAATAACCTTATCAATTACTGAAGACTTATCTGAAAACTCAGTTGGCTGTATTGCCATAACTCCTGTATTAGGATTATCATTATTACCATAGAATAAAGATAAGAAATCACCAATAAAGGAAGACATAAAGCTTTCCTGAGTTGACATATGAGAAGCTGTCTTACTATCTTCTCTTGACCCTACATCAAGTTTAACAGCAGTAGAGCCTCTATAATTGTAATTAACAGAGTTCTTATGCTGACTTTTTGTATCAAATGGATTTGCTAACCTTTGTGAGAAGAGATTGGGGTTAGCAGCTAGGAAATTAGTTAATCTTGCTTTCCAAGCACTGTGTAATTTCCTATATTTTTGTAAATAGAACAAATCATTAAATGCAGCAGAACTAATTCTGAAAACAGGAATAGAAGAACCTTCATAATTGTTAAAAGTAGTATAAGGTACATTATCTTCTTGTGCAGATAAAATTGAAGCCATCTTTTGGAAAGCGTCAATCTTTGCAATACCTGTCTTTCTATCTTCAACTACATCAAAGACTGCTTTATTTATTTGTTGTATCTGGCTGACTAAACCTTCTGCTTTAACATCTAAATTATTATATGCTTGAGAAATAGTGTTAAACAGAAAGGCCATGTCTTTTATAAATTTCTCTGGTTGACCATACAATGCCACAATAACAGGGGTTAGTTCTTGTTGGAATACAGCTCTAAACATTTCTTTAAAGTCTTCATTTTCAAGAGCTGCTAACAGTAAAGTCTTAGTTGTTCCTTGTGGATAAGCTAAATCATAATACTTTACTTTAATAGAGCTGTTTTCTCCTGTTTTAAGGATAATACCATCTTTACTAAAGATTGAAGTATCACCACTTTCAGGAGCTGCTATTTTAGCTTGTGACATTGCACCTGCAAGTTGCTCAGATACCTTACCAGAAGATTTAGAACTTTGAGAATAGTTAACCTGTGTTGCCATTGCATTCTCATCATACTGTAAATATGTAGGAGCAGTGGTATTCTTTAAAGCATGTGTAAGTAAAGCCTCAATATCAATAATCTGTGATTTATTAACATTTAATGGCTTTCTTAATTCTGCTAAATATAAAGAAGCAACAGGATAATTCTCTGCATCTCCTTGATATAAGAATTTAATGAGTGGCATAAAGTCTCTCATATTCTCCTTAATTATATTAGGAGTATCTTGAGCAGTAAGCAGAGTTCTAATTGCTTTGTTAGGATTTTGGTGCATCCCTTCAAAGTCTGGATGAGTAAGTGCATACTCATACTCTGCTTGTCTAAGTAATCCTGACAATCTAAACAAATCTGCTGTACTCATAAACTTACCTGGAGTATCAGCATATTCATTAGTCCCAGTTTTGTGTACTTTAGGTATTACACTAATTATAAACTTAGCAAGTTTAGCTAAGTAATTTTCAGCATTAGTTTCCTCTAAATCATCACCTTGCCAATACAAAGTAGATTCAGAAGCTTCTATTCTAGAATAATCAGCATTTGTTACACTACCTTCAGCAGCACTGTCTATTTCTACAATTCCTTCAAACTCTTTACCAACTAAAGCATCAAAGTTATTCAGAATAAATAAAGCAGAAAAAGTATCAAAGTCTTTAATGTTTGTCAGGATATTTGCTGATGGCTTAAATACTGATATAAAGTTTTGAACTTGAGGGCTGTTCATAAACTCCTGGTAAGCTTCAAAGTTAACAGTACCAGTTGTATTGAACATATTAGTTGTTGGCAGTCCTAAGTTTTGTGCAATGGTATTCATCAAGAAGTTTTTCAAGTTAGCTATACCATTGTTAAATTGAATACCATTTTTGATATAAACAGCCTTGGCACCTTTACTTCTATCCAGCAATGTATATTTAAACATCAGCTGTTGTAGTTTTTTCAGAGTATAGTTATAAGCATCAGAAGCATTTTGGAATAATTCCAGCATATTTCTAATATCATACTGCTGAATAACCAATTGAGGAGTGAGGTTTGGATTGATATTTCTATAATTAAAATTATAAGTTTCTAATCCCAACTCAGCAATCACTTCTCTAAAAACTTTATCTCTATTTCTATCTGCAATAGAATTATAAAGATTTTGTAATTCTTTTTCTACCTATTGAAAGGATTTTGTGTGTTCATTTAATCCAATAATAGTAGACCTAACCTCTTCAGTTAGGTCTACTATTGTCGAATCAACTTTTCTACATTGATGTTTCATATATTAACTACAATATATTTCCAAGTTATTGTCTGCATCAAAAATAGCTCTAAGATTTGGGTCTTGCTCACCTTCAAAGGTAAGAGCTAAGAAACCTTCATCTGTAATAGTAATGAATCTATTGATGTCAGCTACATCTGGAGCTATATCTTGCAAATGTTCAACTAGTTTATCTAAGTTCTCAATCTTATTCATCAAGTAACCTTGATTAACCATATCTGTAAGACTAGTATCCAAGTTAAGTATTTCTTGAGCCATACTTTCAATAGCTTCTCTATGACCAGATACTTCAGGTTGTTCAACAACCACTGGAGCAATTACTACCTGTTCTGTAGTACTTAAACCTTGAATTGGTTTACCAGCAGGGTCAAGTATTACAGCAGGAAGAGGATTACCTTCAGTTTCTTCCAAACCTTCTAACTCATCACCTTCTGTATCAGATACGATTACTTGTGGTTCTGGAGCAGGAGGTGTAGGTAATTCTTTAGCAGGCTCTTCAATTGTTGGTTGTTCTGAGTATTCATTTGTTACTATCTCAGATGGGAATTCCATTACTTGCTGTCTTGCTTCAAGTGCAGAAAGGTCTAAACTAAAGTTAGGTGTTTCTACATAATAACCTCTTAATCCAAGATAGTTAAAGAACTCTGGATTAGATAAGTTAATAGGATAAGTACCTTTAACCTCATCTAGAGCTGCACCTTCAGGATAAATGTTAACTCTTACAGTATCATTGTCCAAGTCAATTGGAGCAGGGAATACAGCAGAAGTGTTCTTAAATTCTCTAATATCAACATATTTAATATTTGCAGAATCATAGAAAGTAAGTGTATCACCTTGTGTCTTAACAAAACTTCTTATGAACCACAAACCAATATTAGATGTTCCTTTTAAGAATTGCTCAACTGCATCTCTATTCATGTTAGCTCCCTTAGAAGCAACAAAACCTTCAAGTCTAGCAAGAGTAGTAGCAACTTTATCTGGATTACTTTGAGCATAACTTCTTAGATGTGCAAGCAGCTAATCAAAGTAGTTGTAAGCTTCATTATTGTCAAAAGCATTGACAGCATCTAACAGTCTTAAAACTGTTTGTGTTTGGTCATACTCTGACATGAAGACACCTTTTCTCATCTTAATACTCTTATCAAGTATTTTTCTGATAGCATCTTCTAATCTAAACTTACCTCTATCTAAGATAATACAAGTTTGGTTAGCTGGATTATTATCATTGGTAAAACCAATAACTGCATAATAATAACCTTTTACAATGAGATTACCATCATCATCAAGAAGATTACTATTTTCTCCAGCATGATACTGTTTGTAAAATTCTGCAAACTTGTACTTGTTATCTGCATTCTTTGCATCTGTTATAAGACCAATCTCTTTAATTACTATACCAGAATCAATCATTCTTTGTAAAGAAGAGAACTCTTGAGCATCAGAAGCTTTCACTACTCTAAGAGGAGTACCTTGTTCAAATTGTTCAGTTGTCCAGATGATAGGTGTATCACTATCATTAACAGCTGCTTCCATTTCTTCAAGGATTGATGTGTCAATAGCATTTTCAGGATTTCTCTCATTGAAAGCTTCAATTGTAGAAATCTTTGGATAAGTACCAATAGTAATAAATCTGTTCAATTTACCATCTACTGAATATACTCTTCTACCAAAGCTAAGCAATGGGTCTCCATCTGCTACCATTTTACTTTCATCAAATCCAAACTTGTATGCTGGAGCATCAATTTGAATGTTACTCTTATAACCCCAAGAATATTGTTGGTCTTCAACCTTAATGTTCTCCAGTATCCAGTTAACTGGGTCTGCAACAGTATTCAATTGTGGGAACACTACTCTGAAGAAATCGAGGATTTTACCACTATCTAATCTGATGGCATTTTTATAGTCTTCAGAGTTAGAATTTGGGTACAAAGTTAATACTCTTTTGAAGGCAATAAAACCCTGAACTATATTTTCTGGAATAACAGCTTTATTGTTAAATAGGCCATCTAAATCAACAGGGAAATACTGTCTTTCAGCTTGCTCTGACTCAGTAGCAGGAGTAAACTCTCTACTTACTGAATTATAGTTTAAACCTAAATGATTATAGAAACTGTATCCATAATAGAATTGGTTTCCTTCAGCAGGATAAGAAGTTTCTTCTGCAATGTTAGTTACAGAACTTCTATCCTCACCTTTATCTTCTGTAAATACTTCATCAATCTCTTCTTCTGATGTATTAGGAGTAGTTGTAGAAGTACTTGGAGAAGCAATAGAAGGTACATAATCACCAAGCAACTCATTAAGTTCATTCATCTTATCTTCTTTCAAAGTAGTAACACTAGAAGCAGCAGGGTCTCTATAATAGCTTGTATTAGCAGTTCTGTTAGAAACAATATGTAAGCTATCTCTAGTATCCTTACTCATCTTAATAATACCACCTGTCAAAGACCTAGTAATGAAAGTATAGAACTTAACAAGATTATCTCCAGTAGAAGATGAGAGATTCAAATCATCAATAATGAAGTATTCTTCCTCAGCTCCTTGTACTGCATTTACTCCTAATTTCTCAGGACTGTAAAGTACATAATCAGCTGGAGATATACCAGCTTGGTTAACAAGTGCTTGAAGTTCTGCTGGCATGTTACCAGAAGAATCAAGTGTTGTTAATATACCTAATTTCTTATCTCTATTTCTTGCTGCTTGAGCAAGTTTTCTAATATCAGCAGGAGTAATACTCTCAACAATCTTATCTCCATGTAAGTCTGTCTCATCTTCCCAATACTTAACAGTAAGAGGATTATTAGCAAGAGCTTTTTCAAGAGCAGCTGTAGCAGCATTTATACCTACAAGATTACCAGTAGTTTCATAAATATCAGCAAGGATACTTCTTAAAGTATCAATATTATCCTTCTTATTTATGTTAGTTGGTCTAATTGACTGAAGAAGTCTTGGGCTAGACCATCTAAATACTTGGTCAATATTATGAGGTGCAATACCAATATGAGCACCATCTTGTAAAGTATCACCAAAAGTAAAAATCTTTATACCATACTTTTCAGCAATATAACTCAGCACTTGTAATTCAGCAGAAGTAAAGTGAGTTACCTCATCAATAAGAATTGTCTTAGGGATACTTAATATCTCATTTGTACTTCTATAGAAATCATCATTATTTGCATCAAAGTTCCAAATATGAGAACCATCTCTAGTTTCAATTTGAGTAAGTAAAGAATCTGCACTTGTTGGGTCTTGCAAAGATTGCATTAACTTACTGTATGCTTCATCAGTTAAGAACTTTCTTAACAATTCTTCTTTATTAGCAACATTAAGCAGTCTTACTTTGTGCTCACTAATGTTAGTTGTAACACTAGAGTGAAGTCTTTGTGCTTGATTAGTGTTAGGAGCTACAACAGAAGTTCTTTCTGTGTTAATCATTGCTAAAATGTTTCTAGCTACAACAGAAGTCTTTCCTGCACCACTAACACCATTTAAGAAGAATATGTTCTTAGTCTTTAAGATAGAATAGTCACTATCATACAGCCAATCAATAACTGCATTGTGTAATCCTATCTTATCTGCATACATGGAATAAGCAACTTTAGTAGCATGTTCTTGAGAGAAGTAAGGAACTTTATCAAAATCACTACCAATGATTTCTCTATATTTAAATAAGAAATCTCTTGGGTCAATTGCAAGGATAGTAGTCAAGTATACAAGATAGTCATACTCTGAAAGAGCTTGCATATCTTTATGTAATCCTGCACTAAATAATCCTTTTTCAAGAATCTCTTCTCTACTAATTTCTAAGTTATCAAATAACTTTGCAATGTTACTTGCTACAAAGTCAGGTGTGAGAGATATTTCTCTAAACTTGTTAGACATATACTGCTCAATGAAAGCAAGTTGTCTGTCAGGTGTTGTATATTGGTCTATTTGGTCCTGTGGAGGATAAATAGAAATATCACCAATTTTCAACTTACTTGCATCAGCTTGCAGTTTAGCTAACACAATTTTAGTATATTGTTTTTTGATATTCTTGTCTTCCTCTAACTTATTAACTGTATTAGTTTCATTAAGTGTTCTAAGGAATTCAAGTTTATCTACAATAGCATCAATATCTTGCATAAGTATAGCAGCATTTTCAGAAGAAATAGTTTCATACTTTTCTGCATTTGGTTTACCATACTTTTCAAGATATGCTCTAATTTGAGCATTGTAACCAAACAAATGACCTGTATAAGAGATTGGTGTACCATCCATACCTGCTACAAGAGCTTTCATAGTATTCAGAACTCTTTGAGCATTGTCAAGTTGTTCTGCAATATCAGGAGCTCTAAGATAGTCTTCAATAGAAGAAATACCAGATAAGTATGTAGACTCATTCTCTAACAGATTAAAGATACTTACTGCATTTCCATCATTAAGTTGGAAATCTAAGTCTCTTAATCTATCATATAAAGGATTTGTCTTAATCTCTTTAGTAATTGTAAGGTTATACTTTTCTGTTAATGGAGAAGTAATGATGGCACTAACTTTGTTTACAAAATCTTCTTTAAAATTAGGAATATTATGTATTACAGCTTTTGCTTGTTCATCTTCACCATTTTCTATATCAGAAATTACTTTATCAGCAAATTCTTGAATGATTGTAGCAAGAGGTTGTTTACTGTCAAGACCTCTTACTAAGATACTATCAAAGTTATCTAAGTCTTGACTAGTTAAAGACCAATATGCCATTTCTCCATCAGGAGTAGGAGCATAATAACTTAATCTACTTTGAAGAATAGAATATTTATTCTTTATACTATTATAAACAAGTGTTTTAAGAATCTTGAAGAGTTCATTATCAATTACTTGATTTGTTTCAAAGTACTGATTAAATATAGTATCTTCAAGATTATAATCTCTTGCTTTTATAGAATTCAAGATGTTACCAAATAAAGTTTCTTTTGCAGTATTAACATTTGTCTCATCTACAGTCATTTCTGTACCTATTACTTGTGACAGGTATTGAGAGAGGCCTTCGGTGAGAGTGGGGTTATTAACTGTATACTGGTCAACTAAAGCATCTGTATAAGGTTTAAGAGAATTAGCAATAAAAGCTGCTACCACATCTCCTGTTACATTGTTAGCAGGCACAGATGATAGCCATTCAGCAACTCTCTGATTTAAGTTTTGTCTTAATACAGATTCCTCTACACCAGACACTCTTGATACTTCAGCAATTAGTGAGTTATCTCCTAAAGCAGTATTTACAAATTCCTCACTTACTTTTACAGGGTCTGCTCTAAAGATGTCACCAAGAGTAACTCCAGGTAAACCACTCTGTGAAAGCACACTGGAAAGTTTAGTTAGGATTGTCCTATATGCTCCATCTCTTAATAAATTTGCATAATTGCCTCTACTTCCAGAAAGTATTGTGGTTAATACAGATTTTCTTAAATCAGCATAATTCTCAACATAATCTTTAATTGCAGTTGAGAATGTTTGCTCAAGATTGTCATAAGCATTCTGTAAAATCCACATGAACTTAGTATCTACATTTTCATTGTCTCTCCATTGCTCATATTCTGTTTTAACAGTATTTTGAGTAACAGTAGCACCTTCAGTAGGAAGACTCTTATAGTCTACACCATATTTAGCTTTAGTGTAGCTATATAAGTCCATAGTTACTAAGTTGTTTCTAATTTCTGGAATAAGATAACCAAGTGTGTACTTTAAGTATTTCTCATAGTTTTCACCGCCAAGAAATGCTCTAATAGAAGCAAGCTCTTCATTATACTTTTGCTGTACATTACCAGCTTCTGCTTCTGGAGTAGCACTTAATTGACTTCTCAAGTTAACCAGATTTGCAACATGCTTGTTGTAATCAGAAATAACTAACTTATGTATGTTACTATTTTCAATAAGAGGAATAATCTAAGCATCCCTAACTACTTTTTTGAGAAGTTCTTGGTCATTGTTCTTAATATCCTCTGTATTGATAACAGAATCAATGTATCTAAGATATTCTATCAAACCTTGTACTACATAGTCGCCTCTTGTCTTAGAACCATTCTCAGCAACAGGTGCAGCTTGTCCATCTACAACAGTAGGTAATGATACAATATCACTGTCATACTTAGCCATGCTCTTTGCTACTTCAATTAACTCGTTAAGTCTACCATTAGCAATCTCATGGATAAGTGAATATTGAGTAGGAGGAGTTACTTGTTTGTTTGTTAACCAAGGCTCCACCCTAGTATTTTGAAACTCAAAGAGAGCACCACCTAAGAAGCCACCAAGAGCTGACATTAAATATCTTTGTGCTCCTTGCTCAGAGAAGACATTAGACCAACCACCAAAGGAACCTTTGTTGTCGCCTAATCCCATCCAGCTCAAGAAGTCAAACATACCTTTAGTAACATCCATTGTAGCTTCTTCAGTTACTTCTTCAATAGATTCTGCAACAGCATTTCTCCAGAACGGTTCTGTACCATCAAATGTTCTTTCAAAAGTCTTATGAATACTATTTCTAGTCTTCTTAGCAAGTTCTGCAAACTTACTTAATTTTCCAGTAGCATCTGGTCTAGTAGCCATTTGGTCAATACCTGCTGCAATTTCATTGTAGTAAGGTCCGAGTGCTTTCTTTAAAGAGGCTTTGTTAATACTTCTCCAGTAGCCTTCATCTTGACCTAAGAACCAAGAAGACACTCTATCATCAATAGCAGTCATGGCTAAGTACTGTCCAAGTGTTGCTAACAATGCAGCAGCACCAGCAGTTCTTCTATCATAACCACCTTGTAAAGCATCTTGGTAAACATCGTTAGAAGAGATGAGAGCCATATAACCAAGGGATAAACCTCTGGCTAACTTACTTTGACTTTCCATCAAAGCTCTGATTTCAGGAGAAGCATTAACCATTCCTTGCCATACTTTAGCAGGTTCAATAGCAATACCTTGAGCTTCCATTCCTCTAAGAGTATTCATATACTGATTAGAGAATTTCTGAAGTGCTTGTTTTTCTGCTTTAGTATAAGACATGCTTGAGAGTTTGCTTAAAGAAGCAGCAGCTTTCATTTGGTATAACTGACCAAATACATCAGATACCATATCTGCTACTTTCTCATAAGATAAGAAAGACTCATTAGCAGCATCAGAATAAGAAGGATTAAACTTTGCAGCATAACCTTCCCATTTTGTCATTGTCTTACCAAAAGCAGAATCATTACTATTGGTTAACAAGCCGTCTAACATTTTACCAAAAGTAGGTAATACTTGTGCTAAAGATAAAGCAGCTGTAACACCACCATAGTAAATGTTAAAGTATGGAATCATGTAAGGAGCTATCTCAAAGACAGCTTTCATTGTTGTTCCTGCAACACTCTTATCAAGACCATCAGAATCAAAGAAGTCAACTTTGTTCAACCAAGAATCTTCCTTAGTCAGAATATCAGAGTAAGCTACTGGTTGTTTACCATAGATTTCTCTATTACCAATAGTCTCACAATAATACTGACCTTTATCATTCAGTTTTGGTTGTCCTTTCTTATGTTGAACTTCTCTACCAATCTTATCATCAAAATGAGTGCCATCTTCATCCCAAGTAGCATACACAAGAGTAGGTCTACCTAAGTATTTCAAACCTAAGAAACCTTGTTCTTCTGCTGTGTAGTCTAACTCTTTTCCTGTCTCAAAATCAACTACTTTTGATTGTTGAGCAAGTTCTCTCCAGCTCTTAGTTTGGTCTCCCTCACCAAAGAGATGTTTAACACCTCTACTAGTTCTGAGAGGATTTTCTATCTGCTGAATAGAATAAGTAGGTTTAACTTTTTGAGCATCTATTGGAGCATAAATATCTCTAGGATTATACTTAGCATATTTACCAAGTTCCTTTGCAGACTTTACTGCTGCCATTTGGTCATACATTTCAGATGCATACCTATAAGTATCCTCAAAAAGTTTTTCATTAAACCCACCATCTCCCATCTTAAAGGCTTCCTGAACAAATTGTGAGTTCTTATATACATCTGGTGCTAAGAGCCCTGTATTCTCGGTATTTAAGCCATTAAATATCAGAGTGCTGACATTTGCAGTAGGATTGATTATTGCAGATACAAATATGTCATTAGGTTTTCTAATATCCTGTGTCATTGTAAAATTAAATTAGTACTTGGCATTACAAGATTACCATTTTGTGCTTGGTCCCAAGCAACAGCTTGTCCATAAGTAGGAGTGCTGATTAAAGGTCCTTGATTAACAAGAGTGTTAACATCAACAGGAGCTGTACTAGTAAGTTTCATAAAGATAGGAACTCTATAAAGGTTAGAGAACCAACCTTCCTTGAAGTTCAAGTGAGCATCTTTATCTTTTAACTTACTATTATACTGAGCATAAACTCTAGCAATAGCAGCTTCCTCTTCTTTCTTTTCTGGGCCTTTAAGCTCGTTTAAATATATGTTGGAATCATCATCTACAATCTTACTGGAGGTAATACCAGTAAACACAATGTACTGACTCATGTTGTCTCCAGCACCAGCTTGATAATTACCATTATTATCAATATAACCACCAAAGCCATTGTTGTGTAAAAGTGTTTGCTGTTCTTCACTAGTAAGTGGTACTGGAGATTTCTTTATCCTATCAACAATAGCTTCAAATTGGGCAAGTCTATCAAAATCAATTTCTCCATTTGGAGTAGTTGGAACCCAAACATTGACTACCTCATTCCCATCATATACTATGCTGTCAAGTGTGTTCTCAGTGATTTTTTGATTACCAGCATAAATTCTAGTTTTATCAATCACACCACCTAGACCACCATTTAAAGCAACTGTTGCAGGAGTTTTTGTTATTCTATTGTTATTTGCATCAGCAAGATAACCCATTCCAGTACCATGTAATTGAAGATTATACTCAGGCATTTTATCACTTGTAATATTAAGTGTAGTCTGTCCAAGAGAACCTTGTGTAAGCTGTTGTAAGCTTGTCATGTTTCTCTTTTGCTTGAGTTCCTCTTCTTCTTTAGCTCCTGCTGCTTTTGTAAGAGATGCATCAAAATCTGCTGAATGTTCATATTCATTATCTCTTGCAGCATTCATAGCACTAAAGAATATATCATACATATTTTGATTAGCAGAACTATAAGAGCCACCATTACCAACATGATGTGCAATCAATGCATTCTTCATGTTTTTTGGTAACATACTAAAGATGTATTTCATTGCATGATTCATTTGTGCAATCTGGTCTTTAGACATGTTTTTCTCTTTAAATACTGCTGTAGCACCAATTGTAGAAGTGATTTCAGCAAGCTGTTGTATAGCAGTTAAATCTTCAACAGTTGGTTTTTTAGGAAGTTGTTGTCCAAGAATAGTAGTAAGAGCTTGGAAAGCTTCAGAAGTAGTTTTGCTACTACCAATCTTATCTACTATTTTCCAAATCCAGTCATTAGCTTTCTCAACACCTGTACCACTACCAACAGTAGTAATAATGTCTTGATTATAAATGCTATGAGGGTCAAACTTCCTATATTCTATAAGTTGACTATATGTCAGAGGTTGTTGCTTATTATGATTTACTTTAGAAGCATGGACTTTAGAAACATCACCAGATGCATTTCTGACATACATAAAGCCATTTTCATCAATAGCATAGTCTTCCAATGCATTGTTACTTTTAATTCTATTTTCTGCTTCTTCCATCCACTTGAAATTGTTAAATAACTCAGCAGCCTTAGCTTGTAATCTATAATAAGCTTTCTTGTCAAAGCCTGAAGGAGAAAAACTAGAAGTTGACTCAAAGGCCTCAACATCTCTGTAAAAATCATAGACCTCATTAGTAAGACCATTCTACATTAACTTAGTTTTAATATTCTCAGATAATACTTTTGGTCTTTCTTCTGTAGGAGCTTCCTATGAAGGAGCTTGACCAGTAGGAGGTACAAGGGAGGACTTGTAATAGTTCCTCCCTATGAATAAACCTCCACCAGCATATTTTTCAATGTTAAATTGTCTCATTTGAATACACTTCTTAGTAAAATCTACTCTTCTGCACTAAGTCTCTTTAAAGCCTCATTGAGGTTTCTAGACTGTATTTGTTGTGCTTTAAGTGTTTGTTCCTTTTCAGCTTGTTGCTTCTTTTGATGAAGCATTGCAAGTCTTACCCATCTATCAAGTTCCCTATCTCTTGGAGTCTTACCACCTTGCTTAAAGTGCATTGGTAGATATGCAGGAGTTGTTTGGAAATTCTGCATAGGTAAACTATTGATGATAGTTGGATAATACTTTGTTTGTTGTTGTAAAGTAAGTATATTACTTTGCTGACCTAATCCTTTCTGTCTAGCAGCTTGTAAATCAGTAAAAGTTTTATACAGTTCTTTACCTTTATCAGTACCAAGAACAGATTCAATGGTAAGTTGAGAATTTGGATGTAAACTGTTGTATCTTTGGATGTCTCCAGTTAATTGCTTTTGAACATCAGCCCAACTAAGATTACCAGCAAAGGAAGATTTAATTCCATTACCAAAATCATATTGAGCTCCTTCTCCAAAGTCATTCTGGAAATTATCCAAAGATAAACTATCATTATATTGCTGTTGTAAAGCAAGCATTTGATTGTAGTACTGAGTAGCATCTTGGTTCTTTTGTTGTGCTAAAGCCTCAGCATTATAATCATGTAATCTTGATGTAATAGTATCAGCAGTAGCATCAATTGTCTGGATTAAATTACCAAACTTAGATTGATTATATGCTCTTTCTGCATTGATAACATTGTTAAATGCAGCAGCATGTTGTTGACTATTCTGATTAGCAACATTAGCATCAATTTGTGCTTGCTTGTTAGCAATCTCAGCAGCAGCTTGAGTATTAGTGTTTACTTCTTTTTCTTGTACTTGACCAATCTGTTCTTCATATTGTCTTGCCTGGTCTTCTCCCATTGCTCTAATTGCAGCATTTTGTGTAGCATCAGAAGTTGTTTGCTGTGCAGCATTACTTCTTACTCTAGCAGCATTAGATGCTAACCTAGCTTTAGAAGCTCCATAATTAACTTGTGGAGCAACTAATCTAGGCCCTACAACAGTAGGTGTAATCATCTACTTTTGTAAATCAGCATCATTTTTAGCTGCAACTGTTGCTAATAACCCATTTATTAAATTAGGAGTTGCAGAGAAAAGTCCTTGTAAAATACCTTTACCATAAGAATATTTATTCTGTGGCTGAGGCTAGAACTGAGGAACCATTTCTCCTTGCAAGTTGTTAGGGTCTGGAGAAGCAACAACTCCTGAAGGCATAGAACCAGCAGGAGCTGGAGCAGGAGCTACCTAACTTACATACTCACCAAGTCTTTCATTTAAAGGCTTTATTGCAGGTTTGTATGTGTAATCCTCAGGATTAAGTTTAGGTAGTGTTAGAGGTTTCCAAGTATTTTGTTGCAAAAATGGAAGGTTAAACTCTCCAAATCTTGGAACTGAACTTTGACCAGGATTAAATGTATCAAGTTTTAAATTCTCAAACATGTTATTCTTTATTTAATGGAGTGTAAAACTTACCACCTTGTTTGTAAACTATAAATGCAGGAGTTTGTTCAATACCCATTAAAATAGGAGTTCTACTCATAGAAGTAGGAGCAAACTCAGCACCAATTGGAGTGCCAGCATTAAACGCATTAACACCAGTAGTATTTAAGTGTTGTTGGTATCTTTGCATAAATGCATTGTGCTCTTTAGGGCTCATAGCATCCCAGAAATCATTTGGATTCTCTTTACCAAAATACCAGCCTTTCTTTGTAGCAGGGGTACTTGTAGGAGTTGGTGTACTAACTGGAGCTTTTACTTGTTTAGGAGCAAAGAACAAAGCTCTATTTCTTCCTGTAGCAATATCTACATCAGAAGCAAGTGGCCCAAGTCTTCTTTCCAGTCTTTCATTACCAGGAACTCCATAATCAAATGCAACTCTTTCAGGTTTGAAATTCTGTTCTGCAAGAGGATTATTAAACTGAGTTACTCTACCTCTCCAGAATTTCCATTGCATTTTCTTATCTGGAACTAATTCAAGGTCTTGATTTCCACCAATGTTTCTTAACAGCTTGTTAGCTTCTTGTAAATCAGGAGCTGTTTGTAACTTCTTGAGCTCTTCAGCTGTTAAAGGAACTTCAACATCAGTTAACTTTCCTGTAGTTGTGTTAGCTTGCTTAGCTTTAATCTTAAAGAACTTCTTATCACTCTGTGCAAGTAATGCGTTGTTTTGTGCTTTCTTAGTCTTATAACCACTTGCTGCTTGTCTGTTAAGACCTGCAATCATACTAAGACCTTGAATAAGAGTTCTCCAATCATTAGCAGTCATATCCTTACCTTCACCATTTATAAGCTTTGTAAAGGCCTGTTTGTAGTTTTCAGAATTGCCAATGAATTCAAATCCTGCCATAATTGGAGTAGCAAACTTAGATAAAGTCTTAACAACCTTACCAACTTTACCTACACCTCCAAACAGACCTACAACATCAAAAGCTAAGTTAACTCCCAAGTTACCAATGTCTCTCCATTGGAAACCGTCTTCAGTAATATCAGCAACTAAGTTATTAACAGAAGAACCTACCCCAAGAACAGCTGAAGCAGCAGTGCCATAACCAGGAATCCAAGCAGCTACAATAGAACTTAAATCTGCAATAGCAGAACCAAGTCTTTGCCAGTCTTGTGCAGACCAACCATCCATACCTGGCATTCTGTTAGCAGCAGCTTCCTCTGTAATAGAGTTTGCTTCACCAGCCCCAAAATAGCCAATTCTTGTCTTATCCCACTTACCATTACTTTGTTCACTGAGTGGAATTTTAGTACCTTTCTTGGCTGTAATTACACCACCTTCTTTTTTATTGTATATAGAATTGTGAGCTGTTCTAATAATATTTCTTAATTCAAGAATTTGTCCTTCAGTAAACTTAATATCTCCATTTCTATACTTTTGATTTAACCAAGCACCAAGTGCATGAGCTTGTTGTTCACCGTTTTTAGCATTATACAAGTCAGAACCAGCAATTCTTTTAAGAGAATCCATGAATCTGTTGAAGTCTCCTGCATTATTAACAGTAAACATTCTATCCCAAGCTTTCACTAATTCAGGATTAGCTTCTCCAGTAAATAAAGTTTCATACTTTACTTCATTTGGAAAATCTTCTGTACCAAGTTCATTATCTCCTTGAATTATATAATTAAAAGGAGTGTTTCCTAAGTTAAAGGCAACACTATTACCTTTTGTGTCTTTGTAATATAATGGAGAATTGTTTTCCAATTCATAAGTTCCATAGAAGTTTTGGTTTCTTTTTCCTCCTAACATCCAGATAGGTTTAGTACTACCAAATTGTCTACTAAAATCATAGAATCTCATGTCAGAAGGAGCTATCTTTGACCTATAGAACCCTGCTGCTTGTGCATCACTTATGTTATCTAAGAACAGGTTAACATCATAATAAGGAACCAAATCAGATTGCTGTTGCTGAATTGCTTGAGTTCTAGTAGTTAAGAAGTTCTTTAAATTGTTATCTAAACCATACTTAACCTAGTCTTCTTGTGCATTTGTACCATAATGTAACTTACCACTTGGGTCTACATAATAGTAATTGTTGAATTGAGGGTCTCTATAATCATAGTTAATGTCACCCTTACCAATTTGAGTTTGGTCTGTTGTCCACCAAGCACCATCTCTAAACACCCAAGAGTTACCAAGATTACCAGAACCCCAAAGATTAGGAGTTGTAATCTTACCTGGTTTTACATTTCCTGGGCTTGCAGGACCACTTGGAGTAGTCGGGTCTGCTTCAGGGAACAATTGTTTAATCCATTCATTATCACCTCCAAGGTCTCTCCATAACTTCTTAGCATCTTTTCTGTTAGTTAAAGCTGCCATTCTATCTGCAAGAGTAGAAGCATCAAAACCATGAGGAGTAATAAAGTTCCACTTAGCTTTGTTCTCTTCAGAATTATCAGAGTTATATCTGTCAAGAGTTGCTTGAATTCTTCTATTCATAGCCTGAATTCTGGTAGCATCACTATTGTAATTGGTAGACATGTCACCAGTTTCATTCATAACAGAACTCCAATCCCAATCAATTACAGAAGAAGAGGTTCCTTTTGGAGTAGCTTTCTTCCCTTTATGTTGATTATAACCAGCATATACATATCTGACAATCTGACCTGTCTCACTTTGAGAAGGATTGGTGTCACTATGATGTAATCTACCAAAGAAATTCTTATCAGGAATTCTAGCACTTGCATTAGTTAGATGGAAGAAATCTCTATATTGACTATAATCATCTCCATCTAATGTGCCAAGTAAGTATTTCTTAGCATCATTTGTTACATGAGCTGCATCTGCTGGTCTAAGTTTATAGGCAGAAGAATAGTTATTAACACCTGCTAAGATGTTCTCCCAATCTTGTTTTGTTTCAGCATCCAAACCAGCATATGCCTTATTGTAAGCCTGGTCCAAAGCAGATGGTTCTTGCTGTGCCTATCCTCCACCTTGTAATTTAGCAATTTGTGCCATATTGTAATGTAAATTGTGATTTCTATTTAGTTATATTGCTTACTATATTGTAAACAGTTTTTCTTGTTAGATGTAGTACTTTGGAGGCTTCCTTCTTATTGTCAAAAAGTCTCACAACACCGTTCTAATAGGTGCACTTAATTGTATATTGAGGAATCTCCCAGTACTTATCATCATCATTTACATATTTCCATCTATATCCTTTATAAGACTATCTTCTACCAATGCAGACATCTCTAATAGATGTGGCATTATAGCCATGTTTAGAAGCCTCATAAGCAGACTCCCAAATCCTAACAACAGTCTCATTTTGTAACTGATATACTGGTTTTTTTGGAATACCTCGCATAATATAAAAAATAAAAAAGGAGAGATTAGCCTTTCTAACCTCTCCTCAAATCTCATTTCAGTCTGCCAGTAATCTTACCACCTTGTTTTTGGTAAACAGGACCTTGAGGAGCACCCTGAACAATTTGCATAATTACTTGTGCAAGTGCCATAGCACCTTCAGGACCAAGACTCTGTACAATCTCCATAGCCATTTGCTGCAATTGTTGCATTGCTTGCTCTTGTTCTGCTGGAGCTGGAGCTGCTGGAGCAGCAGGTGCTGCACCACCCTCCTGAAATTTAAATTTTCTTGCTTCTTTTGCCATGATTTAATATATTAAATTGGTTTGTAAAATTTTGTGCAAAGGTACAAAAAAATCTAGTTAGAAAAAACCAAAATTGTTAAATAATAATTTAAGCTTCTAGTTTGCAAATAAACTGTCTAAATTATTCATCAACATATTGTGGAGGTCTTGCATCTTGGGCTTCAATCTCTTTGATTACTGCTCTACCAAGCCTCTTATAATCTTTTTCCTAATCTGATTTATATGCATGTAATGCACAAGCAATTAGTTTTCTAGTAGAGACTCTGCTAAAGATTCTCTCACCACCATTTAATTGCATTTGAACATCCCCATCACTGTTAAGTACTAACAGCTTAGAAGATTTAACTTTTTCTTCTGCTTCCTTGTCTTCTTCAAATTCAAGTTCAAGGAAATCTCCTGGCTCAATGTCAGAGCAAGGGTTAACTTCTAATACATACATTACATTCTTTTCAAAGACAGGTGTCTCAGAATAAGGTTTCATAGTATGTACAGAAATAACCTCACACTCTTCATTGATAAAGATAATATCAAGAGGAATACCAGTATCTTCCATTGTATATCCAATCTCTTCTTGAGGTTCAGAATAAACAAACAGCATACCAGAATCTAAAGGTAAGTAAGTCTCTTGACTTAAACCCTCCTCTCTTTCCTCATCTGTAGAAGCAACCAAGACATTATATGTTTTGCCACCAATTCTTATCTACTTCATTGTTTATCCTCCAACTCATTTACAAGACCAGTATTATCTTGAGTATTCTCCATAATTTCTTTACAGAGTAACTTACCAGCATATACAAGATACTTGTCTTCTTTAGTCTCTTTATATTTATCTCTACAGTATTCTAGTTTCTTAGTAAGAGATAAGTTCAGGATTAACTCATTCTCTTCAATTTCTGCATGTTGAATAATATCACCACCTTCTTTCTTAATTTCTTCAAGAGTTTGTGGTGTACCCTCAGTAGAAATAACTGGAATACCTTTCTTTGTTATGTCTTCAAGGTCTATATGATTTTTGTTCTTATGTAACGCTCCTTCTGGAATTACATTAGGTTCTTCACCAGTTTGTACTCCTTCAAGACTATGCTTCTTATCTTCAGCAAGTTTCTTTCTTCTAGCAATTACATAATCAGACATAGACTTTAATCTAGCACCATGCTTAGCTGCTAATATAGATGTATCAACACCACCTGCTAAAGCTAACTGATTTGCAAGCATTGTGTCATTAAGAGAAGCTTGTCTAGCCTTCTGTTCAAACTTAGCATCTTCTACTAAGTTCTTGGCTTTCATTGCCATTTCAGCTTGTGCATTTCTTCTCTCGTTCTTTCTCTCTTGTGCTCCTCTTTGCCAACTTCTACCAGAAGATTCTTCAAAGTGACCAAGATTAGAACCATAAGAGTTAGTATCAAGATTTACATGGAATCCTTCAACCTTTGAACCAAATGCTTTATCTGCAAAGTTAACTGCTTTTAAAGCAGCTGCTGCTGCCATAGCATATGGATTACCACTTGCCATAAGACCATTAGAAACAGTATCAACTCCAGCATCAATCATATTGGAAGTCTCATCCATTTTAAGGTCTTGTGTCATTAACTTATCAGCAACACCTACAACAGAATTAACAACAGAAGCAGCTTTCCCAACAACTTGACCAGCCTTTGCTGCTCTAGCAGCTCTTGCTTCAGCAGCCTTCTGTCCATCTGCATTTGCAGCATCAATCTATTCTTGGGTTAAGTTAGCAGAAATAGCTTCATCTTGTTGTATTGAGGAATTCAAAGATTCTAACTGTGAAACATCATCAGGAGTTGCAATACCTCTATCAACTTTTAATTGAAGCTCTGTTTGCTTTAACTTATTTTGTCCAAGTCTAGCTTGTGCTTCTTGATACTTAGTTGCTTGTAAGTCTTTAGCAGCATTATAAGCATTAGCATTAGCACTACTAGTAATTCTTCTCATATAAGCTTGACTAGGAGTATACTAAGAAGAGCCAGCATAACCTGGAAACAATACATCCATAGTATTCATCAATGCACTGTTACCAGCAAACTGTGTACTAGGATACATTTGTCCAAAGCCTTGCTCACCAAGTGCAGTAGTACCAGGAGGAGTTGTAACTCCTACAACTCCTCCCTGAATATCAGCTGCTTGGCTCATTGAACTTATTTGAGCATCAGTAAAACCTAATTGTTGAAGACCAGCTATTTGTTCTTGTGTCATATCAAGCAAAACTATAATCAAATAAAGTAGTGACACCTTGTATGATGGCAAGGTTTTCACCTGAATATCTTACCTTTACTTTAAGGTATTTATCTCTAAGTCTAGCTTCTATTGGAGCTGTAAAATTAACATCTCCAGCAGTAATTACCCAAGTATTTTCTGTGGGCTGTCTGAAGATTATTTCAGATTCAGAATTATCTGCAAGTACTGTCATTTCAACAATAGAGCAATTCTCACTAACTGAGAAGTAAATTTTGTTTAAACCTTTCTCAACAAATTGAGGTTCTTCTATATTGTCAAAATAAACATAACAGTCATTATTAGAAAGTATTTCAAAAGAGTACAGAATACCTTTCTTAAACTTACCATATAACTTGAATGTAGTACTTGTAATACCTGTTAACTTCTTCAATTGCATAATATCTTCATCAACAGTAACTTCAGCTTGAGAAGATTCTTTTTCTCTTGCTTTAAATTTTTGTTGAGTATTATCCTTGAGTAAAACATAAGAGAATCTAACAGGTCTTAATTCTACTCTCCACAAATCTTCTAGATACTGCATATTACCAGCAGCTCTACCATATTTCTTAATATCAACACCAAGTTGTTCTGTATGAACTCTGTTCTCATGTAACTAGATGTCTTCTATCAGACAAGTTTCAACACAGTTGTTAAGATATTCAAAGTCATTAGAACCTGTTCCCAAGGCTCTTTCTTTAATATCATTTTCAACTTGTGCTTTTTCAAATTCTGTAAATTCAACAAAGTAAGGAATCTTTGGAAATTTATATGAAGCATCTTTACCAAACAATGCTGGGAAATCATCTTGTTTAAGAAGTTCACCATAAGTACTTTCTAAGACATACTTATACAAATACTTCAAGTTCTCTTCATAACTTCCTGGTAAAGTTTCAGCTTTACTATTTATCCACTCAATTACTTCTTTGTACTCCCACCATTCATAAGACTCTCCAACTACTTCAAATTCAAACTTCTTAGGCTCTGCCTTATTTGAAAGAATCATAAGGTTGTTGAATATCTTTTGAATTTGTGGGGATTCATTTACAATAAACTCAAAATTAAACTCATGCTGCTTACCATACCAGTTAGCAGGTTTAATCTTACCTTGATTATCATATAAACCTGCTTGACCATGTTTCCACAATTCCATGAAATCACTTGCAGTTCTTATTTCATAAGGCGCATGGTCTCCATCTGAAATTGGGTCAGATTCATCAGTAAGTTGAGTATAGTAATCAATTGTTTTTAATTTATTGTTAATCTTATTGTAAATTTCAAAGTCTTCCTTAATTTCTGTAAAGTGAGGTTCACAGAGTTCTAATTGCTCTGCTTGCTTACTTGCTATAGTAATGTAACTTCCTTTCTTCAAAGTACTATATTTGAAATATATACTGAAGAATCTCCAAGAATCGTCATTACTTGAGCCTTTTGCAATGTTATTTTGTACTTCAACGGTATCACCTTCAAATACAAAATCTTTCTTTTCATACTCACCATTCAGAACTAAATCTACATCATTTGTAGTTTTGATATAGAAGCTTAAACAAGCAATACTATCATCTGTAAGCCCCATATCTTTTAATGGCTCTGTAGAAGGTCTACTAGTACCAAGAACAACTACATATTTGTAATCAGTATCACTGTAAGTGTCACCTGCATCATCTACTTCATAGGTATATACATTGGTAAATCCAGTGTATGCCCCATCAATATTTGATTTCAGTTCTTGATAAGTACCTTCACCTTTTATTGCATTAGGATAAACCTATAAGATTGCATTATAAGGTGTAAAGCCATCATTAAGTTTTTGATTCAAACTATCTTGAATCTTTAAGAATTTATCTCTATCAAAAGAGAAGAAAATATTATCAATATTCTGTGATAATACAGGATACCAATCATAGAAAGTAGTGAACTTTTGAGTTACAAGATTGTAACACAAAGACCACTTAATATTTCTATCATTGTTATAGAAAGTAAAGATAACATCTCTCTTGAAAGCGTTATAGTGTGTAACAACATTCTTCTTTCCTAAATCTTCTTGCATGTCAAATTCTGACAAGTCTAAGTGGTCATTTAAGAATTTCTGTACTTTAAAGTCAGAGATACAAGTAAGTTCTCCATTATAAAGCCAAATCTTCTTAGCAACTGTATCTACACCAAAGATACCAGATTCTGTCTTAATAACAGAGTCTTTCCACATAGAACCATACATGTCAGAAACAACAACAGGAGTTTCAGGTAATACAGAATTAGAGCCAATATAAATTGGTCCACCTTCTGTAGCAGAAGTCATTGCTCTTTCATTTACTGTTAAGAAGAGGATACCATGCTCACATACACAAACAATATTACCATTATAATCTACAATCTTGGTAATAGAACCATAAATCTTTGGATAATCTCTATAAGCACTTTCATAGATTACTCTATAACCATTCTTAATAGAGTTATTTACAGATATTTCTGACCACCAAATTCTTGTATTATATTCTTCTTTGAAGAATGGTACATCAGGTAATTGTAAGTATTTCTTACTTGGTACTGAAATAGCACAAGCACCATTTATAACATCTGAATCTTGTTGTGTGCTATGTGCATCTAAGTTATTAGAGAATGGGAAGAAATCTCTTTTCTTACCAAAAATAACTTCCTCTTCAGGATGATTATAATCAATGTCTCTTAATGACAAGTTGATAGAACAACAAACAGGGAATGTAATCCATGTACCAATTGGCACTGCATTAACATCAGCTCTGTTAATGTTAGACAAACCTCTTGTAACCCATTCTTCTTCCTTAACAGTACTGATGATAGAACCAAAGATTTTCTTTAATGTTCCACCACTACTACTAGATTCCTAACTTTGTGGGTCAAGAGCCTTATAGTTACTGTTTTCTTGCATATCTCCATTTATATTAACAGAGAATGCTTGAACTACTTCATTAGCTCTTAACTTCTCACTGTCATCTTTTTCATAGAAAGTATCTGTACCACCTGAGTTAAATAAACTTAAGAAGTTATTAGCAGTTTGCTTTCTAGATAAAGTATTTCTAACAATGTAGTTTTCTGCCCAACACATTGGATTAACAACTTCTTGTACATTAGGTAATTCAGGGTCAGTGAAGTTTCTTTGTAATCTTGTAGTAACATTACAGATGAAACAGTCACCACCATAGAACACATCAGTATTGTTATCAATTGGTTGTCTTGTGCTAATAGAGTAGAATGGGGATAAGTCACTAAACCTTTGCAAGAACTGCAAATCATTAAAATCTTCTTTCTCAGAAGAAGGAACTTTAATGTTTAAAATTTGTCCTTGCTAAAAAGCATCAGATGTCATACCCACAAATGGTGTAAACAATCCTCTAACTTTATCAGAACTAGTTGTTAAATCTTGTGGAGCTGTTACCTTCCAGTCATGTTTAACATCCATACAAGTGTAAGCTTCTTCGGCAGTACCAGCTTTTGTTGAGAATAGCTCATCCTTAATCTTCTTTGCTGCTATATTTTCATCCATAAAGATTAAGTTAGTACTTGCCTTAGTGATTTGCTCACTAACAACACCTTGAGCTACAATCAAACTAGAAGTATTATATTGTAAGTTAGCTCTAGCAACTTGCTCAAGATAGTATGTACTACCATTAAACAATTGACCAAGAGTGTTTTTTCTTACAGCTGCTTCTGGTACAAGCATTGCTTTTGGAGAAGCCTTAATACCTGTAATAGTTTTAGGATTATCACCTAATGTTCTACTTTGCTCTAAGAATCCTTTGCAAGACCCATAGAGACCACTCATCATTACTGGGATACCAGTCTTATCAACATCTGCTTTTCCAATTACTAAACCTTGTGCAAGGATAGTAGGAATTCTTTTTTGTCTAACAATTCCATAACCTTTGACATTAAAATGATTCTTTAATATCTCAGATACTGATGCTGGAATGTTAAACTTAACACCTATAATAGTAGGCTGTAAGTTACCAACAGATACATTCAATTGATGAATATTTGCTTTAGGTAATCTTACAACACCTTTTGAATTTATAAAGTATTTCTTGTTGAAATAGAAATTATCTGGTTCAGGAATGCTTAGATTATTTACTGTAACATTTTGGTCTGATACAGAAAAACCTCCTAATTCATTTGCACCAGGATTATTATCTGGATTTGGAATAGTTTGTAAGTTGATACCTTGTATGTTAAATACAGGAGATACTTGACCATTTTCAAAGATATAGTAAATGCCAAATCTATAAAATTCATCAGCCCAGTAACCAGTACTATAATATGTATTGTAAGTATTATAGTAAGCTCCTTTTGTAGTATCATCCAAACTTCTTTCAAAGCTATAATCTTTCTCAATAACAGAACCAATCTTACCAGATTTTATATCTACACTAGGAGTAATTCTCCAAGACAAAGATTGTAAATCATTATATCTGGTTCTATCTTGAGTAGTATTACCAAGGAATAATCTATTTTGTGATTGACAGATAGTCTTAGCAGTACCAATGTTAGCAAAGTCTTTTAAGAAATCTGCCTTATCTATTTCAACAATATCTTCAGAACCTGTAATAGTTATATCACAAGTTCCTTCTTTAATTGGGAATTTATAGTTAATACTATGATATGAAGTATGAGCTACTTGTGTGTTATCAGAAGTACTTCTTTCAAAATACACTTTTACAAAGTTATATCCTGAATGAATATTAGACATGTTAAACACAACAGATTTATTAGAAATCTCATCTTGCATTCCCATTCTAATATAAGGAGTTCCTATATCTCCAATGAACAATTGTACCAGATTAGATTCTTGCACAATCTCTGTTTCATTATCCTCATTATCAAGTAATGAGAAGTAGAAGAAATAAGAACCACACTTCAATGAACCTGTTTCTAATAATTTAACAAATTCTAGTTTAGGAATACCTTCATAAGAAGGAAGTAAAGCAGATTGCTGCTCAAACTTATCTTCTTCATAAAGATTCCTATCTTTCTCTCCTTTATGGTCAACTATTTCATAAGTTTTACCTTCCTGGACAGAAAACCTAGAATTTATCAATTTAACTGAATTAACATCATCAGATAAAACAACATTAACACTTCCATCAAAGAAAGGTTGTATTTCCAACTCAACAGGAGTAGTCACTGGTTCATGTTGGAAATTAAGTTTATTTGTTGACATTTCAGTCAGTTTACCAGAATGTAAAATCAAGTTGTTAAACGGTGCATAGGAATCTGACAAGTTTCCCTGTAGATTCCTATTTGCCGCATATATTCTACTTTCTTCTTTATTAGAAGGGTTAAAAACAATATCTGGTTCTGTATTATATGCACTCATAATTATTAGCCATATTTTCTTACAGTTAAATTGTTAACATCTGTTGGCGTTCTACCTATAATCTGAGCTTTTTCATTACTTGCAGTACCAGCTCCTTCAAAGGTAAAATAACAATCTCTAAAGTCAAAGAATGAACCCTCTGTAGGATTTTCCAGGATGTCACCATAATCTTTTTGTTCAGGATAATAAATACCTGAATATTTAGTTACATCTAAACAGCCATGATTGTCATACCCACTTGGTCCCTCACAAACTACTGCCATAATTGGGAAGATTGTCCAGGAGTCCATTGCAGGAGTTAATGTAACACAACCAGTTTGTTCAACAGTACTAGCAAATAATGCTAATTGGCTACCAGTAATCTCACCATCACCATCCTCAACATCTTCTGCATCTGCAATTCTAGCTTGTGCTAAATTAGAACCTAAAGCATATACACCAAAGTTATACAGATTTACAGTGTAATCTTTATCAGCAGAAGAATCTTGAACTCCAAGATAAAGTACTGAATTATTTACTGCTATTTCTGTGATACCATCAGAATGTAAAGCTTCAAAAGATTTACCAGTTTTATTAGCCCAATCAAGGTTTACAATACCGTAAGTAGAAGCTTGAACAGTTCCTGCTTCAATAACACCTTCAATAGTAAAGTTAGGTACATTTATGATAATATGACCAGTGCTATCAGTAAGTGTTAAATTAGTAACATACTTATAAGCAACAATACCATTAGAAGCTTCTGCTGTAATGTTCAAAGCTAATACTGTATACTTGGAAGATGGAGTTGTAATCATATCAGCAGTAACTGGAGATGCAACAGATGCAAATTGTTTTACATATGTCTGTCCAGTATCTGTTGTTGGAAGTGATACTCCTTGTGCAACAGTTTTACCTTTAAACTGATAGAAATAATTCTTAAATGTAACACCTTGCTTTACTTTCAATTGACTATTCTTGAAAGTATAAGGACACAGATTATGGTTAATATATCTAGTTAACTTAAATTCACCACCACTTGTTAAACCAACCAAAGAAGCTTCATGAATATCTTCAGAACTTCTCCAAACAACATAAGGAGTAAGTCTAAAATCACTCATATTCATTCTTTCAGGTTTACCACCACTTCCTAAATCATTGTATTCAGCATATGCATTACCTCTTAACAATAAGTTAGGATTATTATTAGAAGTAAATGAACCAGAATTACTCTAGAAAGTTATCCTATATCTAGCACCTTTACAAGCATCCTGAGGAGTAACCTACATTTGAACATCTTCTGGGAAACCAAATTCACTAAATGTTTGAGAACCTTCTCTATTTCCATTAGAGAAACCAGTTGCACCTTTTCTTCCTTCAGTATTTGCAGAAGAAAGAGCACTTTCACTCCATTTATCAGTATTTAACTCATAAAGCATACCACCATAAGTAATAGATATGTCTCCACAAGCATGTAACATTTTTACTTTTGCATCTTTTGGGTGACTTAGTTTAACTAATATATTACCTTCTGGATACAAATATTTTAAAGGTTGTGGATGTTCCCAAAATCTTACATCACCTTGTAATAAGGTTTTATTAGCAGAAGGGTCAGAAGAATGTTGGCAATAAATACTGTTTTTAAAGCCTTCTGGCATTTTGTTATAGAAAGTTGTCAAGTATTTTAACAAAATTCTATCATCATGGTTTCTTAAACCTGTTAAATAGCCGTTTGCAATCCAATTTAGTTTTTTAGAGTTTGCTTGCTGCCAGTTAGTTGTACCTAAATCCATAAGTACACTAGGATTGTCTAACTCACATCCACCAGCATTAACAAGTCCAACCCACTTCCAAGCTCTTCTACCACCAGAAGCTAAAGGTATACCATTACCAGCATCATCTGAGTTATTACCACAAGCCATCCAGTCATACCATGTACCCCAGAAAGAACATTCTCCAACATAGTGTCTAGTAGTACCAGATTGCCAGTTTCTTCTATCTTCAAAGTTAAATACTCCACCTCTGTAGTAAATGGAACCATTGTTAGTACCACCACTATTGTGGGCTTTTGTAGATTCTACTACAGGATGCCAAGCGTTCCAATAACCATAATTATGCCAGTTTTGTTGATATGTAGAATCCTTATTAACAAAAGAACATTTTATAAAGGAGCCATCATAATCACCACTAGCATTTGACCTTACAGAAGGCAATACTGTTGTTGAATTTAAATTTAAAGGTTGATTATTCAAATAACCCTTTTTGGAAGTACCACTACCATTAACAGCAAGATATGCATGTGGGTCACAAGACCAGTTTTGTTCTCCTGATGAACTAAATGTTAACCAAGAAGAATCAGACCTCCACATTCCATCATTAGAGTCTTTGTTATCAATAAAGTGATAAACACCAAGGTCATACACTTTATAGAAGTACTTTTCAGCTTGCTCTTTGGATAAAGAGTTAAGTTCAGGAATAATGTTTTCACTATCACTCTTATTTACATCATAGTATTGAGGTAAAGTGTTGATAGTTTGATACATTGAAACTTTTATATTCTGCTGTATGTAAGAATAAGCAGGGTTATAATGTAATAAAAGTTCATTATATCTTATTCCTAACTTAGAGTCAAGACCATAGATTCTAATTACAAGGTCTGTATCAGGGTCACTTAATTCAATTCTACAAAGAGCATTATTGTAGGTGAATGAAGTTTTTCTTGCCTCAAGTAAGCCTTTATTATTTGCTACAATGAATTCTGTACCTTCTTTGTTAGTAGCATATGTAGAAATATGCTTCTCTGTAAGCATTACTTGAATACCTACATTTTCTGCCCAACCATCTGGAACATCTGCTGTATCGTTGTCAATTCTAACTGCTTTAATATTTGGATGAGGCTCAATAGCAATATAAACTCTGTCTATCTTACATCCACAGTCAGAATGATAAAGTAATTCTTGAATTGCTACTGTACAAGTTCTATCAGCAAATTTTTCAGATAAGTCTGCTAATTCAATACCAGGAATAACAGTACTATAAGGCATATTGAAAGCTACACCATTGTAAATAACAGGGTTTAATCTAATGTTACTTACTTCCTTGCCTTTAAATAGAACTCCTAACTTACCAGATTGCATGTTAGGATAAGCAATAGCAATATTTCTTTTTATATATTCATTGACATCTGTACAAGCATTTTGATAAGCAGGAGACAAAGGAATATACCAAGTTGGTAAATCCTTTTGAATAAATCTGTTACCATTCTTCTCTAACCAATAGAAGTTTGTATCTTTAAACTGTACTGTCTTTACAGAAGATGCTCCTACAGATACTAAGTTACAATCTACTGTATATGGTCTCTTATTCCAATCTACTGTATAAACAATAAACTTACCCAGACCAGTACCATCAGCTGCACTATAAGCAGCTTCTTTTTCTGCATCAGTAGCAGGATAAGTAATTGTTATTCCACTATTCAGGTCTTTCTCACCTGTTAAAGAGTTCTTTAAATCAGTAGCAGATAAAGGAGTAATAGAACCATAACCTTGTTGTGCTGCTGTTAAATATGGTGCACTATCTTGTACACTTAAAAAGAGGATGAATTGGTCTCCTACATTAAACACTTTCTCTTCACCAGTACCTGTCATACTTTGAAGTACAATAGGAATAGGTTTAATTCTAGTCTCATGCTTTACATAAGTATCAAAGCTATTCTTGTTAAAGTTATTATCCAAGACATCCCTGATATGCCAATCATCTTCACTGTTATAGTTAGCTACATATTCTGCATTATTATAAGTAATAATAGGACTTGGAATACTACCTAACTCACACTCACCATTCTAATTAACAGAAGCAATATAGAGCACACCACCATGCTCTTTCATACCAACAGGAATAAAGCCAGGATGTAGGCCCATAATCTTACCTGTCCTGGAATCCACAATCCTGGTATTACCCATATCATTTTGCAGAGAAGTTTCATTACCATTATAAGTAATAAAAGTAGCATTCAGTGCATCTGTATAAGTATCTTTACCAGTGTTTAAGGGGTGTAAGTCTTTTATCAATCCCCCTGAGAAAGCTTGTGTTGTATTTTCCATATTTATTTTTGCCTACAAATTCAGCTTTAGTTGTTATCAGTTTAGGATACCAAACTCTAAAACCTAAGTCTTTAGGAGCAGGTACCCTCCATATATATTTTACAAGTTTATCATGATAAAGTTCAGATTTCACTTTAGTAAGCGTTACAGATTTAAATTCCTTTGTACCACCTTGCTGTACTACTTTCTAATGTTGAGTAGAAGTACAGCCAATATAATAGTACTTATCCCACACTTTTCTCTAAATCCTAAAGAGAAATCTTTCTTTCATTCTCCACTTAAACATAGCATGGTCAAACCATGCAAGGGCATTTAAAAATAATTTGCCAGTAAACATGAAGGTGTTATCTCTAGAATCACAAGTAAACACATCACATTTCTTATGATTAACATACCAATACATTCTTAAACCATAAGTAAGAATCTTTTTAATCTCTTCTTTGGTAAAAATAGTATGCTTTTTCTAAACATCTTCAACATAATCCTCAACAGTCTTATAATCTCCAGCACCAAATTTCTTGCCGCTGTTCTGTGCATCAAGCAATTCTCTTTTTAGCTAGGAGTTAATATAAATAGGTTTATTATAATCCTAATAGACTGTTCTCCATTTTAAACAGACTCTATACCCAGTAAAATTAGTTGCAACATAATCAACCCCTTCAAAACCACCTAATTGTCTAGCTCTCTTAAATTCCTCACCAGTAAAAGGATGAACTTCAATCCATGCTCTAGTGCCAGGAGGTAATTTAAATGCTATATTTTGCCTAACAATCTCAGGTAGAACTAATCTAAAAAGGTCTCTGAGAACTAAGGCAAGTATGGCTTGAGAATCTAAATCATACACTGCCTCAGCTTTTTCCTCAGAAATTCTTAACTTTTTAAAATTAAAGTTGGTATATAAGTCACTAAAATGGACACTGTAACTTACTGGATAAACAGGTCCTTCATACATTATTAGTGTGCAATATGGGCACTAATCCCATACAATTTTCTGTTATAAGATGTTTGTACATCAAGTACTTCATCAATAACATTTTGGTTAATATGTTCAGGAATTCTTGCAAGCTAACACAACTTAATCCATTCCTGTTTTTCTGCTTGAGCTAGTTGGAATGTAGAGGCATCCCTTGTTAACCTAGCTTGTTTAAAATCTTCTGAATATGCACAATACATGGCGATTGCCTACATCTCTCTTTCTGTAAGATAAGGCAATTCTTTCTCATCCATATAGTGTCCAAGATAGTAAAGATGAACTTCACCATAATTTTTATTGAACACTAACTTATCACCCAAATCTTCAAAAAGTGCAAATTCATTATGTGTATATAAACGATGAGAATTTCTTCTCCTTAATTCAATATCAGACTCAATTGAGTATGCACCACCTGCATACCATTCATGAGTAGTAGTAAGCTCTTTAACATCTAAAAACTTAGTTGTTACCGCTTCTATATAAACAAGGTTACATGGTTTATAAACATACCACCCTTCAGGCCCTTTTTGAACTTTTAATACAGTATGATACATCCTAGTATCTTTGTTCCCTATTTTATTGAAGGCTACCATACCTATGGTTTCAAATGTATCCTCATCTAAATCAACACCATAAAGGTCATTAGCCAAAGCTAATGCTGAATAAAAATTATATTTTTTCATTATTTAGGAACTTGATTATTTGGCATTGGTGGTTGCCAGTATTGTTTATAATATGATAGGTATTTTTGAGTTAACCTTCTTTCAACTTCATTATTTATAGCAGAGAAGTTTTCAGAATCTGCTAAATCACAACAACCCCATTCTGCAACTTGTCTAGGGTCTTTAAAGATAGCTTCAACTGAGATTATCTCTAACATTGGAGCATTAAAAACCCAGCCATCATAAAGATTGTCTGCATTAGGAGTAGTGTCAATATAGACATAAGGAGATTTGCTTCTTCTCATTCTATATTTGTGGAACCTAAAGTTCTTATTTGTATATACCTTGAAAGGTATTTGCTTATCAACTGTACCAATGTAAACAATGCCCTCATCCCCAAAGTCATTGATTATTTGTGGAATCTGAAAATGCTGTTCAGGTTGGGAATAATCCCCAGAACAACATTTATCCAGAGACTTACAGTCTAACTTAATACAGTTGATTGCATATGTTAAATCCTTTACAGGAATAAGATTTCTTTTTGAGTACTCTTGTATAACTTGTAATCTTTCTGCTACTACAGCATCTTCTAATTGTTCAATGGAGATGTTAAGCGTAGCATTATAACCACTTAATCCACTGACAACATTATTATACACAGCACTTGCTAATTTGCTTACATTCATACCAATATAAATAAAGAAAGGGAGACAGGTAGATTACTCCACCTACCTCCCTTATTAAGATTTAGGACTAAATATCTTATGCTACAACAACTTCAGCAGTGTTGCCATTTACTGTCTTAATGGCAGCAATCAAAGCAGCAGTAGAAGCAGTAGGAACATATACTACAGTATAAACTCTAGATACAGCCAACTGACTAACTACACCGTGAGCAACACTCTGTCTGTCTGTATCAACAGACCAGCTTACTTGGTCATAGAGAGTGCCAGGAACAGGATATTCTCCTCTGAAAGCAGCACCATCACCAAATGGGTGAACATTCTGTGTGGTAGGCAGAATAGCATCCTTAACTAATCTCTTGTAGGTACCAAGTCCTTCATCACCATGTACCCAGCTAGTGTAAACAGAGCTATCGAGCAAGTTAAGACTTGCTTCAGGTCTAGCAGCAAGGTCATTGCCATAGACATTAACCTTAACTTCTTTCAGTCTCTGATAGCAGTCAACAGCTTCAATAGTAACAGCAGCACCACTAGCACTTACTTTGATGATTTCATAACCAGCCATGTCAGCAGCTTTCTTGAAGATAGCAGCCAGCTTAGGCATAGCAGTAGCAAGAGTATCAGTTGCACTACATACAAGAGTAGCAGTCAGAGGTTTATCTCTATCTGGCATTCTTGTGTTATCTTCAGAAGCGTTCAAACCTTCTCTAGTGTAGTTAACAAACAACTCAAGCACCTTACCAGCACCAAGTGTTAAACCACTAACAGTAGCAATCAGCTTTTCTTTAGCTTCAGCTCTACCTGCTCTCTTAGCCAAGTTCTTTACAGAACCATTGTTGAGCAGCTGTCCAAGACCAGGAATACTGATACTTGCAACAGCAGAAGTAGCATCTGCTGGGTCTACATGAGCAGTACTAATTGCTGTAACATCATCAGCTGTCAGAATGGCAAATTTCTTAAATTCATTCATCGCTTAAAATATATGATAGGTATTAAAACCAATGCTTATTATCTTTGTTGTGGGATAGGTTGATTGGTTGCTACATGAGTCTACAACCTTGCATCTTTAGCATTTTCCAATGCAATCATAACTATCTTATTGATTATCTTATATTGCATCCCAATTGGGAATTCTAATGTTGCTGAAGTATCTCCAACAGCATCTATTTCATCTTGTGTGAGCTGCATTTGTATTGGAGCTCTAAGGTAATCTACAAAAACTTTATTTAACCTATATCTTCTATTATTGCCAAACTTCAGTTCCATTACTGGAAGAGAAGTATTGGCATAATTTCTAGAACCTACAGTGTCATCAGTAGTATTACTTAATACAACAGGCTCATCTATATTAGAAATATAATAGTATGGTCTTTTGACAGATGGCTTCATATAGTAATTGGAGTGAATAGAAGGCCACTGATTAGAAGTAACTTTGTTAGCTGTTATTTGGAAGATTGAAGGATGAGTTGCCTCACATTTACAATCTTTTTGATTTAAATCCTCAAATTCAAATATGCAATTTAAAATATGCATATAGTCTTTTGGTAAATGAATGTAGTATCTATCAGTCCCAGTAAAGATAGGGTCTGAATTAGAACCTTTCTCAATTACTAGTGGGCTGCTACCACCATAAACAACAGTCTTAGCAAGTACTCTTAATTCATCAGTGTTCTTCTGTTCAACTTCAAAGGCTTGATAAGCCTCTTCAATAACTTGCTGTACAGCCTTGTTATAGAAGTACTCATAGTCCTTCAACAGTAAGGCTGGTGCCTGAACTTTGTTAAGTTCTGTGAGCACATTTCTATAAACTTCAAGTTCTGTCATAAGAAATTATTATTTACTAGTTCTTGTAGTCTTTTTAACAGGCTCATATTCAGGATATGCAGCCTTCTTTATTTCTTCGTAAACAGCCTGATAAGAATCTTGTGACAACATTCTAGCTGCTGCCTCAATGTCTTTTCCAAGCATTGTATCTCCATAGTAGAGCAGACCTCTGATTCTAGTTACTACTCCAGCTTCAACAGCTTTAGTAACAACAATAATCACATTAGTAATAGGATTCTCATAGAGGTCAATAATCTTGTTCGGGTCTTTACCAGCTTCTCTAAGCAGGAAGGCTTTGATGTCATAGCTAGATTGTCTCTCCATACCATCTCTACCTAACAATTTGCACTTAGAAATCATGTCCTCAATACTATCATTTTGATAAATAAGGGATTTAGCCTTAAAGATTAACTCATCTCTCTTAACTCTGGCTTCTGCCATCTTACCTGGTTTGTAAATGTAGAACTCAGCTGCACCAAGTCTACCCTTGGCATTACCATGCTCATCTACTACACTATCAGGACCATCAATCAGATAACCATCAACACCTCTTTCAGCTCTGTCTTTAGCAATAGCTCTGGAATACTTAATAGCTTCCCATTCAGCTGCATCCTTGAGAACACCAAGATTGAACTCCTTATTATGGTAAATCTCAATGAGGTCATCTGTACCGATGAAATAAACTTTGCCTTTAGACTGAGCTTCCAAATCAGAACTGGAAAGAATTAACTTACCATGCTCATCTCTAGGTCTTATAAAATCAGGATATTCCCCAGAAACAGGGTTCTTACAAGGTTGAAGAAGGAGCTTTCTACCTGACTTATCATAAGCATCCTTCAAAATAATAATTTCATTACTAACCATAAACTTATAAACATTTTCTAAAAATAAAAAGGAAGGGAGGCAGGGTATCTAACCCCACCATCCCTTACCTAAAAAAGGACATCATCTAAGAGAATTAGTTCTCAAAGATAATAACACTTCTGTATGGGTTGAAGACACCAAGGCCTGCATAACCACTGACAGTCAACTTAGCACCAGCAACAGGGCTAGCAGCAGGACCATCCTTGAATGCAACACCAGTTACATCGTTAGAGATGAACTCTTTACCCTTGATAGTAAATCCTTGCATTGCAGGACTACCAGTAGTAGCATCAGCTGTCAGGTCAATGAGAACACCATAACCCTTATCTTCCCATTCAGCATCAAGAGCCTTATCAGTCTTGAAGATGAGAGTATTACCCATGTAAGAGTAACCTACAAATTCAGCACCGACAGTAATCTTGTTACCAGCTGCCTTAGAATAGATATAGGTGTTATCTGCCTGGAATTGCTGTAACCACAAGAGTAATGTGTCTTGGATGTCAGCATACATCTTAGTGTTTACAATGAATGTCCAAGTGTTACCAGTGGACTTCTTGCACTTTTGACCCAGAATCTGAATCATTCTCTTGAACAGAGCAACAGAGAAGTTACCATTGTAACCAATCTTAGTTGCAAATCTGTTAATTTGAGCCATCAGACCATCACCAGCAATCAGAGGTCTACCTTCTCTATCAAACAGAGTGCACTTACCATTAGCATCCATAGTGGACTTTTGCCACATCAGAGACTCATTCTTAGCATGAGTAAAGTTCTCAAGCAAGAGTTTCTTCTTGTCATCCAACTTATAGATTCTAGTTTGCAGGTTGTGCTCATCAGTACCAGCAGCAATCTTGATGAACATATCCTCCAGAGCATCATATCTCGAAGAATAGTTAATATCATTTCTGTGCTCAGTAATGTAGTTTCTCTGCTTTTCTACATTGGAGGTATACTTGGTGAAGCCCATTTCATGGAACTCAGGCATGATGTTACCAATCCATCTTGTCTTCATACCTACTTGGCAGTAAGAAGCATCAAGAACTTGTGCACCATCATTAGTCACCAACTTAACCTGATAAGTCCAATAGTCATCAGCTCTTCTTACAGGAGCATCAACTACCAAACACATTTGGTGAGAGCCATCAATCTTGAAGGTATCATAAGTTTCATACCATCTCTCCTTGAAGGCCATTGTGATTTCAGAGCCATATTGTCCATCACCTACAGGCACTGCTGCAAAGGCAATTTTCTTAATTTGCTCTGTTTCTACAGCCCATTCAAAGGACATGCTATTGATAGCCTGGAACTTGTTACCAAGTTTTTCCTCGTTGTACATGATATTACCAAGACCCTCAGTGAGGAAGGTAATAGTGTAATCTGGATTCATTCTGGATACAATACCAAGTCTAGCGGGCTGATTACCAAGGAATTTGTAGAAATCCTCAGCAGTTCTGTCTGCTGAAATCTCTGCCTTGTTAGTTGTAAATTGCGCTACAATCATGAATTATATATTATGAGATTAAACCTAATGCTCTCAACTCAGCTTCCTGTTGGAGCTTTGTAAGCTCTTCTTTAGTAGGAGGCGTCTTGGGAGTACTTGTTGGAGGGGTTGTAACAGGAGGTTTAGGATTTTTAGGTTCCTGTGGCTTCTGTTGTTGCCCTGCCTTTTTAGCTTCAGCTTGGAAGTATTTAATCATATCTTCCACAGCCTCTTCTCCATGTGTCATTAACCAAGCAATTTTAATCTGATTTTTTGGGTCTTGCATATCCTTTTGGAATTGACTAAGCCCATTTTCATCAGCTTGAAGATAGTATGCCATAGCATCATTTCTATCCTCATCAGTGAGAACAGCACCAAAGATGTCTGTAGTTTCACCAGCTGCTTGATTCAATGCTTGTACATATCTCTGTGTCTCAGCCTACATCTTTTCTTCATTAGCCTTGGCCTGCATCTCTCTGTAGGAACTCTCTTCCTCAAGCATAACCTTTCTCAAGGCATCAGCTTTTTGTTTGAACAGCTCTTCATTTTCCTTCTCTTTATCTACAAGAGATTGATACTGTTCATCAGTCAGAGCATCCTTATATCTAGTTTTATAATCATTGAGAACTAACTCTTCATCACTCATATCCTTAACAGATACATATTCAGCAGAGTTATTTCTCTTATATTCCTCAATAGCTGCATCCACATGACTCTTTAAGAGTTGCTGTAAGTTAATACCTTTAGTTCTTAAAAGATTAACTGTGTTCAACTCTTCTTCTGTCAAGTTAGAACCTCTATCTTGTGAGAGAATACTGAGTTTATCTTCTTCTGATAAATCATCAAAGTTAGCTTCTTCATAAGCTCCCTTGTCATTGATGAAATACACTTTCTTGTCCTTGAAACCTTTAGCTTCTAACAACTTGTCAATTAAACTTGGCTCAGTTGGAGGCTCTGCTGGAGGAGTAGTAGGCTCCTGAGGTGGCTCCTGTGGGGGAGTCTGAGGAGGTTCTGGCTCCTGAGGAGGTTCTGGACTTGCTGGACTAGGTTCAGCAGGAGGAGGAGTCTGTGGTTGTGCAGGCTCCTGTGGTGGCTCTGGATTGTTATTCCAGTCAGCCAATAACTCTTGTTCAAGAGTTGGGTCAACAAAAAAATCCATAAAACTTATAAAACATTTAGATTAACATCATTTGTGGGTGCAAAATTACTACATTTTTATGTGTGAAAAAACCCAGAATGAAAAAAAGTGAAATAGACTGCTCATTTAACAATGAGCTGTCCAATTTCATTTAAAACAATCTTAGAATATTGCACATTTGTAAAGTATTTCCACCATTGTTCACCTATCATGTTAACTAATCTCACTCTATTACCATATTCATTAAACTATCTAAGCAATCCTAAATAGGAATTTATAGTAGATTGAAAATGTTGTAGTGACCTAACAACATACTTTTCTTTCATATGGTTAAAGGTGTAAATAGTTCTATAGATATTTGCTATTGTTCTGTTTGCCAAGTATCTTCTACCTGGTTTAATTACTGCCCCTAAAAACATTACTCCTTTGCTATAATGCTAGCAGTAATACTTTTTAGAGTTAATCTTTACTTTACCATGTTCATATAAATGTTTCCTTATTAAAGGTATACATCTAAGTATTTTCTACTTATCTTTATCTATTATAAGAAAATCATCTACATATCTAATAAGTTTTAATTTTAAAACATCTGTGATATAGTGGTCAGTAGGGTCTAGGACATAATTAGCAACTAACTAAGAGGTTAAGTTACCAATAGGAAGACCTTTGTTACCACCAATAGTAAATAAAGACTTAATAAGGGCTAAACCCTTCCACTTATTCATCTGTCCCTTTCTATAGCATCCTATTTCAGGGGCATTCATAAGTATTCTCTCAACTAAAAACTTTAGTATAGGCTTGTCAGAACCTTTATATTTATCTTCAATAAATTTTAAAACTATATCTGTTACATATCTCCTGTCTAGCGACATGAAGAAACCTGTCAAATCTAGCTTAAATACATAACAATCTTTGGTATAGTTTTCTGATTCTTCTCTTATTACCTATTCTGCTGCTTTAATTGCATTGAGAGTTCCTTTGTTCTTTCTACAATTATAAGTAGTTGGAACAAGTTGCTATTCTAGGAGAGGTTCAAGCCTCAGAGCTATCCAATGATGAATTACTCTATCAGTATAGTCTGCTGCAAAAACCTCTCTCTAGCATGGCTTTGTAACAATAAAAGCTGTAGATGGACCAGGCATGTAAGTTCTATTGTTAATTACTTTCATTAACTAATAAAGGTTTTCTTCATACCTGACATCCCAAGAAATAGCAGATTCTTTAGAGAATTTGTTTTTCTTACAATCTATATAAGCTTCTTTTAACGAATTGTAGGTTATCTTATCGACTGATTCACAGGCCAGCACATCATTCTGGTTATTCTTGTTATTATTGTTCCAGTTAGCATTGTTAGTGTTATTCTGGTTCACATTCCAGGCATTAGACTGGCTAACTTCCCTCTGCTTTCTTAGTCTTTGCTCTTCATGAGAGCGAGAGGGCCCTTCAGTTGAAAGCAGTTGATTAAAATAAGATTCACTGTACAGTTTGAGTTTCTTCTTTGTTGTCATTCCTTATTGCCTGGGATTGAGCTTTCTCTCTGGTTAGGTGGATGTACCAACTTTCCAATTGGCATTTTAATCTAACTACCTACAATATCAAAGTACTATTTTCATCTATTTCAAATGCTTCTATCAAAGGTCTGTATATAAGAATTGTTTTTTCAATACAAACTATTGCTTGATGAAGGTGTCTTGTCTTTTCTGCTCTATTAGGTATATCATATGCTTCTATAATATGAGCACCACATGAAATCATATAATCTTCCATCCTGGAATACCAATTACCAGCTAAGGTTTTATAATTCCAATGCATTGATTCTTTTAACATATTCTGTAAAAGTTTTTGACAGTCTTTATATGCTCCTGTCATTTCAACACTCTTCTTAGCAAAAGGATAAGGTGTTGAGTTTTGTTCAATTACAGTCAAATCTGTTATTACATTTTGTTTATTTATATTATTATCCATAAATCATAGTTTAGATTGTTAACTTGATTATTACCCATCCCCTTCAATTGGGATGGGTAGCACCAAGCTTAAAGAATTAAAGAAGCACAGGCCAGCACATCACCCTGGCCATCCTCGTCATCATAGCCCCAGTCAGCATAGCCAGTGGTACGCTGGTACACATACCAGGCACTAGACTGGCTATACTGGTTGATAGTCCAGAACCAGTAATTAACATCCTCATCTGGGTTTTGTGCATCATAGTGTCTCCAAAGATTAGATACACTGTTAGGTACTTTGAATAATTTTCTAAGTACTAA